TTATTTCTGAACCAATGTCAGAAGTGGGTAAATGCCAAACTCGGCATTGGCTGGTCTTGCGTGAATTGTTCTTTTATCAATATCATAATATCCGTAATAATTCATACCCGAATATGACGATAGCCACATTCCACCAGTAGTATCATAACCAAAGCCTGTTAAAGCTGTAGTAATTGGCTTATTTGCAAAGTATGGCAACTGTGACTCCATGCTTGAATTATCATAGCAACCTGAAGTAACATAATGTCCGAAAATCTCAGGCTCACTCGGTAATCTAAGCGAATAGGAGGTATAGCTATCACTATAGCCATAGTTTTCCACACTTCTTCCACCACCATTGACATAAGTGTAACTTGTGGCTGATTTGTTAATCATAAGTGGTAATGGGTCTGAAAACTCAGCAAGATTATTTCCAAAAATATTTTTAAAATGTGCAGTATAAACAGGCATAACCTTTTGCTGAATGAATGTTTGAGAGTATGCGTGAACATCACCTAAGCCTGTAGCGTTATCAATAGCATTTGTTCCTATTGGTGAGCCAAAGGGCATAAACGTATATGACCGTTTTCCACTTGAGGCTTTTGTAGTTCTAAGAAAATCCACAGCTACACATACAAAATAAGTATCATACTCTACCGTTTTTGTACTTTCTTCGCCATTAACGATACAAGGAACATTTTCAATAGTTCCTTTTAATTTCAGTTCTGTACCAAGACCTACTTCGTAAATATCGCCACGATTTATTTGACCGAGAAGCCCATTTATAGCATCTGGATCATTACAATTCCATGTGCCACCTACGGTATGAGCATTGCGATTTAATTTCTCCATGCGAACACAACTTCCACTCAGAATAGATATTTCATCTGTGTTTCTTTTAACCGAGGTAGTCAAATTTTCTATTTGGCTTGTAATATCTGCTGTACCGTCATTGTCCATAAGCTCCGTTTGGTTTGCTAGTGGACTAAGCTTGTTGTCAGTTTTGTTATATATACTTACGCTCATTTGATCTTTCCACCACCCTCGTTATCCTCACTTTCATACTTTTCCCCAGTGATTTCCTCATACTGCTCAGGGGTTATCTTGCCCCTGTCGGCAAAATCTTTGACTTGTTCAGCTGTGTACAGCCCTAAATCGTACAAACGTTTGACTTTTCTATACATTGTCGTCACTCTCCTCGATTAGTGTGTCGGTCATCAGCGCAGTATATAGCACCTGCGCTTCTAGCTCGTCAACTTTTGTGGCTTTCTTCGGCTGAAAATCTTCGGTGGATAGCCCTAGCTTCTCAGCCATTTTCTTTTGCAAATCTGTCATGTTGTACCTCCTACTTCACTCAGTTTCACGATATACTCTTCCTCGTTCGGCACTGGTATGCGATAGCTGTCGTTGCTGTTTTTGAATGTCACTGAACCACCTGCTTCGACCTCGATGTTCCGCAGGAAATCATCGGGTATTAACGATGATATATCGGTTACGATTGGGTTCGCTAGTTCGTAGTACAGCATAACACCTGACATTGCCTGTTTGAACGTTGTGGCGTCGGTGTAGGCGGTGTTCCGTATAGTTATATAATCATTTGCTGTTTTTACCGCAGAAGCCTTCATGTTATCGGTTTTAGTCGTTATATCATTGAAACAAACTATGTCATATTTTGCGACGACTATATTTGGAACGATTCCGAACGATTCAGAAAATTTTCCTGTTATGCTATCAGCAATCGCATAGAATCGTTGCTGTTCGGGTCGATATAACCACTCCAATGTTCCTAAATCAACGCTGTTCACGCACTGATAGTATTTTTTATTTTCATAGTCCACATAGTTTCGTGCCGTTCCTGCTGACCAACCATAACCAGGCAGTGCCTTGATTGCTTCGGGTATCTGGTAAACGTTGCGGTGGAAGGGGGCATAGGTTGTAGGGGTGTCGCCTAGTTCGATCTGGATATCTCTAACTATCACATCTCCAGTGCCTTGTCCATATGTCATCGATAGTGTATCCTTTTGTGTTTTTGGCGTAAATGTCAATCTTGCGATACCAGTAGTATTTGCAGGAACTCGCTCGCCTTTTGCATAGGAACTTTCAATTCGAGTGCCGTTTATTCTAGCTAACCAAAAAAAGCTAGTTGGTTGAGATGAAACAGTAGCCTTAAGAGTGGCAATGAGTGTTTTACCTATATAGTTTCCGATAGGAATGTTTATTCCGGCGAAGTCACTTGAATTATTCAAATAACTGCCATCAGACTGTTTATATGCTGCGTAATAGTCATCTGCATTTAGCAAATTTTTTCCCTGCTCCACAACGCTCTCCGTCCCAGCACTGACAATTTCACCGTCAATGACCTCAGAATGACCACCTATTGACTTCACGCTCATCAGCTTTGCACCAGTAGGCACAGTTTTCTGATATGCCGTATCACTGTCCGTTTCAAACTGGTGTGTTATGCCGTTGCCCATGTCATATAACGCATTTACCCTACGTTGCAGTTCCTTGTCCGTCAACTTTACACGTACTATTTCAGCCGTGTTTTCAGTTATCTTTTCGACAGCGGTTGTGTAGTCATCAGGCAAACTGTCAGCCACCGCCTGTGCTGTCTGTGCAGCGGTTTCAGCGGCTTTGCGGTCTGTGGCGACCTGGGCGGCTATCTTTTCCATTTCCGCTTTATCGTATAAAATCACCGTTTCATCATCAGTGATATATACGATTGTTCCGTCTTTTATAGTGGATTTATCAACAGCTTCCCACTCGGCTTTTGTGCCAATCCATTTTTCGCTTTCAATCTTGTTACCTAATGCGGTGACAGACTTTTTAGCATTAGCCGCCATACCTCTAGCAATAATATCTGTAGCCATAAATCCACCTCCTTAATATGTTATAGTTCCCCAAATTTTGTTTACACCCTTGACGTTTTTAACGGTCACACTATAGTAACCACTAACATCTCCTGCATAAACATTTTCCGTTGTAATCGTATCAACTGTTGAGAAGTCGCTCAGATCAACCATCATAAGCACTTCCTCTGCGCCATTCTGAGTCAGTTTTCCTACAACCTGAAAACTACCAGTTCCCGAAGCCTGTACTTTAAAATCAGCACCAATGCCAACTTTCAGCTCAAAAGCTTTTCCGTTTTCATACAGGTTTCCGTTTGTAGCACAATACGCCATAGTTCATCTTCCTTTCGCATAAATAAAATATAACAAGGGCGAAGCTGTATTACCTCGCCCTTTAAAAACAAAAACAATTAGTATTACTTAATAGCACTTGCAAGCTTCTTGATAAACTTCTCACCTGCAATGCTAGTCTGCTTATAACCCCACTTTTTCAGCAAAGCATTAACAGCCTTTTCAGTACCGTCACCAAAAATACCGTTCTCGTCAAGTGTGACGTTGTGAAGTTTTCTTGCCTTGGCTATGATAAGCATTTCTTTTAAGGCAAGAACACCACTGGTCTTATCACCCTTTTTATAGCCAGACTTTTCGAGTGTTGGTAGCTTCTTTGTCTTAGTATATCCGTTCAGATTTGCCGATTTTATTTTAGTAGGAAAATCTGTATAACAATAATCTACGTCAACATTACCCGAAATTCCGTCTATCTTACCAGTGCTAGAATACTGCCACATATCATGCTTACCATTGTAATTGCATTTCCTGTTATACTCAGCAATCCAAAGTGTATATCTCTTTGCTACGTCAGAAGAGATATAATTCTGCAAAGGAGAACGGCTCATATAAAGTCCAGCATAGTAGCCTGCCTTTTCTATCTCACAACAAAATGCCTTTACGATAGAATCACAAAATGCCTTACCTTTATTAAACTGTGAACGCTCCTCTAAATCAAAATAAATAGGATACTCAAACTTTTTGCCTTTGATTACCTTAAGACAAGCCTTTGCCTCTTGCTTTGCTGCTTCTACTGATTGTGCATATGAATACCAATAAACACCACATGGAATACCGTTATTCTTACAACCTTTATAATTTTTTTCAAATGTTCTGTCAATCTGATTTGGATATGTGATAGCATCACCATAGCCAGCTCTCAGTATAACAAAGCTTACATTTCCTTTTACTTTACCCCAATTAATATTGCCCTGATGTTCAGAAACGTCTATGCCCTTAATAGTCATATGTATACTTCCTTTCCAATTAATCTTCCTTTACAGGCAGTTTATTTAATTCGTCCACACAGTTATGTACAAAACTATTACCACCAATAGATGAATAGCTTTCGTATAGTCTTGCGAGATTTTCTTTTTCGTACAGTGAAATACTATTTTCTTTCATTCTTGAATTATAAATCGCTAAAATAGAATTTCTCAACGTAGCCTGCAAAGCCAAACTTTGTTTTCGCAACTGAGTTTCCATGCTTTGGTTCTGTTCTACCTGTTTTTCCACTAACACCGTTAGTTTATCTATTTTTTTATTTAGATTATCTTTATCACTTGTTTTTGAAATCCACCCTACAAATCTATTTCTGATTGGTTTAACAATAATTGTTATTAGTGCCAAAATGGTTGTAACACTTCCACAGTAGGTAGCAATTTCCTTAACTGTGTTCATTTACTCACCGCCATTCTTAACCTCGTCAATAAAATCTGTGAGTGATTTATAATTCATATCCTTAACAGCACTTTCAAGCAAGATAACAAGCTCTACATCGGAAATCTTAATGCCCTTTTCTTCAAGCAGGGCAAGCATGGTTTCTTTAGCTTTTTCAAGCTTTTCTGTGCCGTGAACGTCTTTATAAATCTGTTCTATGTACTTAACCGTTGTAGCCGCCACATCTTTCTTAATGCTGTCATTTGCGATTTTTGTATACTTCGATTTTACAAAACCGACAATAGCCGTCATAACCGCTGTTAAAATTACAGGCAAATACTCTGTAATCATCTGAGTAATAATCTCTTTCATAACTTTTCCTCCAATAATAAAAGAGGGTTGTTAGCCCTCTTTCTATTTAAGTATTATTTTTATATGTGTTTCATCAATACGCTTGATAACCCTATAACCACTATCTGACTTGGTTGCCACGCCATTCACACTAGCCGTACAATATCCGTTGACCTCACACGTTCCGTCATCTTGAACTACTAACTGTCCCAACAAGCCAACTTTGCTATACTCTTTTCTTGCCCCACGAGGAATGTATTCAAGCGTATCGTTATAGTTTTCGTTCAATATAAGATTGTGTGACTCGTCATAAATCAACCGTCCATAAACATCTGTTTTATACTTATCATGCCAATCTAATTCAGCAGAGTTACCAACAATAGATGGGTTGGCTGATATAACACCAAGGATATAGTCACCCTTATTTGCAAGTTTGATTTTATCACCGTCAAGCGTAACGAATAATCCAACTCTGTCTTGATTTTTAGTGTTACCGTCAAGCCATTCAAAATATTCGGCATAGTCAGCGCCAATAGTTTTGTATGCACCGCCAGCATAAACATTGCCTGAAAAGTCCACTTGCATTGCAGAATTTTGAGTTAGAGAACCATCTTCTATATTATGACCGTTCCCTATATTAAATAGTATACTTGCATTTTCCGAGCTTTTATAAGTTGATTTTGCATTAATACCTATAACGGTTTGGTTATCTGCCGTGGCGTGATTCCATGAACCTGCGACAAGACATCCATCATAATTAAGAACATCATTGTGATATCCAAACACGGCGTTATATTTTGCCATTTGGTCTTTAGTTTTGTCACCCTTAACAATATTCGATGTGCCAACTACAATACTATCAGCTACACCCTCTAGCAAATTATTTATGCCATTAATATATGTATCACGAGAATTGGAAACAGTATTTTTTGCACCACTACAATCAACCGCCACACTATATTCAGACGTATTCCACATACCACTGACGTGATTAGAAAATCCACCAACGCTAGTATTATTAAAGCCTGTTAAGGAATTTAAACTGCTATTTCCACGAGCATAGAGTAACATATGTAACATACTGTTAGTTTTCATTTCTGAAAAATCAATATAATTATTGCTGTCATAACTATATTCGTAACAATGGTTTGCTTGACCTTCAAGATGGTTGTAATCGCCATGGGCAATATTTTCAAGATAAATAGTAATCTGTTCTGTTCCATCAGGGGCTATAGTATAAAAATAAGAACTGCCATAATAATTAAACTTTTCTGAGATGTGTCTACTACCACCACTATCAACGTATTCAACAAATCGTCCTATGCTAGAATTTTGACTTCCTAGAGGTATAGGTTTGCCATTCCTAATAGCAATGTAACCAGCGTTTATACCGCCACCACGGAAATAGATCCACACACTGTCTCCCATGCTTAAAATCTCACCTGATTTATTCAGAAAAGATTTTTCAGCACCATTATACTCTAATAGCGAAACAATTGCTGTACAGTTTATAGAGTCATAGCTTTTAACTGTTCCATAGGTATAACCAAGTGTTTTTTTATTATCTTGACTTTCCTTAATCAGCTTATTCATTTTAGACATTCTGTACACCGCCTTTACGAATAATCAGCTAAAACCATTTTGCAGTTACCCACATAATTAACGCCATTCATTGTGAATTTTACAACAGTCCCGTCAGCAGGAAACACACTGTCTTGTCCCATATAAACATAGAATATTCCGTCAGTTTTAGCAGCGTATTGCCCCTCAACTGTGCTATTCAATGGTATATTAAAATCAACTTGTGGTACAAGGTTCGTACCGCCATTGTGCAAACTTTGACTAAACATATTATATAAGCTTGCCATTTTACTTCCTTGATGTCCTGAATTTGAAGTAGGGGTAAAGAAACCTGTAATTTCTGTATTGTCAGATAGTTTTCTCATTTTTGCAATAGCCCCACCTAATACATAGTCATTGTCTCCACTTTTAAACAAAATTAACATTCCTTGACTAGTAGTGTATGACATAATACTATCAAACTTGCTATAGGTAAAACTAACATAGTCAGCATATGGTGATGTTTTAGTGGAGTCATATTCACCACACCCAGCCCAATAACGTGACTTTGCAGGGTCAAACATTATTCTAAAGTACGTTGTACTATCAATCCAAAATGTCAAAGTGTTATAATCGGTGGACTCACTATCAGGATAATTTGTTTCAATTTTACTCCAAGCCCACTTATCTTCAAAAAATGTTTTTAAATCTGCAAACACAGTTTCAGAAGAAGTTTGATTTGGAGTACAAGTATAAGTATTTATCATCAGTTATCACCATCCAATTCTGCATTACCGCTTATTCCAATAGCTCCACGAGCGTTAGTATTTGTTTCGTTCATATCAACATAATTGATATTATGCTCTATACAGTATTTAACAACAGGCAAACAATTTGCGTTTGTGGTATCGGTTATACCATTTCCATATGTGAAAATAGTTCCGACTTGTACATTATCAAGGGTACTAAAATCGGTCATAGTTAAATTATTATATTTCCCAATTTCTGCGTTAAAAGAAGTATGGAAAATAATTTGACCTACACTTTGACATTTGATTGAGTCGTTAGCTAAAATGCAATCATTTGGAATAGAAATGCTGTTTGCAAAAGCAATCTGAATAGCATTACTCATGATTTCCGTTGTACCATTTGTTACCACAATATCTGATTTACTCATTGGAACACGGCAGAGTTTATTCCCTTGGTAGAGGTTATTATCAACGACTTTAAAAGTAGTATTAAAACTATCCACAGTAAACTTATTTAACTTAGGACAATTATTAAACCCTGTAAAGCTAGTCAAAGAAGCTCCAATAACAACCGTTGTTAATGCAGAGCAATTATTCACACCCGATACAGACAAAGCCATATTTGGAATATAAAATGTTGTAATAGCATTACTGTTTAACCCACCAATCTCTTTTACTTTTCCGTCACTCATGAATGACAAACTTTTCAATTTAGGGCAGTTATTAAATCCGTTTACTATTTCGCAAGAACTTTCAATTCTTAGAGTTGTCAGATTAGGCATATCGTTACAACCCTCAACGTCAACCACATAGCCTGTAGTCGCTGAAGTTAATGATGTTAAATTATTCATACAGTTCTCAGGTATAGTTTTTAAACTTGTGCTATTTGTCATTGGTAATTTTGTCATATTAGGCATATTGCAAAACGATCCGCTTTCAAGCGTAATACCATTGCTGTCGGTCACATTGCCATAAATTACAACATTAATCGTATTACCACTATAACCATTAAAAGCGTTTTTAGGTATTTTGGTAGTACAATTACCCGATTGAAAGTCCAAACTCAGATTTATGTTTGCTGATGTATTACTTGCAAAACTATTGGTATCGTTAATGTTAGTAGATCGCCCAATTTGTATACTTTGAAGCCTAGATAAATCTCCCTCAATACCTTTACCCATAAGGTAGAATCTTCCCTGTACTGTCGCAGGATAAATAATTAAACTTGTCGTCTCTTTGTTTACATACACTACGCACTTATTTGTGGTTGCCGCTTTGATGCTTAATTTTCCAACAACATGACTTCCTTTTAGCATCTCGTTTTGTTTTATTTCTTCGACACCTGTTTGCTTATCAACTGAAACCATTGGTGTGAAATTCAAGGTATAAGGTAGTTCCAAACCATTAACGAATGTGCTATTCGCAAGAAACGATTCAGGGTGTGAAATATCACAGTATGCTGTAGGAAATTTAATATTGGCAAGTTTTTTGCAACCTGACAACACACCTTTACTGGTCGAAATGTTTGCAAGATTAGTAGGAAAAACAAAGTCTGTCATGTTTTCAAATCCGTTTCCCATAGGTGAAGTGAGGTAGGTAGCTTTTACTTTGGAACAATCTATCTTTGTAGTTGTTCCTTTATCAAAAGCATTATCAAAGTTGGTTAAATCATCACTCTCAGACACGATGGTTGTATCGTGTGTACCCAAAGAATAATTCTTTTTAAATGTTGAAATTGTGTTTGTATTACGTCTAACTACTTCATTGTCATCATAACGTATTAAACAACGTGATGGTGACATAGATTGAAATTCTACCGTACTATCTGCCGACAATGTATTGGTAACTGTAACTTCATTTCCTGTTATCCACTCTGCAGTAAGTGTTGTGTTGCTATTTGGTATAGTGTACACGTCACCAAAATTATATCTATTGCCTTGACTATCCGTCCATGCAAGTAACTTATTTTCATTATACATATCCCCACCTTGTAAAACGATTTGTTTATTAGGGACTTGTTTTACATTTTCATAAGTAATGACATTGCCATTCTTGTCCTTGCCACCATTCGTGTTGTAAGATATTGTCACTGTATTACTCGAAGTTTCACAGTAAATCGAAATGCAATCTGTATCAAATGGTAGCCACTGTAGATTAGTGGCTTCAATACTCATTTCAGTAGCCGATAAAGGCATTGTAATAGAGTTTACGATAAATAACTGTTTGTCAAAATTATAATAACCATTGCTAACCCTAACGGTATTATCAACATTCAAATGTGGAGTGATCGGCAGATTATAACTAATACCTGTACTCATACAAGTATGTTGTAATAACATATATTCGGCTTGTTGCCTACACTTTTCCTCTCCGCTTTCTTCACTTGTATCTCCTAGGGGTATATAATAAGTGCCACCATCTAAGCCCTTATAGCCAATAGCATTTATGTTTACAGGTGATTGTGGGTTTTCATTTTTAGCTGTGTACGAATAAATTTCACCACTTGTATTGTCTGTTGTAACTGTAATAATGTTTACACCGTCATAATTATAAGTATAATTAATATCCGTTTCTGTAATTTCGGTTTCACTCAATTCAAATTGTGGTGATAAATGACGATACCAAGAAGGTAAGTTATAGTTGAAAACTCTTTCCATTCTCAATCTGCCATTGACATCGTAATAGATATTAGCACCATACATTTCGGCAATCTTATCAAAAATTTCACCAAGATAACCACCCTCGTCAACCACGATGTCGTCATACAAAGTTACATTATAGAATATAGGGTCAATAATCGGCTCAACAGGGTCAAGAGGTATGTTATTACCCAAATCAAGCATAAGCGTGTCCTTAATTAAAGTTGCAATATTCGTTCCTTTTTTAGAATTTGTAACACTAGCTTGATACTCAACAAGGCACATTCTAGCATTTAATGTTCCGTCAAGAAATCCATATTTGTCAACACCCTCAACATTCAATCGTCTACCATTAGAGTTTGCTGACTTTGTAACAAAAACACCTTGCGGAAACCAATAAATATTCTCATCAACTTGCAAGCCGATGAAGATTTTGAATTTTCGATTGTACCAAAATGAACTATCTTTTTGAGGTATGTATTTACCACTTCTATCAATAATAGATAAAGAGCAAGACCTACGACAGCCTTGCTCTTTATTAATCGTTATTGAACCATCTGTAGAAGATAAGTCACTTGTTATTTCGCCAATAGCACCTTCATAGTGTGATAAAATTTCCATTTTGACATACATTTTTCGCATTGGTTTATGTAACTCGGCAAGATAAGCATTGTCTATTTTATTATAATAATCCATAACACTTTCCTACCTCCTATCTAATAATTATTACATCGTTTATATCTTCAACTTCAATCCAATCATACTTAATATTAGTCAACCCTAATACACTTGTGCTATCATAAATTCTAGTAGGGTTATCTGAGATATTTATAATCCAAACATCGCCCTTATGAGATTTTAACATAAAATCATTCTTGCCTTTAATAAATTTAGTCCATGCTTTTACCCTGTCAATATTATCGACTATTCGACCATCAGGGCAATTAATTGTTAAAAGATCAGCAGAGAAAGAACCACTCTCATAATCTGTTACTGTTCTAGTTGTTTTTGGCTTAATACCTGTTCCTGTGTGTACCGCAAGACCAATATTTGATGTAATATCATTATCGGTCATACCTGTTATAAACTCCCAACACTCAGAAATAGCATAATACTTTTTGTTATATTTTGTACCCAAATCGGTTAAAGAGTATATAAACCAACCGTCCTTGTCTACCGATACTTGCTCTGATTTATATGGTTTGTAATCTCCGTAACAAACATAATATTCATAAGTCTGCTTATTGCCAACTGTTGTGTCAAAAAAGCTCTTTGTATTAGTAGTACCAAGAAAAACATAATCTTCTTCATTCACATTACGTCTAAAAATCTTTGCAGTACCACTAAGAGTTGTATTCCATGACAGCATTGCTATACGATTATTAATCATTAGACAATTAAAGTTGTTTACTAAATCACCTAACTCGTTGCCTTGAAACGATACTCTTTTGCTAAAATGATACATTTTATCGTCAAGTGTCATAATCTCACTAACAACACAATATGAATTTCCTGCTTGCATAGCATAGAAATCATAGTTGAGTCTGAAATTATAAATTGCAGGACTCTCGTCAATTAATTTCTGCGTTTCGCTATAAACAGTAAATTTTGCACCTTTCACAAACTGAGTATTTGCAGGGCAATAAATTATAGCCATTCCAGTAGCAGTATTGTAGTTAGAAATAAAACCATTAATACCCTCGGTAACATGACCCTCTGTTCCACTAGGCTCTACCTCTATAGTAATACACTTATTTACTATATTTTCACCTATGCTTTTACCAAGATTGACCTGAGTTGTGTCATTTGTACTGTCCTGAATAGTTCCGTCATAGACTGCATTTGAATTAATTATCTGATACAAATAATATTTATAATATTTCAAGCCGACATGATTAGGGTGAGTGTACGTTGTTTCACAATGTATTGGTTTAGTAGAATTGTTTTCATTTACTTCAGCCGTCACAATACAATCAGGGTCATTTCTGCATTTTACATAATGCGGTTTGTCTATAAAGTAATTAGTAAATATCCTAAATTCAGTGCCTACTTTTGGTGTAGTTGTAAAAGCAGATTTCAATGTAACCATGCCTGTTTTGTAGTCATACTTTTCAATAAACCTACGTTCCTCACCTATCTCCATGTATGCACCACCGACTAAGTAATTTGAACCGTCAGCACGTTCATAATAATAAGCGTCTTTCAAATTGCCTATTTCCTTGTTTATGTAAAATGATGTTGAAGAACCTGCTCTCTGAATTTTTCCACGGCAGAAATACATATCATACAAACCAACACCATCTCCATATTGAGTGTCGTCAGCTATGGTCGTAGGGTCTGTTTGAAAAAGAATGTATCGATATTGGTAATCATGACCATTCTCGGCAATATCGTTAAAAACTAACTCATTGACACCAACTTTATCACCATTATAAAAGGTGTTTATGTCACCACCCTTTGGAAAATAAGAGTGATTAACTTCGCCTGTTTTAAGGTTTGTGTACTCGCACAATGCCCAACGCATAGCCGAACCTGCCGTACAATTAAACTGATAACTGAAGTGTGGCGCACGATCATATTCACCATTTGTGTCCTTATGCTTATCTATCTTTACAACCTCATCATCAGGAAATACCAATGTAGGAGTCATAATCATTTTTTTCTTCACCTCTCTTATTTTCCAAAAGATAAGAGCCACTAAATAATTAATGGCTCTTTATTACTTTTGCATTTATTTAATAATTTTTGCCAACTATTCTATCCAAATCAGCCTGTTGCAGATAAGCGTTCATCTGCTCTAAGAATGTTGTGCCGTCTGTTGTATTGACAGTATCAATCTGGAATACAATAGTCTTATTGTTTGTATCATTTCTATTTTGAATGTTATTTGGTGTAGACATTTTTGTCCTTACCAAATCTGTTATACCATTGTAAATCTTATCTCCAATATAATTGACAAGATTATCTGTATTAGCCACAAGGTTGTATAGCTTTCTGCCTTGCTCTGAATTGAAGATAGTTTCAACTGCATTTGGCTTTCCGTGAAGTTGTGCAAGCCCTGTATAATCATCAATACCACCTGAACGATATGGCTTAATAATGTTGAACTTACTCTTTAGAGCATTAAGGATAGCCGTTAATGCACCCTTATTCTTGCCAAGCATAGGATTAGCCAAGAGTTCTTGTGAAACCATTTTGCCGTACAGTTCAGATTTTAACTGTTCTGCTTGTGCTTCATCAAGCCCTGTTCCAACAGTTTCACCGTCATATTGAACAAGATACAAACCATTCGATTTAGCACCCTCAACAGAAATATCAGAATAGTCAAGAGCTTCCCTAGCACGTTTTTTGCAATCCTCTAAGAACTTAGTCCTACCTTCCATAGTTTGCATTTCTTTTTCAGAAACGTTTGTCAACTGTTTTATGTAGTCTTTGTTCTTATTCGTAATATCTGTAACATAGTTTGATAAAGCTTCTTTTTCTTTCTTGTATGCCTCAATTTCTTTGCTTTTAGCCGTTATCTCTTTATCAACGCTCTCAATTTCCTTTTCAACCTGATCTGAAAGTTGAGAACGATAAGATTGGTATTTGCTTGCAAAGTCATTAAGAATATTTGTGTCTTGCTGTGCTATTTTGTCCGTCCAATTAACACCTAAAATATCTTTGGCAAGCTGTTCATTTTCTGTGTTAGTAGAGCTGTTGATAAGGTCTTGCCACTGTTGTTTATACTTATCCCACAATGAAGTTCCCTTATCACGCTGCTTTTCAAGGTCAGATACACGTTTATCAGCACTAGCCTGTTCATATTCCTGCTGTGCCTTGTTTACTTCCTCGGTATTGGTTTCCAAATGCCAACCACTAGCTTCAGAATAAACATTTACCTTTTTCTTTTTAGCATTTTCAAGATTATTTAGCTTTTCCTGTAAGTCAATAGTATCTTGTTTTTCTTCATTAACAGCTTTAATGGCATCAATTTCAGCATTATATCTGTCCTCAATAGCTGATTTCTGCTCGTCAATATAAGACTCTACTGTGTTTGCAACAGTTTCGTACTGAGAAATAATATTGTCAAGTTGAGTTTTTTGTTCTGTAAGAATATTCTTTTGTTCTTCAAGAACATCTTTCTCGTCCTCAGCTTTATCTATAAGATCATCAAACGTTTCCTCATAAATTTTCTCAATATCGTCTACAGACAGTTTAACGTCGGAAATAGAAGAAGCTACCTCTCCAAGTTTTTCAAGACTTGAAATAAGACCTTCTACATTAGCCTTATCATTGCCATTCGGCAAACTGTTTGATAGTTCTTTTAATCTGTTTATTAATTCTTTAGGGTTTTGTCTTATCAGTTTCTTAACTTCTTCTGTCAGCTTTTCCGTGTTGCCCGAGAATTTAGCCAAGTCAGGATATGATTTAAACAGTTCAACTAAGTCACTATCCGAAATACTTCCGTCTTGCAGACTTGTTAAAGTATCTTTAAGTGATTTTGCTTTATTCTGAACTTCGTCAATATCGTCCGTCCACTCAGAAATATCAAAAGTACCTGTTGTTAATTTTGCAGGCAAAGTTTCAAAGAAAGTATTAACATAGTCAATTAAATCCTCGTCACCATTAGCCAAGTTGATTAACTTATCTTTGTATTTCTGAGTTAAATCATAAAGCCTATCAACATCGTCAATATTTTTATTTGCTACAGCATGACTATAACTTTCAGTAGCTTTCTGAGCTTCATCAAATGCTTTGCTAAATTCTTCACTTGTGTTATAGTTTTCAAGTGTTTTCTGAATTTCGTTGTATTTATCAACGGCATTAGAAAGTTTATCATATTCCTCTGTTGTGGTAGCAATTTCTTTCTGTAAATCAGTCAACCACTTGTTACGATTATCGTCTTTTGAAATGTTTGCCCATTTCTCGGATAATTCATCATAAACCTTTTGCATAGTATCAATACGTTCTTGCATTGTACCTGCAAAGTATAATGTATCATCATCGTAACCACTCATACCAACGTTATTGTATTTTTTAAGTATTTCGGCTACTTCTTTGTAATCGCCCCAATCGCCGTAATCACGAGAACCAACCTTGTTTATGTCTGCATTACTGTTGTATTTTCCAAATAACGTATCGGGAACATACGCTTGACCTACTCTACCGCCATTAGAACCGAAAGAACTTCCCTCTTTTAACTTTTTTTGAGCCAAGGCGTAAGCCTCGGCAATACTCAGCTTCCTATCTTCATCATCAGGATCAGTAATATCTGACTCTTGATAAAGTTCGCTTTCAGCCTTTTCTTTTTTCCACTCTTTGATTTTCTTAATATTTTCAGACATTTTGCCATTAAGCAAGTCAAGGCTCTTAGCTTCATTGCCGTACTTATCAATTAAATTATCCTGAATAGTATTCAAATCGTCCTTAACGGTCGACAAGTCATCTGTTGTTGCAACCAAAGTTACATAACGATTTACTAATTCGTTTACTGACTTGTTTTCTTCATCTAATTTGTCAATAGAGTCAGAAAAACTACTTGTGAACTGAGCTAAACTTTCTTTTGCATTATCTGCACCATTGACAATATTATCAAAAAGTGTTATAATACCATCAAGCAAGAAAGAAATAGCTAAACCTGTAAGCATATTGCCAGCAATAGACAACGCTTTCATACCAACAGCAGCAAGTTTGGAAGAAGTTGCAACGCCCTTTAAAGAAGCAGACAGTATTTCTTCTGATACCGCTGCACCATTAGCACTTCTAGCAATGTCAAGAGTTGTTTTAGAACAGCCTTTTAAAGCTATTGACTCGGCTTCGGCTACTGATTTACCTTGTGTTAAAAGATTATTAAATTGACGGACGTTTGCTATTTCATTTACAGGAATAAGTGAATTGTTTTTAAACTGACTAAACGGATTTATCTTTTTAAAATCGGACAACTGAGTTATCATTTGCCCAAATACACTTATCCTATCATTACCACCATCATCTTTGGTTGTTTTAAAGACCTAAACCCTATATTTGCAGTTTTGATACAAATAACAATGGAGGAAATACAAATGGAAGAAAACACAAACGTGATACCCAACAAAAACAAAAAAAGTAATGGTTGTTTGGGGATTTTTATTGCTAATGTAATTGCATGGGGCATATTAATTTTAATTATTTACCTTGCCATAAATAGTGCAAGCTCTGAAAAAGACTACAGTCAAGAAGCCTACATAGCAGCTAAATTCTATGTAAACAAACAATTAAAAGCCCCTGCCACGGCAGATTATCCAATGTATGATAAAAACTTTATTACACATCATGATGATAGCTACACTGTATCATCTTATGTGGACGCTGAAAATAGTTTTGGCGTTAAGGGTAGATTGTACTATACTGTCACTATGGAACGTGATGGCAAGGATTGGACTAACGTAAATGTTAATTTGAGGGAATAGATAATGAGTATGAGTGTATGAGTGTACGCAAGTGTACAAATGGGCGAAAGTTTATAATGTGTGTTTAGGTATAACAAAAGCTCCGATATTCTCGGAGCTTTATTTATGCTGTATTCTATTTGTTTTTTGCCTTTAATGTTTTTTCAATTTTTAACACGTCTGGAAATATCAAATGTGAATTTTTATTATGTACTAAAGCAGACACCTTTGTAGCCTTAGACACTATTCTTTTATATGTCATATAATCAATGGCTACTGGTACACCTAAATGTTGATATTCGTCCTTTACATAGTCATCAGTGACAGGACACATATTTTGAATTAAAAACGCTCTTTCTGCACCAAGCACTTCCCCAAAATCAATGGTATCGCATTTTCCATTCTTGTCAATCTTCTTATCATATATTTTTCTATATTTCTCAACTTGCGAAGATATTGGAATAGCCCAATAAATACCGTTATCAGATGTGTTTATACAACAATAGCAAGGGCGACCATGTACTTCACCATCAACAGTTTCATGATTGCTCATAAGCTTATCGTCATTGAAATCTTGATAATATTGATTGTCCAAAAAATAAAAATGTCCAACTTCCATTAATTTATGCCCCTCAAAACAAATAGTCCCGCTCTAGGCGAGACTATATTTGAACTAGACTATTTATTAGTCGCATATCTAGCAGCGACAAACATTTGAACTAGACTATTTATTAGTCGCATATCTAGCAGCGACAAACATTTGAAGTGTTCAATCTCTTGAATCATTTCTTTACTATATTATATGACATTAACGACAAAAAATCAATATACAATATGTACAAAGTTTCAAGCTAAAAATTAGTGAAAATGTCAATAACAAAAGACCCTAGAGAAAATCTAGGGTCTTATTCTATGTCTATTCATTTGCTGCGTTCAGTAACTCGTTGTCACCCTTGCCGTTTTCCATTTTAACCTGATCTGACTCAAGCAAAAACTGAACATAATTTTCAAGAATAATATCAATATCATCTTTATGTAGTTCACCAATTTTTCTTCGGAACTTACTGTTATCCAACGATACGGTTTTGGAAATTCGTGCTACAGACTCATGCTTTAATCCTGCCTCTTGCCAATGAGTAATAGGTACATCATATTTATCGGCTTCTCTCACTTCATGACTTGTCACTTTAATTGACAGTACACACAAAGGTTGCACACTCAATATAATAACAGGTCTATCCTTTGAGATATTTTTATCTTCAAAGGGAAAATTAGCGTACCACAACTCCCATTGTTTCTTCGCCATTTATGTCACTTCCTATCGTCATCGATTTTTGCATAATTATCGTAGATTTTATCATTCCACTCATCATCTTTGTTTATTGTCGGATTGTGCGGTACATTACTCAGTATAAAATCTAAATTGGCTGTAATAAATTGATTAAATTCCTCAACTGACATCTTAGTATTCTGTACATTTATTGTTTTAGCCATAAACCTCACCTCTAAATTTTGAAATAATTTTATACCTTTGTGTATGGTTGTTGATTAAAAATGAAACTTTTATAGTTTAGCCTTCAAGTGATTTCCTAATATCTTCTCCCCATGGCTGTCCGTTAAAAGTCGAATGTTTCATCATCTCTCTTGCCTGTTTTTTTATTTTTGAAATAACTGCTGCGGAGGACTTGGAATTAATAAATTCGTCCGCTTTATCTTCTCTAACAACGAAGGCAAGATTTACAGGTTTACTCATAACTGCCATATCTATCAACTCCTGCTACTTTTTACGTACATTCTTTTTGTTGTTAGTTTCTCCCATGCGGTATCACCTCTATTATATTATAGGGGCAAGCACCTAAAATATGCGTATAACTAATAAATTATGCGTGTAAATAATAAATTATGCGTTTAACGCATATTTCTATTATCAGTATACCCATATTGGGAACTAATGTCAAGCCATATAATGGTTGCATTAACAAACATTATGTAAATATAAATGTAAAATTTTTATTAACGAACAAATTTAGTGTTGACATACACAAATGAATAGTGTAAAATAAAACACTATGCAAAATGATTAATAACAGTTTTATCCCACCCTTACTGTTAAAGGGCAAAACTAAATAAATGAGGGATAATTCATTTTTTGAAACGCTATAGGTGTTACCTATAGTTGGAATACACCTTTATCTTGCCACAAGATAGTTACCGTCTACTCTCTGAACCTAGTCCGTATCTCCCGATAGGGGTTGGCTGCTGACCTGACATTTTTAACAACACTTAGCACCTATTATAATAGTATAATAGGCTTTTATCTCAGCATATGTCATCTTTGCTATTGTTTCCGAGTTTCCTCACTCTTATAGTGCCATTGCTATAAGTAGTTGCAAAGCTTTAGCCGTTCCCAGCAATTTGGCAACCTTATTTTAAAACGTGTGTGACCTATGCACATATAGTTTGTGGCTGTGCATAAGTTGGCATCTTTAATAATTGTTTACCTACGTTTTTGAATGATAATCCTGCCATAACGGTAGGAATAAGTGTTTCTAAAACACCGAATTTACTAATGAGATTATCAAGAACATCAATAATTTGTGTTCCACTGGTGATACCAAATTTAACTAAATCACCATTAATCAGAGTAGCTGACAAATTTTCAATACTTGTCTGAAAACCTTGCACTCTTCCTTGAATGGAATCAAGGTATTTTTCATACTCTGACATAGCAGACCCAGCAGAGCCTATTGAGTCATTAACAATTTTATCCGCTTGACTCATATTCGTAAGCAATGCAGTAATTGTATTGCCTCTTTGCTTACCTGCAATTTTCTCTATGACAGCGGCTTTTGATGTATCAGTAAGGTCGTTCCAAACATTGGCGATACCTTTCATAATTTCATAGGTACTCTTAAAGTTCTGAGAGTCCTTCATTATGTCAAAGCCACCTGTGCCATTTACATTAGTAAGAGCTTTAATATCTTCCCTCAGTTTTGAGGTTGATACTGCCATGCCCTCTGTTGACTCGCCTGCATCTTCTAGTTCTGTTTTCGCTCCACGAAGTCGCATTGACAGAACTTTCAAACTGTTCAATCTGTTACTTTCCCAATTATATTGGTACTGACTACATTAAATATGTAGCGGTTAGTCATTTCTGGCTAACTCTCGTATTTCTTTTTTATAGGATTATAATACGATGCTCGGACTATATATTACGCCCTGTAACAAGGACGGATAACTTCAATACATATGTTGCCATATATATCCTGTAGTCTCTACGGTTACTCAAAAAAATTGAGTCTTACCTCGGTCTTAACTATCCTTTAGCCTTTGACCGATATAGTTATCTGCATACTATATATTATTATATAGTCGGGCAATTTGCGTTTACCCGCTTCGGCTGCGTCTCCAGTTATTTCTGTAATGGCTGTACCCATTGCTATTGCTTGGTCTAGTGTATTTCCTGCTACGCTCAGTGAAGATACTGACCTTGACAACATATCACCAATATCACTTGCTGAAACAGCATACTTGTTTGATATTGCGTTAAACTTATCGACAATATTGATAGACTCATCAACTGTCATGTTATAGCTTTTCATAACTGTTGTTAGGTCTTGTACTGCTGTTGCATTATCTACTTCACCAACAACTGAATAAATACCTGAGTTTGTGGCAAGTGTTTCAGCTTCATCTAAACTATAACCACGTTTACCCCATTCTGCGGTTTGAGAAATAAGATCAGACAAATCAATCTTTAAATCTTTAGCCTTTTGACCTATATTATCAAAGAACTCGGCATATTGCTGATTTGTGTTATCAGTAACCTTACGCAATTCTGTCATAGCTGTATCAATATCTACAACATTATTATAGAACTTAACAGCTTCTCTGGATATACCTGAAATCACAGTAGTTAAACTCATCCAGCTTGTGAACTTTAAGGCGTCCTCTTTAATCTTATCGAAAAAGCTTAAACCGTTCACACCTGCTGCCTGTGCCTCAGAACTCATTGTCCTAAAACTACGATTGATTTTATCAACATTGGCTTTCAAATCGCTCGCAGTTAAATCACTGGCATTAAGCAACTTTTTGAGTGAAGCTATCATATTATCAGTTTCAACCTGATATGTACCGCCATTAAAAGTATTCTTGCCCATGGCTTTAGTATTAGCCTGTTGCCATGTCTGAATTGTGTATATTAACTTTTTAATGTTCTGCCTTGTAGCTTCTATATTCTGTTGTGATTTGTTGCTAGAAAAACTAGCCTTATAAGCTACATCTGCCCTCTTTAACTCATTTGTTAGTTCATTGAGTTTAATACGATATTCGTCTAATGCCTTAGGATTGCCACCCACATTAGATAAACTTGTTTTTAACTTATTAAACTTTTCCTGAAACTCTCCATTAAAAATAGGAGACTCTTTCCACTTTGTTTCTAAGGTAGTGAGATTTTGCGTAAGTCTAGCTACATTATTTTCTGTTTTAGTAGAGGTAACTGACGATTTATCAGCAGAACGAGAATTGGCTAATCTAAGTTCTTCCCTACCAATGTTTATTAATTCATTCTTTTGTCTTTCAAGTTCTTCTGTAATCAGTTTCTTCTTTTTAAGCTGCTTTTCATCATAAGAAACTCTACTCTCAAGATTTTTAATCTGTCTTTTTAACTCAACATTTTCTTGCTCGCCAGCATTGACCTGTTGCTTTTTAAGCTTATTAATCTGTTTGATTTCACCAAACATCTTATTATAATAATGAGCTTGCTGTTGTGCCTCAGAATTATCAGATTTTTCAAGTAACTGCAAACTCTTGATTTCGGTTTCTGCTTTTTTAACCGAAACAACTAACTCACGATATTCCTCAGACCATTGTTTATTGCGTCCAAAGTTCTCCTCGGTATCTTTTACCTTAGTTAATTGAGTGTCTAAACCTTGAATTAAATCCACAATTTCTTGTGGCTGATTTTTCAGCTTAGAAAAGTTATTTGAAATTTCTTGTATTGTGGCAGGCATTTTTGCCAAAGTGTTTTCAGCATTTGTTACTTTATTAAATGAACTTGAAGTGGTATCAAGATTTTGCTTAATCTCGTTCGCAGTAGTCTTGAGAGTATTAAATAAACTATCAACTTCCGCAACAGAGCCACCTTTACCAAGGTTATTAATAGCATTATTAACATCTGTGATTTCCTTAGTGAGTCCTGTTTCAATGCCCGAATTTGATGACTTAAACTCGGAAAGAAGTGTTGTGTATTTTGACTTAGCCTTATCAATATCCGCAATCAGCTTTAATATACCCTTTTCAGAACTGCTACCCGATAGATAGTCAAATGACCCATTTGTTTCGTTCAGAGCATATTTCAGTTTTTCAACTTGACCTGTCAAGCTTGTAACTTCTGCCGTAATTTGAGTAACTTCACCCGAACTATCTTTAGTCCATGAAAATGTCGGATTGCCAAACTGACTCAAAATCTTTCTTGCATTTTCAATAGTTTTAATAATATCTATCTGTCCGTCTTTATTAAAACCTGCCTTGAAAGTTTCTGCAAGAGTTGTGTCAATATTCTGTATCTCATGCTTTATATTTTTAACAGAGCTAGTTACCTGTTTTTCAGCAGCCTTTATACTACTCTGAATAGAAGTTACATTTAAACCACCAATATCTATTTTTAGATTTTTGCTGATTGTAGCAAGTTGAGATTGAATTTTCTTTTGTGTTTTATTCAAATCCAACTCACCAATGATTTTAGCATGAGCCTTATTGTCATTTGCAAGTATATTATTTAATTTAGGTATATCGTCCTTAACTTTACTTGTGTCAAGTTCCACAGGAACTCGTATTTTTAAATCATCTGCCATTTCACTTCACCTCTATTCCTTGTCTTTTAAGTCCTTGTCTTAAAGCCATAACGTGATATTTGTTATCACTTAAATCCTCTTTTGCGTTATATACAAATGGTCTAGCAACACCATGATACGTCCAGTTTCCAAAATCGTACCCCCAACCAGTTTCAATGATAGGTGCTAATTCTTGACCTGCATTATCTGACTTAATCATTTTCCCCTGTACAAAAATATAAGGGTTAGCCATTGTGTTGTTTTCAACAACCAAAGTGTCACCTTCGATAGAAGAATTAATATTATTAATATCCATTAAGCCACCATTATCATATCGTCTTACATATTCATGTGGTACATAACTATCGTAAACATCTCTTTCAATATGATCTAGCATAACAGTGGCAACAACCTCGGTAACATCTGTAAGCAGAGCGTAATCAATTCTTGTTCTTAGTTCTCGCTCTAGTTCTTTAAGGTTTTTTACAACCATTTATTCCTCACCACGCAACCAATTTACAACAAGCTTTAAATCCTCGTCAGCTTGCTTCTGAGAAACTTTACTATGTGTTTCTATCGTAACTTTGTCACCATTTCTTAAACCAAGGCTACAAAGACCTATAATTGATTTACCATTGACCGTTCTATCTGTTGTCAGATTAATCACAGAGGGGCGTACCTGTGTAAAATACACAAACCTATGAATATTCCTAGCATTAGGAACTATCCCAAGTGTTATTTCCTGTTCTGCAAAGAACATATTAGTCACCGTCCTTGTTGTTTGAAATTACAATTTTATTTGCCATGTCATTACTGTCTTTCAATGTTTTCAGTACCTCATTTAAACTTCCAGTGTCAAAATCCTTCATAGTATTGTTTGTCTGTTCTATCATTTCTTTTGCCTTATTCGCAAGCTCCGTTATAGCTATGTTTGCCATGCTCATAACCTTTTCAGCCGCCTTGTATCTAACATTCATATCAATACCGCTGTCAATAGCTTTAGTAATTAAGTAATACTGATCGTCATCAATCAGTTCCCAATCAATGTTATGGTATTCTCTATCCAATTCTCCACTATCATAAATTTCAGCAATATCGTCTGATGAGAATTTGTATTCTCCATAAAGAGTAAGCCAATAATATCTACACAAAACATCTTTATATCCTGCACCGTACTTAACTGTACCCTTGACTACATTATTTATAAATGCCTGCATTTCCGCAAAACTAAGCTTATTTTTCATTCAATTTTCCTCCATTTTCTTGCGTTTCTTTTCTGCGTTTCTCAGTTTCTTACACTCATCATAATCAATCCACCCACCAAACTTTTTGACATAAGTAATCCACTTATATGTAATATCTGGATAGCAATACCAAAACAATTTACGTTTAAGTATTGCCACTGAGTCTGGCATACCTTTTGTATCTATAACTTCAGTGACACCATTTTTATAAGTAACAACGAAATCAGCGACATATTTAATTGGCAACACAGTTTTACCATCGTGAACGAACTTCGGTTGCAGTTCATATGGTTTCTGTAACTCATACGAAATCACTTCACCGCTTTCCACTAAAGGACAAAGTACATCACGATAATATTTCATTTCTAACACTGAGTCGAAAATAATGCCATTATAACTACGTTTTGATTTGTCTTTATCTACATTAAACTTGCTTCTATCTGTCATTTCTACCTCTTTATAAAAAAAATAAGGGCGGTCAATACTTATCATAATAACCGCCCTTTCTATTTTATTTAGTTTTTTTATTTCTCTTAGCCCTTGTAACAGATTTTATAGGAACATAATCAAAATTGATTATTTCTTTAATATCTCTAGCCACTTCTGGAAGAAACTCAGAAAAATCATAATTCTCATCTATTCCAATGTTGCAAAAACACTGAGCTGCTTCAGCTTTGCTAACGATACCTTCTCTGTATTCTTCAAGAAGCAACTCAATTTGATAGTGTTTGGGACTACAACTATGTTTCATCCAAGTCTGGTATCTCCGACAATGAGGACAATAATTGTATTCCTTTCCACAAATCCAACACTCTACCATTAAGCTACGCCCGGAATAACAAGACTATAGAACTGCTTGTCCTCAGAACAGTAATCTACGGCACAGTCCATAGTAATATTGTATGTGCTGTCAAGGGCTATAGCTGTCTCATAAGAGGACTGCATTTTAGCTGTTGGGAAACGATAGTAAGCATAAATCTTTGTTGACTGATCGCAAATATCAAATCCCTCAACTTCAACATAAAGTCTACCTGCTGTTGGATAGTCGTTTGCTGAAGCTGTCATTCCGACACCATCTTCTACAGCGTAATCATACTTGACAAGAACAGTATCTCCCTCTTTTATATCACCTGTATTGAAAGTAACTGTTTTAGTTGTATCAGTATATGTAACCTTACCTTCTGATATAGCACCTGCTACCTTGAAAACCTTATCAGCCGAACCATCTGTAGAAAGTGTCATTACTGAAATAGAGTTTATATCAGAAGTTTTGTTTTTCAGTACAACTGTGGTCTGCTCACTAGCAATTTTAAACTCCTCAAACGCAGGAGCAATAAGCTTAGATGAAGAACTTGCAATCTTTTTTTCAGCACCATTCATAGCTGCGATAATATTAATATCATAAACAGGTGTAGCAAAAGATACAGTACAACTCTTACCCTTGGTAACAGTAGCAATAGTATTTCCATCAGCATCCTGTTTAGTCTGCTCGTTACCATCTACCTTAATTGAGAAGTCCTGTACCTGATTTGTGTACCAATTTACAGTACCGTCATTTTTAGTATGAATCGCTCTACTAATCTTCTGCGGAATAAAAGTATTAATATTCATATAATCATTCCTTTCTTTTGTGTAAATAAAAAAACTTAATCGGATAAGCTATCTAAAGCTCCGCATCCAATTAAGTTCTTCTTTTAGTTTTTTATTCTTTGATAAATCTATACACCCACTATATATACCCGAAAACAAATGTGAAGCATTGTCATAAGCTTGTATGCGTTTTACGGTGTCCCAAAAGGCATATAAATTCATATTAAATATTGTTTTGTTTGTGTAATTGCAACCTGCGTAATTTACCACTGATGATATAATAGGTAAAAGTGCCGACCCACTAGGATAAAACATTTCCCTACGCCTTGCGCTTTCAATTTCTCTCCTAGCACTATTGATTGCCATACTTTTCTGTGTCGGGTTGTCAAGTATTTTTTGAAATTGTGGTGTCGATATATTGGCAAATTTGCGAATATAACCAACCATTTTTGCGTGAATTTTTGGTGTAATTACAATTCCATCTTTATTGCGTATGCCTTTAATGTCACCGTCAACATATGGTTTCATACTTTTGAAATCCAAATTTCCAAACAAAAACTTGCAAATGCTTTCATCAAACACAAGAGATAAGCAAACAAATAAATCCCAATCTGAGATCGTTGTAAAGTCAACACCTAAATCAGTTAATAACACTATATAAGGACTATCCAAATGATGTGCCGTGAAATCTTGACAAAATGATAAAAATTTCTTTTCACCTATCTCAACAATATCATTCAAAGTTGGATTATGTATGATAATATCATCTGTAATTCTTATATCATCACCACGATATATTTTCAACTCGTCAACCATTCGTTGCACCGCCACACATATCATTACTAAGGTCTTGTCCTTGAAATATCATTTCTCTAACCTTGTAAACAGGTGAAAGATTATATTCTGTATTAGATACCAAGCTTAACAATCCATATCCCCAACCATCAGTGCCATTTAGCAACTTATCAATTAATGTTGACAAGTAATCAAGTCTTGTTGCAGAGATACCTGCTTTATTTAACCTCATTTTGTCTTGGTGACAAATTAATTTAATTGTCATATGAGGGTGTTCCCATACTTGTCTAAATAACATTTTAGGAACGGAAACCTCAACAGTAATATACAGTTCAACATCTGTCTGTGTTTTCGGAATATAGCCATATGGGAATATATTTGTGTAAACAATATTTTCTAAATCTTCTTCCGATTTTTCAAACAACTCCATAATATTATCTTGTGATAACATCATAGAAATAGCCTTAGACTTCCACTGTGGTATAGCAGAACTATTTGGCATCTTACACACCTCCCACTATATTAATTAACAATTCAGACAAAACATCACCAACTGTACAAACCAATTTAAAAGAACTACCGATTAAAGCATTGTTGTTTGAACACTTTATCTTTACCTTATTTTCATTTACTATCATGGTAATAAAATCTTGTTGTTTATCAAGTAATTTCAAAGACCAAGTGACACTCTTATCTGTTTTTGCAGTAAATGTTTTAACTGTACCACCACAACGAATTTCTGCATTGCCACTGTAAGATATTTCAACAGGTTTGGTTGCATCATTAGGCTTAAAGTAGTCACATAGCATAAGGTCAATTCTATCTGTCTGCGGATTGTATTGACTCTCTGACAAGATAATGTGCATACATCTGCTATTTCCAAAAGAGAAGCTGACAGTATCAGGTCTAGTAATTCTATAAGGTGTAGGCTCTTTGTCATTATAATCAATAAAAAAACGCTTATCATGAGGAAAATATTTCGTTTCCTCGTCAAGCGAAATGTACATCATCAACTGATCGTAACCAATGGTAATTACTTTTGTCTCATTTGTGCCTGAGTTGTACTGTGAAGCATTTTGAATATTACACGGCTTATAATGAACTATGCCGTTTTCGTCTTGCCACTTAATAACGTAATTACACAAATACAAAATAGATTTTTCATACAGTTTGTTATTTGTAGGCTCGGTCAATATTAGCCAAATCTTATTGTCATATTTAATGTACTTATAGTCCGATATTGTACTAATATAAGTCAAAATCTGTCTTTGCCAAGCTTGTGTTGGCGTGTCAGGTATTTCATTTTGAATTATGCCCTTTGTAGCAAATTCATTTTCAAAATTCTCACCATTAAACACTCCACTGCACAGAATAATATCATCTTCAATAACGCTATCCTCTAAAACGTCATTGAATGACATTTTACTATCAAACAACAAATCTGGTTTTTCAGAACCTTCCGTATAATACGGTTGCCGAATTAAATACCATTCTTTACTCATTCAACCACCTCAATTATACGCAGTATCTTTAAGTTGCTCATAAAGGTCAACTATTTTAAAGTTCACCCAATCAATCTCAACTTTAGCTTGTCTTTTGTCACCCTCTGAGTTATTTATTGATAAATCTTTTGAAACTATATTGCTACGTTTGACAATTTTGCTATATTGTCTTTCACAATAAAATCTCTTTATTGTATAGCCCAATATATTAACAACTATCTGATTCAAAACAATATCGTTTCCGTCAATATCAGTAAATATTTTTTTCTCATTATTAAAGTAAAGCTGACTAATTTGAGTTGAAAACTCGCCACAAGCCATTTTAAACCACTGAAAAACAAGGTCGTCACTTAACGCAACCCTTTCAAGAAATGTGGACTCAAAAACAGCGACCACATCTTCATAGGTAGTAGCCATTTTAACCACACCCTTTCTTAAAACTTATAGCCTGAAATATTTTCTATTTCATTACGCTTATAAACTGCCACATTGTCAATTCCAACTTCTTTGGCAAGTGGAATAATCATTTTTTTATCGCCTTCAGTAACTACAAGTCTTGAGAGTTCAGCCATAAAATCAGCCTTATTGCTAATGCCAAGAAGTGCCTTTACACTGTTAATATCAAGAATAACAGGATCATTATTATCACTCTCGTCAAGTGAAAAAACGTATCTTCTTATATCCTCGTCAAGAATTTTCAGATAAGCGTTATTGCCAAAGCCGTCAGTACCACAAAACATTCCATTGCCTTCCTGTATCTGAGCCATAACCTCTCCAACATTAAGCTGTGCAAATTTCTTTGCATTTGGTGGAATAGTAATATCTCTTTGTGTTTCCACAGCCCTAAAACCCAATTCCCAATTACGAGTGTTTTCCAAAAATACTCTATCGGTAAGCTGAATTTCCCTTTTAGACTTTACTTCTGTAATATCGTTATTCATTGTGGCAGTAGTTGTATTTTTTCTTACATTTGCCAAATTTTCAATCTTCCTTTCAAATATAATAATAATGTGGCAAGAGTTTATACCCTCGCCACATCAATAATTATTATGTAATTAACCCTGCTTTGTAAGCAGACCAATTTCAAATTCTCTGCCCTTTACAACGTCAGCACCAAGCTCCATATCGAAACGTGTCTTTACTGTACCTGTCTCAACATCATTGCCTGTCATAGTTGTAATACCACCACGTCTGAAGATATTTACTGGAGAATTTGCTCCCTGTGCAATAAACCACAAATCATTAGGATTGTAGTATGTGTCAAAACCTGACTTGTCAGCAAGTGGCTTTGTGAAGTTATATGGGTTCTCAAGTTCAATAAGAGCTGAACCCTTATAGAAGCCATTCAGACCTGTTCTAGCAATCTCATCTACCTGTGTAGCATTGAAGAATGGGATTGGTGTAGAGCCAACTGTCTTATAGCCGTTCCAATCGCAGATACCAGAAATAAGTGAGAAATCACCTGCAATACCAACCTTGCCAAGCTTTCTAACCTTATTTATCATACCGTCAACCTGTGCCTGAGTTGGAGCAGAGTCATACTCGCCATAGAACTTTACATATTCAGTGTTATTCTTCAGTGCAGACTTGATAACATCAAACACATAAGCAACACCCTTATTGTTCATGTCGGTCTGTACCTGTGCCATTTCCTCTGCTACAGTACCAGCAAAATTACCAGAAGCAAGCTCACGATAATCAATAGCCATACCAGAAGAAATTGTCTGAGTTACGATTGGGTACTCTACCCACTTTCTACCTGCAAAACCGACATCAGAACCAGAAGCCTGAAGTCTGGCATCAAGACCCTCATAAGAATAAGTCTTAATTCTTGGCTGCTCATCATAGCCAATCTCACGATAGTTACCAAGGAAATTAAATACTTTTGTTGCCTCGAGAAGCCTTGGCTGTATAATATACTTTACAATAGTATTAATCTCTGCAACTGCTCTGCTATCGCCTGCAAGTGCCTGTTCACCAAGCTTTGAAATTCTTGAACGTACTGCGTCTACCTTCTGACCGTACTTTGATGTATCTTTGCCTGCAAAAAGAGCAGAACAAATCTCAACTACTTCGTTGAAAGCCTTTGCGTTCTTGACAGCAACCTCAGACTTATTCAGATTATTAAGTTCAAAAGAAGTATTAATCATTATTAAAACACCGTCCTTTATTTTACATTCATTAATTAAGCGTGTACAACGACTCTAAGTCCGTTACCGCCAAAACTTGTCTTTTCCACAATTTCAAGATACTCTGCATAATCAGAAACATCAGCACTCTTAGCCCACTTGCCATCAGTACCAACTACAAGCTTGTCACCTACTGCGAGTGTATTGTAAGCTGTTGTTACAACTGCATCGTCCATATCAAAAAGATGTCCTGCAAGAGAAGCAAGAGTAAAAATGCGTGGAAACTCACCAACCTCAATTCTATAATCATTTGGAGTGAGTGTCTCAGGCTTATCAATTCTGTTCATTACAACTGCAAGACCAGTCTGCTTTGCTGTTGTTGCGGTTGGCAGAGCAACAGCCTTTGTTTTAAGATCATATGTAACAGCCATGCCGTTCTCAAGAACAACAGGTGTCTTGAGATAGCCAAAATTCTGCGCTACCTTGAAATCACCAATATTTGCAAATTTAATCATTTAAAATTCCTCCAATCGTATTTTTTTATACAAACAGATTATCAATATCGAGTTTATCATTCTTATCGTCATCGTTGTCGGTATCTACGCAACCAAATATGTCAGCGGCAAAATTGTTCTGAGAATTAATCTCAACAGCCATTGCCTTTTCCTTCTTCTTTGTCTCAGCACCGATACAAGCGTTGATTTCTGTAACAATATCGTTTACCTCGATACCACAACCCATAGGATCTGCGTTAAACTTGTCAAGCTTATCCTTAGCCATGTTCTTTTCATCGTCTGAAAAATCTCCAAGAGCTGAATTGAGTTCTGCAATCTTTGCAGACTTTTTAAGTTCATTCAATTCTGCTTTCATTGTTTCAACGAGTCCGTTAAGTTCATTAATCTTCTCGTCTTTCTGACAAGCATTGGTTTCGGCTGTTGTCTTTTCACCTGTAAGAGTTGCTATCTCTGCATCTTTTGTAGAAATAATCTCATTCATTTCAGCAATCTTAGTCTCGTAATCTGCATTTTTAGTATTGAGTTCAGTAATCTTATTCTCAACAGCAGAAATAATCTGATTAAGTGTCTTTTCGTCCACTTTCTCGTCCTCCTTTATCTTTTGATTTAGTTCTATCAGTATTGCACTATCGTCACTAGGCTCGACAGTTAAAATGCAATATCCACTATAGTCATAAACTTTTGGTACTCTACCTTTTTCGACAGGCTCTCCGTCATACACTATTTTATTTTTACCTTTACCAACAAATTCAACAGAACCATATATTGTATCACCATCATTAATTTTGTTTTCAAGCCATTCAACAAAATGTGGATAACGTTGCTGATTAATATAACCCTCGGCAATAAGAACTTTATGTTTCTCACCATCAATCTGAATATCTTCAATAGACCAACCATCAGCAGAACCTACTTGAACAGAATTTTCAAATAATGGCATATTGCCGTCTTGACCTGTCATTCCATGGTCGTATGGAATATCTTTTTCACTATCCAAAAATGTTGCACAAATAGGCATACCAATAATACTATCTGCATTATTTCTAACATACTGCTCATTGTAACTAATACCATTTTTGTTATAGTGATTACGGTCTTGATGAATTTCGTGTAGTACCAACTTTACACGTCTGCGACCGTCCGACCTCTTTGCTTCGCTTATTTCACAATGAAACACTAACTTTCACCTCTTTTCTGACATAAAATAAACCTAGTCACTAAACGCAACTTAGGTTTTAGTTTGTTGTTGAAGGTTTTGGTTGAGCGTTTCCATTTAGATTTTCGCTCATTATGCTATTTTCGTTTGTCTTTTCAGCTACCTTAGTTCTACCACCGTTTGAGTAGTCTGCATCACTTGGGTCGCTATCTTTGCTACTCATGGTATAACTCGTCTTATGCGTTGGATATTTATTTTCCCAATCATTATCCAGTTCGTAATCCATAAGTGACAAGTATACATCGCTATCCCAACCAGTGCTTGCAATCCAAGCTGTCAAAGACCCCTTACCTCTAGCATAAAGGTCGGTCATATATTTAACCTGTTTATCTCTATCTACAAAAGTAACAGGTAAAATAGCACACTCCATATAAAGCTTTTTATCCTTAATAATATTGGCGTTAATACATTTATTCAATTCCATAATAAACATATTTATCCAATCATATACGTTTCCTGCAACCAACTCCAAATTAAGTGTTGCAACAGCATAGTTTCCTGTACTATTACCGTCAAGGACACTACTAGCAATACCCAAATCGGCAGGCACTTTTGATTTATTGGCATTTTCGTTCTTTTCATCAAAAATAGAAGTGTCAACTTTTATATCATTTAATTTTGTACCTGCGGCAAGCGAGAAAAATGACTTGCCATATTTATTTTGTCTTGTAGTAATAGCATCTTTAACTACCTTATGTTGGTTTCTCTGCTGACTTTCTGTCAAAGTGCAACGTCCGTCTTTTGCTTCAGGAAATGTTTGATAAATAATTTGATTGTTCAACTGATCTAATACATTCCGCTTTGTAGAAGTGAAATAATCTGCGTACAATACATCGTCCAACGCACAAATCATTAGTGGAACACCATAAGGATTAATAGCCTTACAGTTAATTTTTGTCACCATTGTATTATCATTATTTAAAACTTTCCATGGCTTAATATTATTGTGAGTTGAATATTTACTATACGCTTCTCGAATTTCTCTTGGAAAAGCCTGTAGTTTTCTTCTTTTGTCATCTTCTACCATACCGTCAAAATATCTTAAATCAAAAGCAACAATAGGTGAACCATTCTTTCTGCCAACTATACGGCAATAGTCAACAGGCAGATTAATAACGGCACATTTAACTCCCAGTTCATTGATCTCTACAATGTTTAAAGTATCAATATCATCAAGATACTTGTCAGCGAATACGGACTTTGTAATTTCAAAGTATTTAAAGTCCATTCCCTCAATCATATCGTTAAACAAATTATCTCGAATAACTTCCTTATATCTTATTGTGTCAAGAGTTTGTTGCATTAACTGTCTTGCATTTTCAAATTTCTTCTTGCGTTTAGTCTTTGACTTTGAATAAACCACCTTATCCAAGGTGAACATGGTTTTAAGATAGTTGATAGAAGTCATAACAGAGCCATTTTCATAGTACGCCCACCGACAAATTTTGCGAATATTTTTTATATGTATTTGCGGATTATGAGCAAATTTCTTAATGTCCTCAATATTAATAGGCAAATCTTCAATACAATCTTCCCAAAAAGATGTCATTTCATAAAAAGCATTTGACTCATAGGAACGCTCTTGTGTATTTGACACGGAGTTAGTTTCTGAAACATTTTCTGTTTTATCCTGATTGTTTTCAATAACATTCTCAGTATTCTCTGCAATATTCTCAGGCATAGCCTCACCTCACTTTCATTTGTATTTACATTAGTTGAACAAACAACAATAATCGTATTCATCGTTATCAGACAACAAGTCCTTTTCAAGCAAGCAGGCAAAATGATTTCCATAACTTACACTCGTATAACGGTCTTTACGGTTATTGCCTTGCTCTGAGATAACGATAGCACCCGTTTGTTCTTTTTTCGTATAAGTCAATTCAATACATTCCGTTACCAACTCTTGTGTCTGTAAATATGGGTTTTCGTAAAATATCTGGGTATCTGCACTTGTAGCATTATTATATTCTGGTATCTTTTCAATCAAAGACTCTTGTGCTTCTTGCAAGGGTATTAAAAAATCAATCATCTGGTTTTCAAGAACGCTTTTGAACTCCATGGCTATTTCGCTATTTAGCCTTTCAGAAGCGTTTATAACAAACACAATAGGTCTTGCTCCCTCAATCTTAATACGATTGCTAGCACCCTCATCATTCATACAAGTCCATGGCTCATATTCAACATCTCGTTCTTCGTCATATAAAACTCTAGCTAATCTATCATATATCAAAATACCACCATTTCTAGCGTCAAGAACACAATAGTCGGCATCAAAATCGGCATAAAGCTGCTTAATCTTAATTGCTTGCATATCTCCCTCGCCACCTTGAATGGACTCCATGCCACAGACTATTCGCCTATAACCACGTTTCATATTTTTCGAGTCCTCAACATTACCAACTTGGTATGTGGTAGTTTCAGGTAAAAGCCTTATACACGAAAAAATAGAATTATCGTTTTTCTTGTTAGTAACAAACGCCATATCACAAGCGACTATACGAATTTCTCCTTGTTGTTTTGGAATAGCGTAAGGATTTCTTCTATGCGCTAATACATCAACGTTCTTGCGAGGATAAAAAGGCTTTTTGCAACGCATATTAGTAGAAAACATTGAATAACTGAAGAAAGCCGAAGTATTTTCTTTAACTCTTTCATTAAGATACTCCAATCTCCAAGTTAAACTATCTTGTTTTTTCTTTTCATTCTGCATTTGTTTCATAGTACGAATATTATGTTTGAGTGTAATAGACTCGTCAAATGCCAACAAACAAGTATCAATATCGCCAGTCTGATAACTTTTCAGCATATTGCTCTCAGCCATATCTACAATATCCCACATCCAGTGTCCGTTATCAAGCCAACTTGAAGATATGTAAATATTAATTGGTTCTTCTTTTAATTCAGAAATATTTTCATAATAAGGATCAAGCAAATACTGTGTCTGCCTTATGGTCTGAAATGGTGATAATATACTATCGTCAATTTCCTTTTTGATTTGTCTATATTCTTCCCTTATGAGAGCAGAACTTCTGTTACCACGTCCACTTTCACCTGCCGTTACAACCGTTATCGTACTGCCATTTTTGAAATATACGATAACTTCATTTTGGTTATCTTTAATGCCCTTAATTTCTTCTCGCAATTTTGGCGACCACGCCATTAACTCGTTTCTGATTTTAGACGTGACAATCAGTTTGGCTTGTCCCTTTGTTGCGGAAGCAATAACAACTTTACTATTGGGATATAAGATACATCTACAGCAAGAATATAGTGCAATAATAAAAGACTTTGCAGCAGCTCTACAAGCAATAATAACTATAAAATTACATATTCCCATTAAATATAGAATAATAGCTTGATACCAATGTAATTTCAAGCCCAAATAATCAGTTGCAAACCTGTGCAAATTTCTTCTAAAAAATGTACACCACCTATATGTATGATCCACATTTGTCGGATTGCTTAGAAAATGAGTTGAAGGAAACTTAGTGTGCAACAGAGCTTGTTTGTCATCAGCATACTTATTTCTCCTAGCCATTTTCACCATCGTCCTTCACACAATAAGTTTTATCACGTTCATTAGTTCCCAAAACTAAATTTTTAATAGGTCTTAAAATAAACCTCTTTATATAGTCACCAAGTCCATCAAAATCTTTGTAAAGTTCTTTATCCTTATAATATTCTTCAGGAGTATATTGACTAATAGTTGCCAATGTGACACCTAAAGTTTCTTCCGCACTGTTATCTATCTCTTGTACTGTTTTTAAGCCTGCCTGTTTAAAAGTGTCACGATACAATTTTGTAAATTTTTCGTAATCATCATACCGTTTTTCCTTAATAGCTTTTTTCTGTAACAATTTTGTTGTACACAGGTCTTTTATAAAAATCTCTTGGTTGTTATCGGCATTTGGATTTTGTGACTTTAACATTTTATAATGTTCTTCCAAAATCGGATAATCCTCAGAACCAAATACACCAAGTCCCCAACGTTCAACCGCAACCTTTGTTGGAGAAGATTTACCCTCTGACTTTAATTGTTCCAAATCTTCCTCGTTATTAATAGCAATGCCATTGACTTCAGACAAATATGTATCATATGTTTTACCTGCATATTGTTGTAAATTACAATGTCTGATATAATTTCTGATACGGCTTTGGTTTAGATCTTTTTTCTTGCAACTATTAAGCAAGCTTTCCTGAATATAGATATCGTAATGTAAACATATGCGCTTAATAGCTTCATTTGGATCGCCCAATAATAACGTATATTGTTCTACAAGGTTATCTAAACAATGATTACAAGTTGGCAAGAAATTATTATTGCCATTGTATAAAGGTGATTGGCTATATGCAAAATTGTTCTTTTGTGTGGCATATCTTTTGCCACAGGTCACACATTGATAAGGCTTTTTTATTAACATTTCTTGTTCTTCGTCACAAGAAATGGTTTTTATTACTTTTGGTTGTTCAATATATTTAGTGGTTTTAATACCAGATTTATTTTGTGTTGATACACTACCTTTTTTCCTTGGCATAACCAAACCACCTCCTTTTTATTTGTTTAATTTTCAAGCCAATATAAAAGCACTCCAATTTTCAATCAGAGTGCTTAATTTGGTATCTATTTAATTACTATTCTTTAATAACCTTGTTCTCAAATTTCTTGTAGGCATCAAGATACCACTCTTTTTTATCGCCATTGTATGTTAATTCATAATACATACCGTCAAAAAGAGTGCTTGAAAGTAAGTATTTCCAATTCTGCAATGCCTTGCACTTCCATACTGTGTAAACTTCAAAATCAGGCTTTATATCTGATTTGTCAAGATGTTCTCCAATATAATCTTTTACAATTTCTATTGCTTTTTCGTCCATAATTATTTCCCTCTCTATATTTGTGTAATAAAAGCACCCTTTTATAGCCCTATGAGTGTTTGATTGCTCAAAAATCAAATTTATCCTTATTCTGACTTATTTTCTTCTTGTCAACCCTGATATAAAATTTTCTTGTCACGTCAGTTCCACTATGGTTGAGCAATGCCGAAACATCTTCTAGTGACATACCTGCGTTTTTATATAGCGTAGCTCCCGAATGGCGAAAATCATGAGCGTGTAACGTTGGAACATTAATCATTTCACCAATAATATGACACCAAGAATTTAATGTGCCATTAGTTACCTTATCAAACTTTCCGTCTGTGTAAGAAACAAAAACATAGCCATTGTCAATAATATTATTTGTCTTGCGGTACTCAAGTAAACCTAACAGCAGTTCCTTAACTTCTTCCGAAAAATAAAGAGTTACAACATAGCCTTCTTTTTCAACTACATCATTGACAACCCTATTGTCAAAATCAATTTGTTCCCACTTAGTATTCGCAACCGCATTAACTCTAGCCATTGTAGACAATGAAAATAGAGCATAACACTGATATTGTAAAGCCCTATGTTTCTTATGATGCGTGTCAGCGTTTTCTACTAAGTTTTGTAAGGTAATTCTTAATTCCTGTACCTGTTCAACAGTTAAAAACGTCTGAGTAATAACATCTGTATCTTTCTTAGGTCTATCCATAAATTCCATTGGGTTTTCTGTAATTAACTTCTTCTTACGCAGAAATTTATAAAAAGCCGAAATTGAAGCCATACGCCTTTTCATACGTCTTGAATTATTACCCTCAGTTTTACAAAAATATAAAAATTCAGTTACATCATCTTCCGTTAAGTCAATAATACTTTGATTGCCCTGATTTTTGTATATGTATATCCACCAAGACTCTAAATCATTTTGATAGCCTGCGATAGTCTTTTCGGAGAGTTCTCTAAGTGACATATCAATTTTATATTTGTTCCATAGTTTCATTGTTTCAGAATTGATTTTTGAAAGTATTTCATCATCATGTACTTGAATACGTTTGCTTTTCTTAGCCATTTAACCTCTCCTTTCTTCTCATCTCAAGCTTTCTTTAGAGTGCTGCTTTTAGCACTTATTCTTCAAATGGGATTTCTTTAGAGTGTTGCCCTCACACTTAATCTTCTTTATTTCGCCCATAAGGGCTTGAATTTTGTTTTTGGAGTAATACAAAATTCTCAAAACCATAACTCCATAGCTCGCTGTTTTTCTGTCTTTAATCGTCTTTTGGAAACAACAAACCTCACCGACCACCTTTTTACAAGTTAGCCCTCTTGTACATTTATACGGCATTAAAATACCCCTCACTGGGACACATTGTTAAGAGGTGCGTGAGGTTGAATTACTTTGTAATTAAAACTAAGGATAGTCAACAAAACTTTGTCAACTATCCGTGCAAAAATCTCGTCAGATTTTTCATTTAAAAGACTCAACGTGGTACGCATTTTTAAGAGGCGTGTTGAGTTCTGTTTTGGCTGTCAGAGTGAGACTCGAACTCACAACCTCCGCATTAACAGTGCATTGCTCTACCGATTGAGCTATCCGACAATATGCAGGATAACGCTTGCTATCCTGCAAAATATAATAAAAGGAGTTGTATTTAACTACAAATTATTCGTTAATTGTAAAACCAAAATAAAGCTTTGGAACATAATCTTCTTCAATAAAATCCTTGCCGACAAAATCTCGCTGAACGAAAACAATACTCTCATCACCAACAATTATTGGCTTATCGTCACGTCTTGCTCTTTCACAAAACAACTCGTTTTCAAAAGTTGAAACAACAAATTCGCCACCATATCCGTTCCACTCAGGCGAATCAAGAGAAATGGAATTAATTTTAGTTTTATTGTCAAATGATAAAAATTTCTTGATAATCTTACAAGCCAACTTGTAATCACATAAAACACTAAAGCCCTCATTTTCCAGATATACATCTATAATATCCTGCATGAAAGTATCAAAATCGTTATAACTCTTTTTAATCATCATAGTATTCACCTACTTTACTTTTATATCATAGTTGGCAATCTTGCCAAATTCATTATCAAATATAAACAGGCTTGCACCCGTGTCAGAAGTCTTGCCTAAAGACATAGCATAGTCATCAGTGCCTACCATGGAACGTATTGTAAGCACCTCTGAATGTTTTGCATTTTCCTTTGAGGTTTGGTGATGCACATGACCTGCCAAAACGTAATCAATGTTTGTATTGTACGCTCTTGAAAAAGAACTTGTGCAGTTCTGTAAATCCTTTACCTCACCATGACAACCAAGCACGTTATAACCCTCAACATCGATGAAACAAAAGCCTGTTTCATTCTCAATTATGTTTACATTTCGATTATATTTAAGTCTTTCCCTTATGAAAGCAATAATCACCTTTGCCATGTTTTCATCAGGAAAACTATTCTTAGGCTGTCCGAGAAGTCTAAGTTGTGAATGATTACTGTCCTTAACCATTTGGAAATTCACTTTTGTATATTGAGAAAGATCATTGAGCCAATTAGCAAGAAATTCAGCATACTTTATTGCCGAATCTATGACACCATATCTAAGGTGCATAAGCTGAGAATTTAATCTGAGAAGTCCTGATATACTGTCGCCAAGTTCCCAAACATTAATTTCTGCCAAGTCCTCTTTAGCAATGATGTCAACAACTTTTTCGAGCATACTCCACATTCTGCGTTCAAATATCTCTGGAGAATATTCGTTTATTACATTGCCAAATAGATCTTTTATGCAAAACTCTATGCCAAAGTGACAATCAGTAAATGCCAATATCGCAGATTTGCTATTATTTACTCCAGATAAATAATCAGGAACTATGATAGGTTCTATATTAGAAATTGCATTGACTATTTTTTCAGTTATCAATTCATCTCGTGCATTTTCCCTAAGCCACCTATTATTCTCCAACTTCTCTGTTTGAAGTTTGTATCGCTCTTTCTTTAATTCACGAATTTGGTCTTGAATTTCATTAAGGATGTTTTCTGTATCTGCAAAAGTTTTCTGATTTGCATTGAACATTTTCTCGAAGCATTGAAATTTCTTACGATAAGTTGACTCGCCAAAATCAGCGTTAAGCAAATTATTTAAAATATCCCTGACATCATTCCAAGTGCCTATCTTTTCCTTATCTTTGCACACTCTAAATATAAGCTCGTCATCAGACTCACCTTCAAATCTTTTGTATGTAGAAATTTTAAATTCCTCCCATTATGCAATTTCGTCTGTCTGGTTTACAGACAACTTTACTTCCTGACCGTTGAAATCTGACATAAGTTCCGCAAGGGCAATTTCACCCTCAATATCTTCAACGCTAAATGTTATTTTTCCGTTCTCTATGTTTACAATGCCCTGTACCGACAGAACGTTCTTTTTTGTTATTTTAGCCATTTGCTTAATCCTCCAATTCGTCAGCCCAAGTTGATACCCAACCTCTATGATTAGTATGCAACTCGCAAATCTGACAATGTTCTTTTCCCGAAAAATGATTTAGATATTTCTCAAATCCACTTGCCTTATGATTGGGTAAATCAATCTGTCCTGTATGCCCTATGCAAATTGTCTTGCAGTTTTCGCCTATTCTTGTTAAAGTCTTTTTAAGATTGTCAAAAGTTGCGTTCTGAGACTCGTCAATTATAATAACTGCGTCCTTAAAGTTGACGCCTCTAAGGTAAACGTCCGTAAGAGGTTTGATATAGCCTTCTTCATACTTCTCAGAAACAAGACTATTTGTACATACAGCCGTAAATGGATTTATGCCAAGTGTCTGTAGTGCATTATAGAGTGGTTCATAGTAAACCTCACTCTTTGAAGTTACATCACCGGGTAGAAAGCCCAACCTACCTTCTGCACAAGGCGAAACAATATAAATAATCTTTGAGAACATTTGGTACTGCACAAGTAAATTTGCTATACCAACGGCAATGGTAGTTTTGCCACTTCCACTTTTGGAATTACAGAAAATAATATCATTGTCCTTGTTCCAAATTGCATTAGCAAATTCTTCTTGTTCTTTATCTAATTGTAGACTATAAAACAGATCACCGTCAATTTTCTCAGGTGGGTTATCATACGAGGTTATTGTATTATTATTTTTCTTGCCCATGATAACACCGCCTAATTAATTTCATCAAACGATGTGACGATCTTATCGATCACTTTGTACTTCACAAGTTCATCACGAGATAAATACCAATCTTTATTTCTATTTTTGTTAAAAGTCTTTTCGTCAATGTCCGTCCTTGCGAGGATATATGACTTCATGCCTTCAAGCTGTTTCTTATAATTTTTCTGAGCTTCCTCAATTTCAGCAGCACTACCCTGAAAAGCAGCAGAGCCTTGATGAACGAGCATTTGACAATGTTCAAACGCATATCTACGCTTACCAGCAAGAAAAATAAGAAAGCCTGCACTCATAGCAACACCCATTCCAACTGTAACAATAGGAATATGACTACTCTGTATCAGGTCACAAAAATAATTTGCCTGTTCTATATCTCCACCATAACTATGAATGAAAATAAATATTGGCTTTGGATTTTCAACTTCTCTTTCTTCCATGTTCATCTGAATAATAACCTTACTTAATTCAATGAGATTATAAAACTCATCTACTTCGTAATCAATAAAAAATGTTCTGTTTTCTCTCGATTTCCAATAGTTATACTCTTCAGGCGTAGGATATTTTCTCTTATCCAAACTATCTACAATGGAAATTGGAAGTTCTTCTGTTACTGTCATAAAAAAAATTCCTTTTCTAAATAAGTTAGTGGGATATGCCCACCCTTACAGACGTGCTGTAAGATATTTTTTTTAATCGGCTCTGTACTTGGCAAGCAGATTAACAACCGCAGATGTTTCCTCTGCATATCTCTTACCACGATTAGAGCCATTGTTTTTCAGACGGCACGTTTTGAAAATCTTAACGTTCTTAATGTTCTGACGAAGATAATCCGCCTCGTCCTTTGTGACGAAAATCATGTGTAAAATAACCACCTTTTCAATTTTAATTTTGTACACAATGCCTATTGAATATTGACTTTGTACGTGATATAATATATCATGGATAAGTATGTTTATTATCTATATCCATAATAAGAAATAACACCATAGAATAAAAATACCTCACAAACGCCCAATAATAAAGGGTTTGCGAGGTGTTTTACTATTTTCTATTTAAAATTGACTACTTCACATTATATTTCTAGCTTTAGCCATTGATTTTCTTTGATATTCAAGTTGTTTAATATGTTGACATTCATCACACCTTTGCTTATTGTTTGCCTTGCTATCAACCACAAACTCTTTACCGCAATCACAGCAGGTTAAGACCTTGGTTTTAATTTTTTGATAACCTTTACAATTTTTACAGTACAACTGACTATTTGATCTCTTATAAAATAGCCTTCCACAATTTTCGCAACGTGCGTATTTTTTACCTCTATACAGCATATATTCTTTGCCGAGTTCTCTCATGTCGGTAATTTTTAGCACTATTGGAGAATTATCATCAATAAACTTTACTTTAAGATTTGTATTTCCGACAGCAAATGCTGGTTGTAACATTCCTGCTTTAACCAACTTATGTATCATCATTTCTTTTTCATATTTAGTTTTATTAACACTAGACAGAGAAAATAACATCTTGTGACTAGCACAAACCCAATTATTATTCCTTGCGTTAAGAATGTTTCTATATTTAGCAAGACACAATGCCGTGAAAGCTATTCTCTCAACTGGTGGGCTTTTAAGCTCTGCTATATTTTCAAGTTCCTTTTGTGTTATGCCAATGTATTCAATATTAATTGGTGGGTTATTGCGTGTCCTATCAACTTGTCTTTCAACGCTTTTCTCCCAATTTGAAGGTCTGTAGTTTATACCTGTTGATTTGATAAAATCAGTTAGCGTAGTAATTATTTTAGATTTTTTATATTTCATTACATATCGGTAATATTTAGCCAACAAAAACAATGATTGTGATGGTTTTACACCCAAATCTTTACTTTCAATTATTCTTTCCGCCTCGGCAATTTCATTTAAGAATATATCCATTTATACACCAACCTTTCTTACGGCTTTTCTATATTTTGTTCCACCATACTCAATATCTCCAGTCTCATCGGGTACATAATAAGTTATCTGCCAATCATTTAATCTTAAAAGATTTTCAACAATAGTGTCGCCACAAATATCCCATACAAATTTCTTAGATTTCTCTGTTTTATAGCATATATCAAGCAATATATCACACAACACAAATTCATCTGTGCAAATCTCAGAACATAACTTACGATAATTTTCTGTCATTATCATCTTGTCATTGTCAATTTGTTCTTTGTCGAAACGTTGTTTTTTAGACAATACCATGTATTGAGTTATATCCCTTGTATAATTCTCGTACATTTTTTTTAATTTGGAATAGTCAGAGTGCTTATCATTTTGTCTGCATTGCATAACTTTATAATCAAATCTAGCTGACGATTTAACTTCCGTATTATAATTTTCAAAAGCCGACTCAACAGCCCTACAAATACGATTCATGGTACAATTATTAGCACTAACAGGCATTTTTTTGTAATACCAATCCAAATACTTTAGCTGATCTTCCGTTTTATCTTTAAGAACCTCTAATTCGGAAATCGTCATGCCAAATAAATTTATACATTGAGCATTATTATTTTCAATATAATTTTTATATTTTGACATTTCCTGCGGATATATGTAACACATAAAATATGGTTTCTTATCAGCAATGATTGTTTTGTTAAATTCCTTTGCGACTCTTTCCTCGTCACTATCATTATCATTGTAGTTTAATGCAAATCTGTTGTACCACGCCCCAGGCATAGGCTTGGATATAATACCTTTTGCCTTATCTATCGTGTTCTGCTGGATAAGCTGACCGCACATAATACGATAATCTAGTATTTTGTATTCTTTGCTTTCTTTTGGGTATTTTACCTGAACATCGTACATTGCGGTTATCCTATTTGTGACCTTGCCAATTTCCTCACCAAAGCTGTTATAATTAGCCTGCATTAAATTAGACTCACAAATGATTTCTTTATTTGCTTTTTTTTGAACACACATAATTGTTTTAGTAGGTCTTGTATTTTTCAACAATATTGGATTGTCTGTTGTTATAAGACAATCTCCGTCTTTATCAAAACCATTTAACGCTGCTGCCATACTGTCATGACAGTTGACAATATTAACAGTTGTCATGTATTTATACCATTCAGACATCATTTTATTAACTGTAACATTCATGACCCTAATATTATTATGGCAGCTCATTGGCGCTCTGAAACAAACAACCCTATCAGACCCATAGTCAGACCAATATTTTGAATACATTTGTCCAGCTTTAAGCAATCCATAATCATCATTCTCAACATTTACTCCAAATATTTTTTGACATAAGGCAAATGGATCGCCTGAAATAACAGCATAATTACCATGCACTTTAAGTACACCAATTTTAGCCTGTGTAATTTTTTTCTTAATCATATAATTAATACGATTTATAACAAATGGGTCATTTGCCATGCTTGGTTCTATCATAACTGACTTGGCAACATTGTCAATCTCGTTTAAGCTAAAATCCTCATCTGAAGTAGCCCCATTTAAAAACAATATAGTCTTGTCAATATCTCCGTGAATTACATCTTTTATTTCATTAACCGTAGGGGCTATCAATTCTTGAATTTCCTCATCTGTTAATTCATAGCTTTGCAGAAATTGATAATTCATATTGCGTTCATTTTCAAGTTTTTCGGGACACACTTTTGTTACTCTAAAGCCATATCCGTTTTTCTTACAATTTTCCAAATATGAATCAATACTGTCATAACTATCCCACAATTTTAACATCGAAGTTGTAAGTATTAAGTCTACATTCTTTATATTATGTTTATTTCCCCATACATCAATAACAATACAATCACCATTTTCATTGAATGTACCATATTCATAGGCAAATTTATGAAAGTCAAACGTGAACACCATACCCTTACAAAAGCTATTTCTTATGCAATACCCACTAGGTATATAGTCCTCAAGAACATCCTTAGCCCATGTCTCCGACAATGTGGGCGTTATTAAACCATAACCGTCACTGTCATTTACTTCTATAATTTCAGGATTGTCAGGCTCAGTTAATACAGGCTCTCCATCAAACTCATCTGTTATTTTTATAACCTTTTCTTTACAAGTTACAATCAAATCATCTACCACAAGAATATCTTTTGGATGTGTCACAGGCACAGAAGCTGAACAAGTTAATGCTTTATAAGCTTCAAACTTAGCAGGCACAAGCTCCTTGTTTAAGTTTCTTCCATTATTCATGCGTCTTGTTAATTCCTCACATAATTTTATATGCTGTGAGTTCTTTGCGGCAGCATAAATAACTGTGTTCTTTTTTATACCATTTGTTGTGCCTATAAGTCTATTATAGTACGTTCCGTTTATTCTAAATCCGTAACTCAGCTTAAAAATATCTTCCTTATTATTCATTATAATCGCAACATAGTCAAGTTTACATTGAATGTTATCTAAGTCCTGATAACATTTCTTAATTTGTACACTCGTATTTCTCGACTTTGGCTGCTTTTTCAAAAGCTTTATTTCTCTCTTAATTTCCTTTATCCTATCTGCGGTAAATTTTCTATCTAATGAATTTATCTCATCAATCATTTGTAAAATTTGTCCGTCAGCAAGAGAAATAATTTCCCTATTATCTCTAGCTTCTTGTATAGAGATCTTTAAATTTTTATCAGGTGCTTTTAAAATTCTTGAACTGTGCAACTTAAAAATAAACTGCTGATACATTTGTTGTTTAGCCATTTGTTATTCCTCCCATATATTTATTAATTACTGCCTTTTGTAATTGCTTTGAAAAATATTCTTTAATCACAGAAACCAACTGCTGATTGTCCGAATATTTAAGTGTTTCAATTTTTACAAATTTAGTTGCTTTTTGCCAATAGCACTTTCCGCAATTAGTGGAATTATTTTTTATCCTACGATTATACATCTCGGTTACACACACATCAATCAAATTTTCTTTGATGAAAATTGTGAAAGGAGCAGTAATATCGCTTGCAAACTTCATCATAATCAAATATGGGGAAGATGATTTGCCTTCAAGTATGTCGATTTTACAATGATGACATACTTGCGCATACCATTCTGGAATAACTTTACAAACCTCTACCAAACTATGAATATGTCGTCTCTGCTCTTGCTTTTTTAATTCCGCATTGTGTTTTTTCATTGATAAATCAACATATTTTTCCATAATTTGATTTACAAAAGTAAATTTTCCGTCAAACATTACATTCTCTAAAGGTATTTCGTTAAAATTCCAAAGCGGTAAATTATTATAAGGTAACAAGTTTTTATTCAAAAGATCTTTAACTTTAGACAAAGTGTTTTTCTGATAGTCAAACATTGCATATGCAATATTCTCAATATGTGTCCTGCCAGTTGAATATTTTTCCTTACCGCCAATCCAAATGTCATTAATTTTAGCAGCTTGATACAACTCATGGCGTTCTATTTGCTCACTTGCTATTGGCGTACACTGAAATTCTATAACGTGCTGCTGTCCGCCAAACTCAAACATGATGTCAGGTCTTTGTTTTGTTTCTTCTATATAACCCTCCATAACAGCCTTGACAACACCATTTTGTTTCTTAATCCAATTAAATAATGCTATTTTACCTTGAATATGTTCTTCTGTTTCGGGTTCAGAGTAAATTGTCTCACATTTAGTTTTGTCTTTGTGTCTAAAATAAGGGCTTACCAATTTGCCATGACAATATTCATACTTCCCATGACAAATAGGACATTGCAAAATTCCTTTGTCCGCCCATTTTTTCAAAGTATCTTTATCATACTTATTGTCATAACAATTTATAGGTTGATTATTAATTTCTGCTATAAGCATTTATATCTCCTATCTTTATATCTATCATAATCTACGTTCTACCGTCAGGAACATACATTAATTGTGTTAAATTTTAAAGAGTAATACTTTACAAGTAAAATTATACTCAAAACAATTTAGCTGTAAAATTAACACAATTAATGTACAATTTTAACTAATCTTTATTTCTCGCAGCTAAAAGCTTTTGTTTATGTTCTTCTGAGATAACTCTTTTAGTTGGGTGAGCGTTTCTAATACTAATGGCTTTGGCAGGAGCAATAAATGTAGCTCCGATAAACGTACCGTCAATGTGTCTTGTTTCATCAATCTGTTTCCAACCTTGTTTTTTGCATTTGTTGGCATACTTCTCAATACAAGTATACAAATTAGCGACCCATTCGCCATTCTCGCATGAAATGTTAATTGTAACCTCACGTTCCTCTGCGGTTACTTTACTTGTTACCGTATATGTTTTCATAGATTTAACTCCTTCCCAATTCCTTTATAATTTCGTTGCTAACTAACACAAATTTAGTAAACTGTTTTCTATCAGACAATATTACATCTTTCTTAGTCTTAACCTTCTTCCTAGTCATTTGATTATGCCAACCTCTCGTGGTGTTTATCTTCTTGTAAACTATAGACAGCGTGTGTGCATGGTGAGCCGATCTATCATTCATAACCTCTGCCAGTGTGTAAGCAATAAAATCAAAGCTGTCCTCTAAAGTAAACTGTGTAGCATTATAAATACAACCATCGTCAGATGTAAACCTATCCCCATTACCTACACAAATCATAAGCTGATTACAAGCCTGAGTAAACCAAGCCTGATATACATGATTATCCGCAATAGCATTTATAATACTTGGCTGTATTGTAGTACAATCACAATTGTACTTATCTGTAAACTCACTAAGAGCCGTAACAGTACAAAAGCCTAGCATTGAAGTCATTTGAGTATAAACTCTATGTAGCATATCTGCAAACTCAACAACCTCACCTGTAGTTCGTAAAGCATTATCCTGTAACTTCACTATAAGCGGAGTGCTAATTTGTTTCTTCCATATATTTAGAGCTTTTGCATTTGGTATTTTTTTAGCCGATAATGCAAGTAACATATTCTGAAGCTGAGTAACCGTAGCTTGTAATAGTTTTAATTCATTGTCCTTTTCCGAGCCTTTCATAATATAACTGCCTGTTCTATGTATGGTTGGAAGTACCTCGTCAAATATCCAACTCTCAAAGCGTTCTGCGGAAGGGAGTTTACTATGTGCTATAAGACGATAAACATCACCCTCTGAGATGAATTTTGTTTTCTGCACACCTCCAGCCGAAGGGGTCGGTAAAACGCAGACCCCCTTACAATGAGATGTTATTGCGTCCGCTGGTCTTGCATACCCCAACGCCTTTGCCACGTCAGAGCCGCAAAAGTAAATCTTGTTATCAATATCTACCGTTCTTACCTTGCCAAAATCTTTGCTCTCGAATACTGTTACCATAGTTTTGTTGTTTTCTGTCATTTTAATCTACCTTTCCATTTTAGTTGCTGTCATATAATTTATCGTGTATCATTTTCTTTTGCCAAAGTTCTAGCTCCTGAACGCTGTTAAATCTAGGAATATTATCCTTATTTATATGTATGTGAAAATCTCTCAGCACTCTAAGACACAATCTAACTTGCTGTTCTGTAGGCGGTTGTTTACGGATTGTCTCGTTGTTGTTTATTCTTTTAGCTTCTGCGAGTACGCCATTGGTATACTCACTGCCTGTAAGTTTTGTTAGTTTAGGCATTGTTAATTACCTCCATTCCTGATTTTATTTGTATGTATCGGTCAACGATTTCCTCGAAAATATCTCTAAGAGCTGTATCGCTATCAATAACATCTATCATTGCTACGTTTTTACAATCTGTTTGTGATAACAAATAATTTTCTTTGTAGGAGTCAAGGTCAATATCGTAGTCTGACTTCATCATACTGTAAATATCACCATAAATAGATTTTCTATCATCATCATTTGTATAACCTAAGATCTTTGCAAGCGAAACAATTTTCTGAGACATCTTGTTTTTCCAAGAAGAATAGTGTACAGGTGGAACAATAAGCATTATTTTCTGCCACATACGAGAAAGCTTGTCTTGCATTGTGGTGTTCTGTGCAGAAATGATTTGCAACTGACGTATAAGCTGTTCATTAACTTTATTAAGCTGACCCACTTCATTGGCAGCATTAACAATCATAGAATATTCTTCTCTTGATAATGTTACGGTATTTAAACTATTGGAGATAAGCCTATCCATAATCTCCCAACACCAATCCATGAACTTATCTGCTAATGGTTGCCTAGACCAACGGCAAATCTCCATAATGCCTTTGCGGTTATAAAACATTCTGTCCTGAATTGCACCATTAGAGTCGATAGCCCCAGAACGCACCCCTCGACTAAAGTCACTTTTAATTAAACAACTATAATTATCAAGTCTATCTCTATGTTTCATGTGAATCTTTTTAATTGCTTCACTTGGATTTTTATAACCCAATGCTCTACCAATCTGTTCTCTTGTGACAAGATACTCATTGTTAGCGTTACCCCAAAAGTCACAAGTTGCGATTTCATTAAATATGTCTGTTTCTACAAGTTTCAAATTGTTCATTTTGTTGTCTCCTTTATTTTATCTTACATATAATCTTCTTTGTATGTATCGTCAGTTTCAGCCAGCATAGTCCAATACTCACTGCGAAACCTCAAATATTCTTCATTATCGTCCAAGGGCTTGTCATGAGCCTCGTATGTATAATCTTCAGGAAATAGTTGTTGTAAAGAAGTTGTTTTGCAATTTCTACTCATTATTATCACCGTCCTCTGTGTTAAGATAAGACTCATTATAATCAGTCTTAGAATTAGTTTTTGAAAATATCGTCTGATATTTCTTAGTCGCAATAATATCGTTTTTATCAGCTAAACTGTAACTGATTAAATACTCATTAATAATATCTTCTATCATATTGCGATATTGCGGAACACACTGATATGGGTCAAGAGGATAACATTTATCCAAACAATTTTCATACAAATAGTCTTGTTCTATCTAGTATGTATCAAGTCCGTATCTGTTAGCAAGCTCTTTAAGAATTTCTCTATACAATGCACCCCTAGTAATACCAAGACTATCTTCTATTAATTTATATTTAGGGTGCATACAACCAAACCATGGACTATATGTTTTCTTGGGTAATTTGTTTTTCTCTAATTCTTCTTTGAGATTTATTACCTCTGCTTTTAATTCTTCAAAAGCCTGCGTATTATATGTACCAGTTTTACGAAGTGAAGGAAGAACCTCAGAAGTTACCCAGTGTTTGAAATTCTTTGCGGTTGACAATTTACTTCCAAATACAAGAGAATATAGACCGCTTTCATTTATAATTGTCATTCCATAGTGGCTAATATTTTTAAGGTCACCATTTTGGTACGCTTTAAGTTCATCATAGTTTAAGAACCTTTTATCTTCAATATCTACATGATCTTTTATAGCGTTAGCTAAAGCCTTACTTTTAACTTTTCCATTTCCATAACCCAATATCATTGCCACGTCCTTACCTACAAACCAAACTTCTCCGTCAATCTCAACCGTTCTAAGTTCTCCAAAGTCCTCGTTTTCAAATACTATAATCTTATTATCTGTCACGTTTATCAATCCTTTCTAATTTTCTTGTTCTTGTGTATTATTGGCAGAAATTCATCTACCTTATAGGTGTACTTTAGTCTGTCAACAGCTTCTTGAATATGTTGTTGTATGTTCAGATCTGAACTAAGCACATAAACGTTAGGAGCATTGTAGACCTTACCATTTTTTTTATAAGAGCCTGTAATGTGTTTGATTATTAGTCCATTGTCACATAATGCCTTTAAATAGTTATCTAGCTGTCTAACCGACATATGCAATTCTTCTGCTATTACCGTTTCTTTCTTGTAACAGCCACAAACACTCTCTGTTATAATTTCTGTATTTTGGAAGTTCCATGACTTAATGTATAGGTAAACACGAAGAAGTATTGATTTAGACAGCCTATTTGAAATAGACATTAGTTTGTCCCATTCTGTGTCGTACAATATTACGAAATTATCTGGAGGGTCAAATACCGCTTTGTTGACCTTAAATCTTAAATGAGCGTTTGCATTGACATTATTTGATGATTTATAGTCACATTGGTTATCCCAAGTCAAATCTGATCTGGCAATAAAAATATTGAAAAGTGCTTTTATCCTATGAGTATTTTCTCTGTTACCTTTACTATAAATGGAACAATGACACAATTCCAAAATTTCATTTATAGATGTACTTACCGTCCTTGTTCTAGTTTCATATAGGTAACTAAGACAGCGATACAATAAAATTTCAAAGTTGTCTGCTGAGTCAGCGTATATATATTTCTTGGGCATTTTTACAAAATAATTGTCAGTTATGATTTGTCACCACCTTTTATTGTTAGTTCACCATTTTTGCAATCTGTATACCAAAAGTGTAGGTCAAAATGCAAAAAAGTGTGCAATCTGTATACCAAAAGTGTAGGTCAAAGTGTAGAGTAGAATAATATTAGATATCTTTAGTAATAAGAGAATCCTTACTGTGGCGTAAACGCCCCAGAAAAATTTATTGTTTACTACAATTAACTGACATTAAATATCACTTCCTATAACTTACAATTTTGTAAACAATATTTACTTCTTGAATTTGATTTTAAAATATGATATCATTTCAAGTGTACTCGTTTAATGGTGAAAGGGTATACTAATAGAGCTGAGAGATAAATTGAAGTGAAATCATATTTTAAAAATTGCAATTTGAAATTGCAAGCAAATCAAGTAAGCAACTCTCAAACGTACTCGTTTAATAGTACATTTACAATTATAATGTACAATTAAATGGTTGTCAATATACTTATGCAAATTTATATGTAAACTTTTAGTGTATTGGTTATATTTATAATTATAATTTTGATTGTAATTATAAATTGTAAGTTTATGTGAGATTGTACAATTAATAGGAATTATGATACTGTGTTATTATGACAATGAAGTTTTGTAATGATGAGATATTGATTTGTTGTGCTGCGCACAGCTAGTCAGTTATATTCTCGCTACGCTCGCATATAACTTCCCTGCTTGATTATCGTTCCCTACGGTCACGCTAATCTTCACAGATTTTTTTCAGCTAAAGGATTAATGTTTGTATGGATTGTCTGGCAACTGTTTAAACATTTTGTTTCGTCTGAACATTTTGTTTTGGAACGTTCGGTAAAATTACGATCGCTTATTCGTTGTTTTTGCTTGTAAATCAAGGCGTAAAAACGTTTTTTTCGTTTTTACGATAGGTTATTTTATGAGTTTTATAAATGATATTTTGATGGCTTTTTATTGTTTTGAGATGTTTCGGTGATAGTGTATTATTTTTGAAGCGTAGTTTAATGAGTTGACAGTGAATTAAAATTTGATTTTAAATGAGTGATTGTTTAAGTGTAAAACTAGATTTATAGCCATTTTAGGACAAAAAAATAAGACCTATTATGGTCTTTAATTGGAGTGTATTTTTAGGGATTATGGGTTATTTTTTTATGGTGTAGAAATAATGTTTGCAAGTTAATTTTGGTGTGTTTTGGTGTATTTGGGTATATTTTAAGGTTTGAAAAAGTTTAAAAAATGGCATAGATACGAGGTTTACTCGAACGCATTATCGAATGAAAATTTGGTTTTTTGGTGGGGTAGTGGGATAGTGTGCAGGAATTTTAAAAAGTGCTATTTTGATTTTAGATTTGGTTTTGGGGTGTGTGGATAGAGTGGAACTACTAAGGGGATAATCTCGTTTCCATATGTTCCCATAAATGTAAAGTCACCCCCTCCAAGGCTATTTAATTAAGTATATTAACATATCCATAAAACCGCATATTTGCGTGGTTTATATGCCTTTTTGCCAAAAAAGCATATATAAATAATTGTATCATAATTCATAGAATATTAATATAATTTTTGCCGACTTCATGCAAGCTCAACCGACTTTATAATATTTGATTTTATCAATTATTGATTAAGTCAATAGTTGACCTTTTTGTGTAGTTGCTTATTATTAATATTTGATTTTTGTCAAATATATTTATCGGTGGTTGCTATTCGATATACCGAACGCTCTTAATCATCATCTTTAAAATTTGAACATTGTATATGAATATTTTAACCTATCAATTCCCTATTTCGCCCCTTATTTACCGCCAAAGTGGTAAACACTCACTAAAATACGCCTAAATTTTAATACTCAATCCCTATTTCAAACTAGCAATTTGTACAAAATCAGCCTTTAAAGTTATGCAAATTGACTAATTGCCATTAATTAGCATTAGTAAAGGATCATTCAAAGATCCTTATAAGTCCAAAAGATTGTACACTTATTTCACGCTATTCAACGTTTACAACAGTACAAATATTTGTACACATACACACATACAAGTCAAAATCCCTTGCAAGATCTTTGCTTGCAAGCTCACGACATATAGCACGCATGAACCATTAGCCACAATATATAGTATGCACGCACACATAATACGCTACAATACCACTATATATTGTATGCTCTAAAATCCATTCTAACGGCTATCAAGTATAACTATACCACCCATGCACACAACAGTATATAACGCTTGCTAGTAGCCTTATAGCTCAAAATATAAGCATACAATATATAGTGTATCGCAAGCAATAAATACTGTATTAACCGCTATATATTGTGATTTAGTTAATCATCAAAACTAATATCATGATCTATACAGTATTTACAACATTTTACAATAAACTTAGCTTTACTAATTCCCATATCTTTACAGTAATTGTCTATTATTGCAAAGTCTTGCGGCTTGATATCTACCTTTAATTGTTTATAATTTAACTTATTATAATTTTGTTTATACTTGCTTTCGTTATATTTTTCTTGCATATTCATAATCTCCTAATATAATGTAGTTAAAAAGTTTTAAAAATATTTACATTCTTTTTACTGTTATTATTTGCCAATGTACCCTCTTTTATCACGCTTGTAATTTATTTACTGTAAATTTATACATTCATATTATATTCATTATTTAATAATTTGTACATATGATTTGTACGTTTTGCCCAAAAGATTATTATATTCTTTGTACAACTAACACAAAACAGTTCATAATAATTTAATACAACAAATACAAAATAATGTATTGACATCTCGTACGATATAGTGTATAATGGTGTTGCAGTAAAGGAAAGAACAACAATATAAAGGTAAACCAAAAACCAAAAAGCAAAAACCCTTTACTGGTTACAAATAAGTTTACCGCTAAAACTAAAAAGCGTAAAATCTAAAATGAAAAGAGTTGATAATCGCACAACAAAAAATCTAGTTGACTTTTGCAAGGTTATGCGACAGCTAGTAATTGAAATTGATTTATAATCAATAACAAATTTTTGCAACTTGAAAATTAAATATTTCACCGTACGAACCGGCTAAAACCGAATTGAACAACGTCAAATGTAGGCGGTGAAAATCTTAAAAACGATAGGCTCAAAATGTTTTTAATCCAGTTTCCGAATTTCTGGGATATAAAAAAGGGGTATCTGCTAAAATTTTAGCGGCTACACAATAGCCGTTAATACGATTAAATCCAGTGCAATGATCTGAATTTAATCAACCATATTTTTTAGGATAACATAAAAGAAATAAAAAGTCAAGTGTAGTATACATATATACGTGTTATAATGGCATTGATAAAACAAATAGAGAAACGAGGTAAATAAAAATGAGAGAAGTTGCATTAGTTGTTGATGAGTATGGTAATGAAATATTCTTCGGCGAAACTATTGGAGAGTGCAGAAGATATTGTGATGAACATCATATTACTGGTGAAAATGGTGAATATATTGCTGTTGGAGATTTTGATGATGAAACTGCATCTTTTGAAATGTTTGACTATGAAAGTTTACCTCTTACACCGATTTTATAGATATTATCTATGTGAAATCTATCATGCGAACGGCTGGGGGTGAATTGCGGATTGTTGGAATTGTTGGAATGTTGGAAACAACACATTGACAAACCAACAAGAACAGTAGAACAAAAAAAAGAGACAATAAAAAAACAAAACAAACATAAACGAAAAAATGGAGGTAATTTTATGTATACTTCAAAAAAAATCACAAACAAGGAGTGTATCAAAATGAGTACAAGCATTAAGCATTATATCACCGATGAGGACGTTATCAATATCAATGATCTTGTATCAGAGCTTGCGGTGATCTTGCGGAAATTTGAGATCGACTTGAACCCATACCAAACGGACGTATATTTTTACTATGATGCAGATGCAAAAATAGGACGCCTTGAAACGTTTATAAACGTGGGCGGTCATTCATGGATCAATGACGATCACGTTACAATTTATAGTGATTCACTGCACTATATGAACATTTATGATTACTTTGATTCAGTTCTGGAATTTGCGGATGCTCTTGAAATTTCTAAAGATGATCTTATAGAAGCGACAAGAAAATTTAAAAATCTTGATAGCGATGATTCTATTGAGCGTATAGAAGTGATCGACTATATCAAGAGTGATGATAAACTTGTAGATAAGCTAACCGCTTTTTATATTAGCTACTATGTTGATGATTATAATGTGGAATTTTTAAGTAAGGCTCAAGAGATATTAAGCGGCATTGAGATTGAACCATTTTAAAGGGGTTTACGCCCCTTATATCCACGAAACCGCATGAGGTGGAGTGGATACCATAACCATTATTTACACGTTATACAACATACAACTTTAAGACTTTGAGGAGGTCAATTATTATGAGTAGCAAAATTAAGATCTTTGCGCAAATCAAGTACACCATGGATGAGAAGCATCCAAATATTAAGAGTGTGCCTAAATGGTATCCAGGCAAGATATTTACATTCAGCGATACATATACCATTAACCCCGATCATTTCTATGGCATGGATCACATTAAATCATACATTAGAGATGATCTGAGGGCGATTGCTGGAGGTGGATATAATTCAGATCACATTCATAATGTGGAATTTACATTTAAAATGATTTAGTGACAACCGCCCATAAAGGGCGGTATATGTGGGAATTTTCCGCACGAGGAAAATAAACACACCATATAACATAGTAAAAATAATCGATACATATTTGAGGAGGATATTTTTTATGGAGAACATGACAAACACAAAAACCCTTGCAATTAATGATATAGAATCATTAACATTTAATGAAGCTGCTGAAATAGCCCTTGATTATATCAACATAAAGGATCATGATATACTTTTTGTTGATTTTGGCGGTTATTTTGGCTACTCCGCACTTGTTTTCAAGAACGAAAAGCATATTTACTATGCTAATGAATATGAGCTACACCATAAATATTTAGTTAAGGAGCAAGGAAAATCAGCTTTAAAGGATCACTATTGCAAGGAGTTAAACAAAAAGCTCTTTACTGAAGTCGAGTTGATGAGCGTTGTAAAGTCATATGACGACTACACCACAAAATCGTATTACTTGCGAAATTATTGGATCATGCAATTTGACCGCTTGTCTTGCTTTGGAATTGGCAAGCAGTGGGAAAAGGAATTTGAGGAAAAGAACAAAATATATAAATACTTTTGTCCGGCTTGCTTCTGTTATGTAAAGAACAATGAAATTGTGAAGCGTGCAAATAAAATCCTTGAGCATTTGCAAGGTGAATTTGATAAGATCAAATCAAGCGATGAAGTATTTAGAGAAATGATAAGCACTGAGTTAGTTAATCATGAGGCTTGTATTACTTGTGATTATGAGCCTGCTTTAGCGGCTTTAAATATGAGTATCAAGGACTTGACGGAAAATCAAATAAAGATCATGCAAGAGGAATTACACAAGCAGATAGAATATTATAACGCTTAAAAGCTATATAATCTTACGATCTGAGGGCGGCTTATATAACCGCCCTATATACTCAAGATGACCGCATGAAGTCGTTGAGAGTGCCATATAACACACTTTAAAAGCGAATAAAACATTTATTTTAAACGGAGGTAAAAAATCATGAACACGAAAATTATAGCAAACACAAAGAACCTTGTAGCAGCACTTGAGTATGCAGACAAGGAATATAACAATGATAAAAAGAACACTAAAAAGCGTGATGTTTATCGTTATATAGTTGCTCAAGAAGCGGTCTTGAATGACCTATGTTATGAGCTGGAAATTGATGACCTTATTGACGATGGTCTTGACGATGAGGAGGCTTGACTATATGAATAGTAACAAATACACAAGAGGAAAAGCAAGAACAAGAGAACTTGCAATACAATTACAAGCTGATTTGTCAGAAAGCTCAATAAGCTATGCGGAATTAGCTGAAATACAAGATAAACTTAGAAAGCTTGGCACACAATACGGACTGATAAGAGAGTTCAAAGAAAATGGATTGATTTAACATTCTGAGGGGAATTATTCCCCTCTTATATACTTGAAGCAAGGGAGATACTTGCAAAGAGTATCATTCATTTATATGTATAGCAATGGAAAAATATATTAACGGAGGTCTTATTATGTTAAACAAAAAGATTACTAAGGTTTTGGGAAACAATGAGGTTAAATTATCGGAGAAATATGAAGCTGGCAATAATGAATTTTGTCACGATGTAGAATTTTATTCCGATGCTGGAGAAGATGTTGTTGAAACTGTTTTTTATGACGGCACATCTAAAGACTTCGTAAGAGCATTTAAAGAAATGGCTGATGATTTTGACGCTGATGAACACGCTGAAATGTGGATTGATTTAAGAGGAAAAGGAGGAGTGCCTGACAGCATAAGAGTATTAATCAATGATGCCGATAGTATAAAGGAATTTTTATTGAAAGTCGCTGATGAACTCGAACATATAGATGACGATGAGGAGGAATAAGACAATGGACAAATACGGAAATACACGCAAGGTAACATTTACTATTGATGACTCGCAATACCTGCGGAACGAATTGAAGAGAAATAATCTCACTGACAAGGAAATTGATGAGATTTTTGCTATGGGTACATTATCTGAATTTAAAGGTACATTTACTCTTTATGGACGTGGTATAACTGAAGATAGATATGAATTATTTAATGTAAACGGAGAAAAGATGAATGTGAATGACCTTAATCCATATCAAAAGGGCTGTATAATCAGTGAGTGTGATGCCTATTTTGAGGGCAGGAATGATAAGCCTTATGGAGTTGTTGACATTAAAGAGGAGGTTATTTAACTATGACAGTAAAAGAGTTTTGTGAAAAAGTATCATCTAATATAGATAATATGGATGTTGAGTTATATAATATAGATAATATGGATGTTGAGTTATATGAAGTTAATGAAGATACAACTTTGTGTACAACAATTGGCGAAATGTCAAGTGATGACGGACTGCACGAGGAATGGAAAAATGCAGAGATTGAAGGGTGGTTTACTGATGATGAGGGGTATCTTATTTTAAGTGTAATTAAATGATAGAGGAGGTTTAATGTTATGGGTCATCCAATTATTTTTAAAACAAAATTTGTTAATCTTTCAGACGGTAGAATCATGCATCTGAGTTTGCAAGGTTGTAACAATGATACTGAGGGGCGTAACAATGACGATTGGCAGGCGAACATTTATACTAAAACAGAGTTTATGGTGTGGGCTGAACATTTCAAACGTGACAGCGAACCTTATAAAAAGTCTGGAGCATTTGAGCTAAAAATAGGTAGTCGTATTTGTAGCTTATATGACTATGGAACACATCTTTTGAGAATGTATAAGAAAGCTGTATCATTTGAGGATTTTAAACGGAATAATTATGTTACATTCAATAGGCTTGACGGAATAACAGTTTATGAAGGTATAACAGAAAAGCAAATGACTATGCAAGAATTTAATGATTATGCTAGCAAGCATTTGCGTTCAGGTGGTATGCATTATAGGTTAAATTATACTCGACTTGATACGGAAAATGAAGTTATAGCTGCATTAGACAATGGCAGTCGTTTAAGAATTTACATTGGTAAATAATGAGGAGGTTATTTAACTATGACAGTACAAGAATTTATGGAGATGTTCGTTGATCCTGATGCGCAACACATTCAGATATGGTCGGATGACGAGGAGAAAATTGTTTATGACGGAGATTACGGAGATACTCCAGAACATATGAACTATGCGGAAGTATCGAGCATTGATAACGTTTATGCTGATAACAAGGGCGTTATCTGTTTGAATGTTTGGAAGGTGGATTGAGGTGAGTAACAATGAAAACTAAAACTATTATGTCAACAGGTACTAGAGAAGATTTGGTAAAGATGATTAATGCATATTATTATTCAAAGAACTATATTATCACTGAGGATAACAGAATTTATAACACTAAAACGGAGAAATTTATGGACGATTTAAGCGTAAAATTCTATCGTGGTAGGTGGAAAGTTATAAGAAATATTGCTGAATAAGGAGGGATAATATCAATGAATGTACAGAAAATACCAAATGACGGGAGACATTTGTCACAAATAAACAGAGTAGTTACTTTTTTAACGTGTAAGGGCTGGAGAACGCCAAATGAAATATGGGTAGGCTTTTCAGACAATGGAATTGAAATGACAGATATGACAAAGAGAGGAGTTGTTAAGAAAATAGAACGTGATAACAAGTTATTTGGAGTAGAATAAAACCATACTTTTAAGGAGGAATTTAAAATGACAGAAAAGCAGAATAACATGGTAGTACAGCACCCTGATAAGCGTCTTATGGAGCGTATTAGATCGTTGGAACGGAACGAGCGTATTAGATTACATATCGCACAAATGAAGTGTAACGGCTATACTGATAATGAGTGCAAAACGTGGTTAATAAAAATAGCCATACTGTCCGATTTTATGGACGTTTTCGACAAAATTCTAGTTGACTAATGAGGAATTTTGTGGTATAATTAATTAAACAAAGGAGAAATTTGTATGAAATATGGAATTTTCGAGTCAAGAGTAGAGTTAAGGAAGCTCCCTGAGAGATTGTTTGATATAGTTTCTTTGTGTGAAAACATAGGAAACCCTATTAAGATCTATGATAGCGATGTGGAAGCTTTAGCAGAATTGAAGAAATATCATTCAGATATTATAAACATAACTAATTTTACAGTGTTTTCAACAAGGCGTTTTTTTAGATGTGAAGTCTATTTCGTTGCTGAATGTGAAAAGATAAACGAGGACGAGGGCGAGACTATCGAAAACCTAATTAACGGAGACGGCATTGAAACCGCACCGCTGGAGCGTGAGATTAGCTTATCTCTTGCTGAGTTCAAAGTTGACGGAAAAACTATCAAAGGCAGTAAGCTTGAGGGCAGTTATGAACCAATCTATATAGCTACAACACCCGATGACTTACAGTGTTATTTTAAAGAAGCATATCCCGATGAGGATATTGTATACAATATCAGAAATAATGAAGAAACTTATGACGAGTATGAGTTGGACGAGGAGGAATAATCAATGTTACTTGCTACAATAATTTTGCTTATTATCTATTTGTGGGTAAACCACAGCGAAAATAAGCGGAGAGAAATTAACAGAAAATACAATCCAATTGGAGCTTTTGACAAAGCTCAAAAGATTTATGATGACGCCTTTTATAAGGCTATTGATGAGGGTAGAAGTCTTACGCTTGAGGAACGAAAAGAACTGGATAAGCAATGGCATAAAACCTATAGCCAAGAGTTGGCATATCGAGAGAAAATGTGGGCTAAGATACCTGACAATAAGAAGTAATATAATATAATAGGAGATAAAACATGAAAGTTGCAGTTGAAAACGAGACAATCAAGGTAAACAGTCCGTATAACAAGAGCTTTGTCGCAGGGGCAAAGCAGATACAGGGCAAGTGGAACGCCCCTTGCTAGGTCTTCCCAGAGGAGAACAAGGAAGCTGTCAAGGCGTTACTCATCGAATGCTATGGTGAATGCGGAGAACTTGGTGCGGTTAGCACTGTCACAGTAGATCTTGACCTCGACACTTATACTGAGGGTTACGAGGACGGAGAAATCAGAGTTGGCTCAATCGTTGTTCTGAAAAGACTTTATCGTGACAGAGAGGTTATTTTCTCCGACAATGCAATGCTTATAAACGGTGGCTTTGCCACTTCGGGTGGCTCTGCCAAAAGTCCTAGAATAGCGGCTGATAAGAACACAATCGTTCGTGTAAAAGGTGTTCCTGAAACGATTTATAGCAAAATCAAAGACCACGAGGGCGTTAAACTCGTATCTGATATAGACGTGGAAAGCTTAAAAGTGGAGCGTGAAAAGCTTCTTAAAAGACTTGCAGAAATAGACAGTTTACTTGCAATATGAAAGCGATTGTGTGTATAAAACTAATATAATAAATATAAATACTCCTATTAATCACATTGATTGATAGGAGTATTTCTTTATGTAGGAATAAATATAGGAGGAATAAATATGAAAAATGAAAATACGAATACATTACTTTTTGTGAAAATGCTAGACAACGATCGTAAAGAAGAGCTACGGAAGATAGAGGAAGAACAAGATTATAATATGCGGAAGGCATATTTAAAAGCAAAACGCCGTCAAAGGCTCAGAGAAGAACGCCAGAGAAAAGTTAGAATGATAGTGAAGAACGTTGTCTATGGTGGGTTTGGCTTGCTCTTTACAAGCGTTATGTTGATAGCAGGAATAATATTTACATTGTGTATATGATGGGAGTGAATGAAAATGAATATTAGTACGGCTCAAACTTGCAAAATTTTCGATTTATCGGATAGACTTCCGACAGGAATACAGATAACAAAACAGCCAAAGCGAAAAAAAGGTCATAGAAATGCTATTACAAAACATACGGCAAGCAGGCAGAAGTCTGCAAGCTGGTTCAGACCTGATGATCTAAATGTGATTTTGGAAGATTTGTTTCAGAGTAAAAAATATTTTAAGGCAAATATTATAATTTTTGCTTGCAACTCAGGCTATCGTTACGGAGATATAATGACCTTGAGGGTCAAGGATTTAACCGATAACAACGGCAAAATTGTAGATTACTTGACATTACAAGAGGACAAGACGGACAAATGGAGAACGGCATGGCTTTGTGATACTGTGAAGAAAATGCTGAGTTTTATAATCAAGTATTATGGACTTGACCCAGAAGATTATATTTTTCAGAGTGGAGAACGTAAGAGGAAGTATATTGAGGACATTTTCTTGAATGAGGACGGAGAAGAAGAAATTATATATACTAATGAGAAGTATGATTGGAACGGCAGACTACTCAGAATAGCTCCTATGGAACTTAATTCCGTTACAACATTTCTAAAGAATATAACCGCCAAACACGGCATAGAAGGTAAATATAGCACTCACAGCTTTAGGCAGACACATTCCGTTTATATTAGTTGTATTCAAAAAGGCAGTGAAGATGTTATTAGAGATTTGCGTATTGCCTGTCAGAGCTTAGGACATTCTGATTTGAGGATAACTGAGCAACATTATAGTGGCTGCGATAGCAGACTCGTAAAAGAGCAAATGTTAAAAATGGAAGTGGGCAAGGAAGTTGTGGATAAGTATGTAAAATAAAAAGGGACTTTTAAAAGTCCCTTTAGCATTTCTTGTGGCGTTCTTTACTCCTCTGTACTGCTAGAACATTTTTAGATTGATTAACCTTGTATTGAGGTCTGTTGCGTGGGAGATAGGCTTTCACAACATTAACATTCATATTCATTAAGTCGGCAATTTCATTAGCCGACTTCCCTTCTTTGTGGTATTGAGTGATTTTGGCGTGGGTATTGTTGACTATAATACCTAAACTAGAAAGACTTTTAATAACTCTTTGCCATGAGATACCGAGTTTAATGGCAACTCCTCTCACGGATTTAATTGAGTTCCAATATGATAATATTTCTTGGTCTGTTATTGATTTAATTTCGGACATATGAATACCTCTTTTGTTTAATTGTTAATTTCGTCTAATAGTTTTCTTTTAACATCGGTAATATGTTGACGGAAGAAATTTGGATTGGCATTTTCATAACTTAAAATTCTTTGGAGTTTATATTTCAGAGCAGACAGAAGATTGTTGTTTTCAATGACATATTGTTGTTTATCATAGCCCTCATAAATTCTGTCTATGTAGACATCTGTTACAGGAAAAGCATCACTAATAAAGAAAATAGATTTGGTGGTTGTCTTGCCAATGTGATAAAAGCAAGAAGCAATATTTCTTGAATCTTTGTTTATATAGGAATAAATACGATTAATAGCTTTAGTGTCACGATGATTTACTTTGCCTACAGGTATTGCCCAATACAATTTGGAATTTTCGGTGGACTTAATCAAACAAACAATGGGTCTTTCCTTGCAATCATTCCAAGTTCCTCCTACATCTCGAATAAGTTGATAATAGTCGGGTGTAATAAAGTACATACCATGTTCCGTCATATTTTGACACTCCTAATACAAAAAATATGCTGTCACTTCAGATTAACCAAAATGACAGCATCACTACAATGTTTCTGTGTCGCACATTGCGAAGCGTAAATTGAATACTACAATGTTACTTTGCCGTACATTGTGAAACGTAATTGTATCTACAATGTTTCTGTGTCGCACATTGCGAAGCGTAAATTAGAGATGATAGAGATAATCTTTCATCATCTATAGTATAGCATACTATACCCATTTTGTCAATACTATTTTGTGGAACTTTGTAAAATTTATTCGTTAGTTTGTGACAAGCTTCCTATTTTACTGCGTTTATCTGCTACGATAATCGTTTATAAGACTATTATTGTTTTCAATGGAACTTTGATTATTGGATATACAAGTGTTATAATAATCAATATTACTTTGACTTTCTGATATAAGTTCATTGTACACGTCAACAACTCTTTGGCAATCGTCTAAGTGAGATTGAGCCTTTGAAACTGCTTCGGAGTCAACTTCTGTAGTCCAACCGCCATCACCATAAACTTTAACCATTTTCTTATTGGCGTTTTCAAGCTGTATTTTAGCCTCCTCAACATCATCTTCGGCATCCGATTTATAGATTTCATAGATGGAAATATCAGATTGCTCATTGTTTATTTCGTTCTGATAGGTGGAGATTTCACCCTGTAGGCGATTATTTTCTTGCTCTAAAGCACTTATTTCAGAACTATAATCATGCGTGGTAGTTGTAGTTGTCGTTGTGGTTGTAGTCGTTGTGGTAGTAGTTGATGATTTGGAAGTGGTTGTGGTAGTTGATGGTTTGGTTGTTGTCAAAGTATGAGAAGTTGTTGTGGGAGTGGTGGTTGTTGTAATTGTTGTAGTGGTAGTGAAATTACTGTCAGATATGGAACTTGTTGTTTTACTATTACATGAGGACAATGCTAATATTGTCATGAGTGCAATAAGAATTAATTTTATTTTGCTCATTTTTTATTTCCTCCAATTTCTAAGATTAATTAGAATTACTTTTTATAAGAAAATTTTAGCATATTTTAGGCTGAAAATCAAGATTTAGGGTTTAAGTGTAATATCTCAGAAACTAAAATTGTGTATTTCAACAAAAAATACGCTAGAATTTTGTGAAAGATTTTTATTTTTATATGGTTGACAAACATATAAAAATAAATTATACTATAATAAAAGGCAGGTGAGAAAATAATAATGGATAGAAAACCGTTCACAACAACAATAGACAGCGAAATTCAAAATCAGTTCAAGTCAAAATGTGCTATTAACGGCATTAAAATGAACGATTTGTTGGAAACATTCATGAAAATGTATGTAGATGACAAGTTTGAATTGGTACTAAGGCTAAACGAAACTAAAACTATTGTTGGCAAATAAAAAACAACTCTGCTGTCCGTGGAAAGTCAAGCAGAGTTGTCAGGTGAACAAAAGTACACAAGCACATTACTTATAGTAATGGTGTTTTGACAAGTGTTACTTCTGGTAAATATATTATATCATGAGTAAACACTGCTGTCAAGAACTATTTCTTTGACAATAGTGTATTTTTATGCTTGCAAGCAGGAAATTTCAAACAACAATGTAAATTAAGAACAGAAAGGACAAAGAAAATGGACGGAATTAAAACATTCACAAACAAGGAATTTGGAACAGTGAGGACAATAGTTAAGGACGGAGAGCCTTGGTTTGTCGGAAAAGATGTGGCTGAGATTTTGGGGTATAGCAATACGCCTAAAGCTATTCGAGACCACGTTGACGGTGACGATAAGCTGACGGAACGTTTTGTTCTGTCAGGTCAAAATCGTGAAGCTATAGTTATTAATGAGTCTGGCTTGTATTCTCTTATTCTCGGAAGTAAGCTACCAAAGGCTAAAACATTTAAACGTTGGGTCACTTCAGAAGTTCTCCCGACTATACGCAAGACAGGCGGCTATGTAGCCAATGACGAGATATTCATTAACACTTATCTACCGAATGCCGATGCTCAGACGAGAGAACTGTTCAGGCTCAATCTATCAACGATCAGACAGCTTAATAATAAGATAGAGCAGGATAAACCTCTTGTGGACTTTGCAAGTCATATACAAACTTCTGAAGATTGTATATCAATGAACGATATGGCGAAGCTGGCAACTAAGAATGGAATAAAGATAGGTAGAACAAGGCTGTTTAATTTCCTAAGAGAGAAGAAAGTGTTAGGCTGTAAGGACGGTCATAAGAATATGCCTTATCAAAGGTACATAGACACTCAGCCATGGTTTCAGCTTAAAGAAAGCTCATACATACAGAATGGCGAAGTCAGAATAGGACTCACTCCTATGGTAACGCCAAAGGGTCAGAGCGGTATTATTAGAATGTTGAGAAAGTGTGATGTAACAGGCTAAAGTAAATAAAATGCAAGTTTTGTTTTCATATCTTGCAAAAATTAGAAAAGAAAGGAACAATAAACAAAATGAACATAAACAAATTTAAAAGGCTGCTTGCCGAGCGTGGGTTTTCATACTCACGCAGAGGTAAGGGGTCGCATGAGATATGGGTAAATGAGAATGGAGAGTCTTTTTCATTCCCATCAACCCGAAAAGAAGTTTATATCGGAATTGTATGGAACTTTCGAAGAAACTATTGTCGCTGTTAAATCGTGTATTTATTTTTGGGAATAATTTATCATTGATTTAGACATTGAATGGTGATAGAATTGTGATAGTGGTAATTAGTATGGCAATTATTGCTGTATAAAATAAAGGACAAATATCCCTTGACAAAGCATTTGTTTTGTAGTATAGTATAAACATTATAGAACAGATGTTCGTTTTGAGATTGAATAAAAGGAGTGTATAAAATGAAAAAAATGACATTACAAGAGCTTATGACATTTGCTCGTGAGAATTTATGGAACAAATTTATCATCACTAACAACATAAATACAGACCACATTTATGGAACGGCTCTGAAATTGTCGCATGAGCCTGTTGTATACAAGTCACTAAAAAGCATAAGTGACAAATTAGTGCCGTATTTTGATGATCCTGAGTGGCTTGTCTTAGAACTAGATAGGGTACATGATTTGTTATTAGCCGATTACATAATGTCATTGGGCTTAGGTGATGATGTAGACTATCTCACTGAATTGTCCGAAATGACGGTTGAAGATAACAACAGTACCGTTATGATAAATTGTAAAGATATTGTACTAACCATAGTTGGAGAAAATGATGGAACACACGTTGTACCCTCACTTCCCTTGCCGCCTGCTCCTCAATCTTTGGATTGTTATAATTTAATGAATTTTCTTAAAGTTGATTACATTGATTTTGCCAGAGTTAAAACAAATGAGCATGAAGCAATACTGCCAATTGATTGTTATACACTTGGTAATCTTTCAGAGGAACAGCTTGACGGTCTAAAAGATTTATATATAGATTTACAGTTTGGCGACACGGAGAACGATGAATATGATTATTCATGTACACCATATGTCATGTACGATTATGTACACGAGCTTGCGTTTGCAGGTTTATGGAGTCTGCAAAATAGCCATCTTATCAGTAAAGTACCAATAGAAGTTATAGGATATGATAATTACGAGAGTAAAAATAACAAGGCACAAGTATTCAAAATAAGTTCTGAAGTAAAAAGAATTTTGAGTAAGTCAGAAGTCGGAAATCTAAATTTTAATATCGGTAATTTCAGTTTTGAAAACGTCCCGTTTCATAGATAATTAACATATCCGTAATCAAATAAACGTTGACTATTATTCGAGTGCAGATTATAATATAGAAAATACGACAAAAAAAGACAAATAGAGACAACAAAACGTTTAATAGAGAGGAGTTGAATGTCGTATGATTAACACCATAACACCAGTAATAACCACAGAAACAAGAGAAAGAAGAGTTAATAAAAATATAGTTACTAGAGGAGATATAATTTTGGTTGATCTGCCAAATGTAGGCGAGTCAGTTCAGACAGGTAGGAGACCAGCTATTGTTGTACAGAATAACATGGGCAACGCACACTCCCCTTGCATAATAGTTGTACCGATTACAAGTGCTACAAAAAAATATGTGCCAACCCATGTTAAAATCGGTGTTGAAAGCGGTTTACTGAAAACTAGCACCGTTTTGTGTGAACAGCTATTGACTATTAATAAATCTAGTGTTATTAAAACACTTGGGCATTTGACACCTAATGTTATGAAGCAGATTGAACAAGCGATTTATGTTTCGCTTGCCCTGCATCATTAATTGGTGAACACTTGACATTTAATCGTCCTTTGTGGTATAATACATATAATTATAGGCAATTTTTAGTACAATTATATGTAAACATTATATCAGGAAAGGACGATTTTTATGTCATTAAACAGTTTTTACACTATAGACCAACTTAGAACAAGTGTAGAACATCATTTGTTCGCACAGAAAGCTTCCATTGAAGTTGTCAAAAGAAAATCTCAAGTTCTTTTGGGATTATTAAATAAATATAATGAAGATTTGTCGTTACAGGATAATATTTATCAATATTTATCAGGTGTATCAAAACGATCATATGATAGTCAATGTGGTTACTTAAAGCAATGGGTAATTGAAGAGGGAATAGATTGTAATTTTGAGATTAACTACAAAGATATCCCTCGAAATTATATGACAATAGAAACTCTTAACGAAAAACTAAATAAGTTATACGAAGATCCAAGTACTATTAGTCGTAACGTTATTTTCTATCTTGTTTACGCAAGGTTATACGCTTATTTGATTTGGATAGGTCTGTCTAACAAAGAGATTAAATCACTTAGAAAGGGCGACTATGATATCGATAATAAGGTTTTGTATATTGGCGATGATAATGGTAACGTTAGAACCATTGATTTAAAATTGCCCTATTACGACGATATTTCGGAAATACTGCACGATGAGCTATGCAGAAATATTAGCTCTAGAAAATTTGTTGACAAAGATTTTTTTTACAATGGAAGTGTAATTTGCATAAAAATGTACGATAATTCTTATGATGCTCATGGAAAAGAAATTGGATGTTATAATGACTATGACTCCCTATTTAGACTGCTAAATGATGACATAGGCAATAATAATGCTCTTGTCGCAAACGTTCGCCGCACTCTTGCCCCAATAATAAAAAGAGTAAGTGATATTGAAATTTCAGGGCTATTTTATCGAGTTACCAAACGTGCAATTGCAATGAAAAAAGATGTTACAAAATACAACTTTAATATAATTTTGGGCTTTTTCGGGTACGGAACAAATCGTAGGGGATTGTTTACCGAGTATCTAATTTATAAAGAGCAAATGTTAGATAAGTAATATTGAGTAATTGCAAGCTATAAAAAATAAAAGTATTGTATCATCTCTTCCGATAATACAATACTTTTATTTTTGTTACTAAAAATATTAATATTTTGTAAACTATATAATATTGCTATTGACAACTATTAATTAGTGAATTATAATATAGTTACACTATTAAACGAGTACATATCTATATGTACTCACCATTAAACGAGTACACTTGAAACAAGTACACTTGTCACTGTGGTGGAATAGGTATACACAAGGAACTTAAAATTCCTCGGAAAAATCCATGCGAGTTCGAGTCTCGTCAGTGACACCAGTACAGTTTGCCAATGCTGTACAAAGCAAATTGGCATAGCAGGTACAGAGCTTATCTCACCATAAGGGAATGTAGTGTGATACCTGCACTTGCAACTTTAGCTCAGATGGTAGAGCATTTGACTTTTAATCAAAGGGTCGGGGGTTCGAGTCCCCTAAGTTGCACCAAGTCGGTTACGGTTGCCGACAACGATAACGGTTCATCGATTAGTTGATTACAAATTACAAACTGATTTGTAAAGGCAGGTGAATAAAAAGCACTGTGAAAGCGGTGCTAATATTGGACTATAGCCAAGTGGTAAGGCAAGAGACTTTGACTCTCTCATTCCGATGGTTCGAATCCATCTAGTCCAACCAAAATATTTTGTAACGTATTTTAAGGTACAAATATAAAATAACGTAAAAATGAAATAATAGCTTTGTTTAGGAGGACAGAATGAGAATATGAGATTTGGTGGATACGAAATAGGAGATAAGATAATCTACACAAATTCTTTTACAAAACCTACATTAGGTAAAGTTGTTTATTATATAAATGACAATTATCTTGTAGACCTTTCTGATAATACAAGAAGATGGGCAATAGATAAAGAATTGACTAAGTATACTGAAAAAAGAGATTATCTCGAACTCTTTAATAAGTATTTAAAAGGTAAGAAGTGTAGATGTACCAAGGATTATACTTTTAGAGATTCTCCGTATGCTCCAGAGTGTTTTAAGGAAACCATACCTGCGAATACGGAATTTACTATTCATACACTTTTTCCCCATTTAAAGTCTATACCTATAAATCAAGTGGTGACGATAAATTATGTTGCTTTACGTCCAGATACTTGGCAACCACGTTTTAAAATTACAACGATTGGTGGGACAGTAAACATTGCTTGGGAAGATTTCGCAAAATATTTTGAGCTTGTAAAATAGGGGGTAGTTTTAAAATGTTAACAATGGAACAAATAAAGAAAATAGCAAAACTAAATGGGATAGAAATAATTGAAAATGCCACACAAGAAGAATTAAATGAACGAAGTAAATCTCTTATGCAGTCCATTGCAGATATAACTGACCCTGAACATAATGTCTGTAAATATTGTACTTGTAAAGATAGTTGTAAGGGCAATACATTTGAATGTGCTATTTGTAATAGCAATAACAAATGAAGAAAAGTAAATAAGGTGGGAACTAAATGAATCTATCTATGGAAGATATAGAAAGAATTGCAGAACAATGTGGAGTAGAAATAATTAATATTGATGATGCCACAGAGGAACAGATAGAAGAACAACATAAATATTTTGAGGAATATTTAAAGAAAATAGATAAAATGAATACCGAGCATAACCCCTATTGTATACAATATGGTAGGTCAGATATTTGTCAAGGTTCTGTTTCTAAATGTATTATGTGTAAAAAAAGATAGTAATATAACAGAGGATTAAATAATTATGATAGACCTAAATAAAATATGCAAAAGAACTGATTATATTATAGGTAGACATTATGTATATGAGGGTGATATTATACAACTTTTACTGTCAGACATTAAAAATTATCCTTATGACCGTTATAAGTTTTATACTGAAAAATTCGACCCACATCTCTATGTTAAGGTTGTTAATACGGATGAGGACTATTTTGCTCTTGAAGTTTTAGTTGATGGTACACCTTATACAAAATATGATGAAGGTACTATTTTACCTATGGCATTTTTAACTCATACAGAAATTTACGATGTAAAAATTATAAGTAATGTTTTTGCAGATTTTATAAATAAAAGTAAGTCTAGGAGAAAGGACAGTATATGAGGTTTGATATTGTTAATAATATAAATTCAATAACAGAAGAAGATATTTCTAAATTAACTGCATTATTTGATTGCAGTGGTAATAGAGCTAGTATCTTAAAATATTTTATGGACGAAAGTATTCTGAATAAATTAAGTACAGAATATATAAATACTTTATATAAAATAACTAAAGAACTTGTTGAAACTAGAATAGAACATATAATTGAAACTGAATACAGTGAAACCAAATTACCTAAAGGTACTATGGTAAAAATAAAACCTAAATATCTTGAACCCAAAGAAGATTGTATATATGATTACGAAAACAAGGTAGGCATTATTACCTATGCTAATAGATTTGGAAGTGATGAATTTCATCAGGGTTGGTATACTTACAATGTCAAATTTGAGGGTATACCGAATGTAGTTGTTTTATATAGAAAGGAATTTAATATAATTGAAACTATTTGAGTTAATGAAAGAATTATCCACCTATAATAAAAATTCAAATGTACTTATAACAACAAGAGCAAAAGATACAGATGAATATGTTGTTGATATAAGTTCTTTAGAAAACTTAGTTGATTTTGATACTGTAAAAATAAATACAGATTTGTATTGTCATAATTTAGATAACAATAAACAAATTGCGGAAATAAGTAATAAAGATATTGCAAGCATTGTTTGTACTCTTGGATATATTAAAGATTATTTTGAGGATTTTTGCACTCGTAACAAAGATTATCCTTGTTCTTTTTATGTTGATTTTATAGATTTGATAGACAAGCAAATATCTTATTTACAAAATTTAATTAATGATGGGAAGTGAAAATGAATAATGTGGTTTGAAGGAATGGAAGATATGCTAAAAGAAAATAATAAGATTAATTTTACAATACATATGAAGCCCTATGAAATAAGCTTAATATGTCCTCATTGTAATACTGATATTTATGTTAATTGGAATGAAGTAGACGAGCCTGAATCTTGGAGTGATGATTGGGGAAGTATAAACTGCCCTTGTTGTGGTAAAGAAATTTCTTTGGGTAATTGGGATAGTATTTTTGATGTTTAATTATAGATATTGTAATTAGCAGCCATGCTGTTGACATAGATTTTAATTTTTATTCCGCTCTAAAAGAGCGTTCAAATACACATTTTATCATAGAAAAAATAAAGGAGCTGTAAAACAATGAAAGGTTATAAAGTTTTTAACCACGATTGGACGTGTAGGGGCTTTCAATATTCAGTCGGCAAAACATTTGAAGAAGATGTAATACCCTCCTGTTGTGAAAAAGGCTTTCATTTTTGCACAGAACTAAAAGATTGCTTTAGTTATTATTGTTTTGACCCGCTTAACAAAATTGCCGAAATCGAAGCCCTTGGCGAAATTGACACAGAAGCAACTGGTAAGAAACACTGCACTAACAAAATCAAAATTGTCCGTGAAATTTCATGGGAAGAAGTTTTGAAAATGATTAATGTAGGAAAAGCCAACACGGGATTTGGTAACACTGGCAACTATAATAGTGGCAACTATAATAGTGGCAACTATAATAGTGGTCATTGGAATAGTGGCAACTATAATAGTGGCAACTATAATAGTGGTCATTGGAATAGTGGCACTCGTAATACTGGTAAGAATAATAGTGGTCATTATAACAGCGGTATTAATAATACTGGTATTAATAATACTGGTAATTATAATGAAGGCTGGTACAACAGTGGCAATCATAATACTGGTGGTTACAATACTGGTGATTACAACAGTGGTAACTGCAACGGTGGTAGTTATAACAGCGGTCATTGGAATAGTGGTAATTGGAACAGCGGCTACTACAACTGTGGTAACTGTAACACTGGTGATTGTAACAGTGGAGATTTTAACAAAACTAACTTTTCAAATGGTTGCTTTAATACCAAAGAATCAAAAATTTTAATGTTCAATAAGCCTTCTGATTGGAGTATTGAAGATTGGCGTTATTCAGAAGCAAAAAGACTACTAGATAACATCATGTACAATGTTCTTAAATGGATTTATTCTTATGAGATGACTGATGAAGAAAAAGAACAGCATCCTGAATATGAGATAACAGGTGGCTATTTGAAAAAATGTGATAAATCTGAATGTAATCAACTTTGGTGGGATAGCTTGTCAGACCCTGAAAAGAATATCATCAAATCACTTCCAAATTTTGATGCGGAAATATTTAAAGAAATTACAGGTATTGATATAAATAAAGGAGTTTGATAAGCATGAACAAAAGAAAATTTAAGATTGGAGAACTTTATCGAGTTGGTTTAGATAGTTTCGGCAATAGAATGACCGAAACTGGAAACATAATAAGGATTAAAGCAATAGAGTATATATACAATAATAAAATGGTTAGGTATCAAACAGTTAAGCCAAATGGTGGCGATAGTATGTTTTATATTTATAGCAGTTTTGCTAACTGTTTAAAGAAAATATCGTCCGATATTGACCGTGAAATTCAGATTACTTTCCACGATAAGACAACAGTTGCGAAGTTAAAAGAGTACGGCAAAGTGATAAATGTTGGTGTTTCAAAGTGCTGTCCTGATGATACATATAAAGAGTATATTGGTGCTGCTTATGCTTTGGCAAGAATATATTTTCCCGAATTTAAGATTGATGATAACAACGAAACGAAAGAAAACAAAGAAGAAAAGTCTAATTGCAAGTGCGATAAGCAGTTTTCGCACTCTGATGTAAATAAGGCAATATATAATTTGATCCATAGATATGATATTGCTGATACATGGGTAGCAGAGTCACTGAATAATTTCGGAACTGCGTTGCACGAGGAACTTGAAAAAATGAAGGAGGAAAATAATGAAAACGTATAGTCCAAGTGACGGTGAAAACCTACACGAAATTAAATATACATTGCAGCGTGGCAAGTACAAGGGTTGGTTCACCACTGAAATCGGTGGGAATTGCCGAGGCAGTATTCTTCTTGATCCAGATATTTTTGATACGCTGAATAATAGCGATATTACTTCAAGTAACTGCAATCTTGAAGTTGACGAATACAATGAGTGCTTTTCTTGCAATTTACACGATGACGATGGAAATGGTCTTTTCTTTGATTGTTGTGATGAAGAGGACGTGAGGGAAATGTTAGTAGCAATAGAAATCATTAACGTTAGATAAATTAAATTTAATGTGTTTTAGAAAGAAGGCATGATAAGATGGTGTGATTTTGAGTTCACAAAATGATAATTTTATTTGACAACAAAATCTGATAAATACATAAAAGGAGAAAATAAAATGGCTGAAAAGAAAAATAATAAGGGTCTTGGACTTCAGGAGACAAAGGGTAGTTTTCAGATAAGAGGAAAACTGACAGGCTGTGATAAGGACAAGTTCTATACAGAACTGACAACCTCTACAGGCAAGCCAATGAGAATGGTTAATGTAGGAGTTGAAATTGACAAGAATAAGTCTGTATATATAAATCTAAACGGTATGGAAAGAGACGTAGTATACTTCTCTAAGACCGAGGGCAAGGGTAAGGATAGAAAGACAACAACAGAAAAGGTAAAGTGGGCAGATAGGTTTACTTTTAACAAAAAGGATTTTAGACCTATTGGAATTAATCTTGGCTTGACAAAGGTTACTGACTCAACAGGTAAGGAAGTAAACGACAAGAAGATACTTGTTGAATACGACGCCTGCAAGTACATAGCAGATAATGCAAAGGACGGTATGTCCGTGTTTGTCAGAGGAAAGAATGAGTTTTCCACCTATCAGGATAGACACCAGACAAGATTTGTTCCGTCACAAATGTCGCTTTGTAAGGACGTAGATTTTGACTCAGAGGAATTTAATGTGACTGGCAATTTTGAACAGGTCATTGTATTCATGGGTATTGAAAAGAATGATGAGGGTAACTTCACCGTATCTGCAAAGATTGTAACATACAATTCTATAGAAGATGCCGAATTTATTATTGACAAGTCAAAGTCAAAGTTTGCAAGCACTCTAAGAAAGCTCAAGCCATATACAGCCCTTAAAGTATTCGGAGATATCGTAATAGAACATGATATTGAAGAAATTGAGGAAGATGATGACGGTTGGGGCGAAAGCAACCCTATGGATAGAGTGAACAATCCAACAAAGAGAATACTTCTGATTACTGGAGCCGATAAGGATAGTGTAGATACAGAGCTATATTCGGAGGAGATAATTGATAAGGCTATCGCAAAGACAAAGGCTACTGAAAACGCAAATAAGGACTTTGGCTCTGATGATAATGATTGGGGTTCTGTTTCAGATAATGATCTGACAGACGAGGACGATGAGTGGTAAATTGTTACTACTCACTATTATTAACAACGAAACGATAATATAAAAGGAGATAAAAAATATGGCTAGAGCAAGAAAAGCAGCACAGACACAGAGTAAGCTTCAGATGATACTTTTTGGAGAAGAAGGCACAGGCAAGTCAACACTTGCATTGCAGCTTGCTTATTTTAAAAGACCTGACGGCAAGCCGTTTAGAGTTCTTTACATAGATAATGAGAACGGCTCTATTGATGATTTTATCGGTGGACTTGAAGCTGACGGCATTAACACTGAGAATATTTATATTGTGTACACCCAGTCCCTTGGTGAAACAAGAGAATACATAAATAAGGTTAAGAACAAAGAAGATTTTCATGTTCTTGATGATGAGGGCAATGAAACAGATGAAATTGTACTTGATGGAGATGGTGAACCGTTTAGAGCTGATGCTATTGTAGTTGACGGTACAACTATTCTTAACTTGACCACAAAGCAGGCACTTGTACAGTTCTCTAAGAAGAGAAACACTGTTAAGGCTAAGAAAAATGAACTTACTGGCATTGAAAAAACTGTAGCCATTGAAGGTGCAGGACTTGAACTTAAAGATTATCAGACAGTTAATTTTAAGGGACAGGATTTGATACTTGATCTCATGTCCTGCGGAGCGCACTTTATTGTGACCGCCAGAGAAACGGACGAAAAGGTTTCCGTAAAGGGTGACGATGGTAAAATTACCAGCGTTGCAACAGGCAGAAAAATTCCTGACGGCTTTAAGCAGATGAACTACAACGTTAAAACTGTTGTAAGAATGTACATTAACGAGGATAACAATTTCTGTGCGTACATCAGCAAGGACAGGACAGGTGTACACGATAAGGAAACAGTTGAAGATTTGTCACTTGTTGATTGGCAGGTCATTATTGATAGAACAAAGGACAAGAAAGAGTTTTCTGTTAAGAATGACCTTACAAAGGCTGTCGATATTGAGCAGGATATTTATACAAAGGAAGTTATGGGCAAGGTCGGAGAGCCAGTTGATAATATTAAAACAAATGAAAACTCTGCCGAAAATCAGACAACAGAACTTTTGGATAAGATTTCAGCCGTTATGAAAAGTCTTAATCCTGTCGGTAAGACAAAGGCAAAGGAAGCTCTTTCAGCAGAAAATCTGCCTATTAAACCAACAGAAATGAAGAAGATCACCGATATTAAGACTCTCGAAAGGGTTTTTGAAGTCATTTCAAAGATTTAACTTTTTAATAAATAAAGCGGTGAGGGTTATTCCCTCACTTGCCTTATTTAGCTATTTTAATTAAGGCGGTGAAATACTTGGCAAAAAGAAGAACAAAAGAGCAGATAGAGAAAGACAAACAGGACAAAAAAACAAGAATACAGTTTACAGATTGGTTGTACAAACAATATGATATTTCATTCTTGCCAAAATATTTTTTTATAAATCTTAACAAGGTGTATAAAGGCACTTATAAGAATTTGAACAAACCTGTTCCTGTTGAAGATTTATGGGATATGTGGCGAAAGAAAATGTCATTTCTCCGCAAGATACATGAGTTTAATACTCGTAAAGGTAAAAAAATTGAAGGTGCGGCGTTAGTTACATATGATCTCGCTATTATCCTATCTAAATATGATGGTTATTTGAAATGGAAAGAAGAACAGGCATTGGCTAAAACAGGCAAAAGCGAAGAACAAGTTAATATAGATTATGAAAAAATGGCAATATCAAAATCTCCCAAAGAACGTGATAAAAATAATGACAGCCTTGATATTGACAGCATCATTGATGAAATTTAGGTAGGTGACAAACATGGATATTATAACAAACGTTCCTACCGAAGTTCTATTTGTGGGTTGTATTTACAAACAGCCTGATTTGCTAGTAAATTACGGGCAATATATACGTAGTAAATACGATTTTTCAGATGAAGTCACTCGTTTTTTTTACGATTCGGCTGAAATAATCTACAAAACTAGGACACAAACATTCAATAAAACTACTATTTTAACTTATTTTTCAGAAGAGCCTGAGAGACTTTCTTTGTATAAAAAGTATGGCGGTTGGAAAACTCTTGACAGTTGGATGAAAATTGCTATAACTGATGATATTGGTAAGTATCAGGAAATCATTAAAAAGTATTCTTTGTTAAGAGAGTATCAAAGGAATGGCTTTGATATTACAAAAATTGTAGAGCATAAGAAGTTTGAACAATTTACGGCTTCAGACATCTACAGATTAATTAGAGGTAAAGCAGATAGAATACATACAATAATCTTGACAAACCAAGAAGCCGAAATTCTGAATAGCCACATTAAACAATCGCTTATTGCGTGTATGGAGAAGCCTGATTTGGGTGTATCACTTCCCTTTCCTATTCTAAATGACATATTTAGAGGTTGTAAACTAGGCTCGACAATGGCTATTGGTATGCTTTCCAATGCAGGAAAATCACGATTTATGACAAAAATAATTGCCTATTTAACGCTTGTAAAGCATGAAAGAGTCTTTGTTATGCTTAATGAAATGGGTGTGGACGATCTCAGAAAGTGTTTAATTACAACGTGTATAAACAATGTTGAGTTTCAAAAGTTACACGGCATCAAATTAAAGAAGCCTGAAAAGGAATTAACACTTGGTTTGTACAAGGATAAATCAGGTGAATACATATATCAGAAAACAGACGATTGGGGAGAGCCAACAGAAACTTTGCAAGAGTACATTCAAAGGGTCGCTGACAATTCAGAGGAATATGTAAAAATAATGAAAATTGCTGAATGGATTGAAACAGAAACTAATGAACTTATTCTCGTTAAGGACATGGCTGGCGGTTATGATGACAAAACACTAGAGTTTGAAATAAGAAAAGCTAATCTAACTCATGGTGCGAAATACTTCTTTTACGATACCTGCAAGCAAGACACACAAGCCACAGGAGATTGGGCAGCTTTAAAAGCAACAGTAACAAAACTCACTGATTTAGCAAAGCAACTAAATATGTTTGGTTATCTCTCAATTCAGCTCACAGACGATACGGAGTTTTGTAAGCCTGACGAACTAAACTCAAATAATATTGCTAATGCAAAACAGCTAAAGCATATTATTTGGACGATGACACTGTTTAAAGAAATTTCTGTTGGTGACTTTCATAAATATCGCTATGTTCAGCATGATGCCGAATGGGGCAAAGATGTTGAATGCGAACTTAAAGTTGGCAAGAGGTATTATGTGGGCAATGTAGACAAAAATAGATTTGGTTGTAAAAAGAAAGTTGTATTTGAAGTTGACTTGGATCTAAACACTTGGTATGAAGTCGGAGAACTAAGAAGAAAGTGAGGATAAAATGGATATTTCTGTCCTCAAAGAAAAGATACTAGAGAACAATTATGTTCCTGTCATACTAGATGAAATAGGTTGTCACCATATTTCCTGCAAAGCAGGTTATGTTCAGTGTGGCAATCCTGATGGCGATAATCAAGGGGCGATCACTGTTTATCTCAATGAAGGTCTTTTAACTGTTGACTACACACGAGAAATACATAGTAGTTCAAACTTAGATACAATAGATATTTTTGACCTTGTGCGTTTTTTTTGCAGTTGTACGTTTTACGAAGCTGTTCGCAAAGTTTGTAATTGGTGCGGTATTGACTATTATAAAGACGAATATAACGATTTGCCCGAAAGTCTAAAGTTCACAAAATTTATATCTGAAATGGCAGATGATGAGTCTAATTACGAAGAAATGCAACCTTTAAAGCCAATTAAGGAAAATGTTCTATCGTACTACTTCCCTGCCGTTAATGATTATTTCTTGAAAGATAATATCTCATATGATACTCAAATGCTGTTTGAAATAGGTTATGACGATGTTTCCAATCGAATTACAATTCCTGTAAGAGATGAAATGGGGACATTGGTCGGTGTTAAGGGTAGACTATTTTTAAAGCAAGAAGAAATGACAGAAGAAGAACAAAGAGTTAAGTATATATATTTGGAGCGTTGTAACAGAGCTAGACTATTATATGGACTTTATTTATCCGAAAAATATATAGCTCGGACAGGCTACGTTTATGTGGTTGAAGCTGAAAAAGGTGTTATGCAACTTTGGAACATGGGAATAAAAAATTGCGTAGCAACTTGCGGTAAGAAAATAAGCCAATATCAAATAAATATGCTGACAAGACTGAGTTCTCATATTATATTTTGCTTTGATAAAGATGTAACCATAGACGAGTTAAACGATATAGCGGACAAATTTCTGGATTGTATTCAAATCAGTGCTATTGTTGATACTGAAAATTTACTGGAAGAAAAAGAAAGTCCAACAGATAATCCCGATAAGTTTAAACAGTTAATTGCCAAATATACGCAAGTTATAAAGAATGGGAAGTGAAACAACAAAACATGAATTATAAAATAATAGGTAATAATGATTATTGCCATATTCCAATATCTATTTTTATTAATAGAGGAATAACTAATGTTAATGAATACACTCATTTAACTGATGACGTATTAATTTCTTATGATAATCTTGATGATATTAATGAAGCGGTTCAAATGCTAGATAGACACATTAAAAGTAATAGTAAAATGGCGATTATTGTTGATTGCGATGTTGACGGTCAATGCAGTGCTGCCATAATATATTCTTATCTGAAACGGCTTAACAAAGAAATTGATATTACATATCTGATACATTCTGGAAAGCAACATGGTATTTCTTCTGAGATAGAAATACCTGAAAGCACAAAATTGTTGATTATTCCCGATGCAGGAAGTAATGATACTGAACAATGCAAACAGTTGACAGAACAAGGTGTTGATGTACTTGTTCTCGATCACCATGATGTTGAAAGAACAAATCCATATGCGGTTATAGTAAATAACCAATCTAGTTCAAAATATTCTAATAAAGAATTATGTGGTGCAGGAGTGGTCTATAAATTTCTACAAGCACTTGACGATTATTATTGGAACGACTATGCCGATGACTACCTTGACCTTGTTGCATTGGCTAATATTTCTGACATTATGGATTTACGTTCTTTTGAAACAAAAAGGCTTATTGATAAAGGTCTTTATAACGTCACAAATAAATGCTTTGAAGGATTTATTAATGCTCAAAATTATTCCATGAAAGGCAAGGTTAATCCTCATACTATTGCATTTTGCATTACTTCCCTGATAAATGCAATGTGTAGAGTCGGTGATGTGGAAGAAAAGAACTTGCTTTTCAGAGCGTTTATTGAGCAGGACGAAGAATTTGAATACAAAAAACGTGGTGAAACTGAAAGTACAAAAGAAAATATTTATCAGAGAGTTGTAAGATTCTGTAAAAACGCTAAATCAAGACAGGATAATCAAGTGAAAAAGTTACTTCCTACGTTAAGGAAAAGCGTAACTAATGACAAAAATACAGTTTTATTCTTAAAAGGTAACAATATCCCAAGTGTATTTTCTGGATTGATAGCCATGAAAATGGCTAGTTATGCGAAAAAACCTTGTTTAATACTCCGCAAAGATGAAGAAAATAATGTATATAGAGGGTCTGCTAGAAACTTTGATAATAGCTATGTGCCAGATTTAAAGGCTGAGTTACTAAAAACAGGTCTGTTTAATTGGTGTCAGGGTCACGCAAATGCTTTCGGTTTTGAGATAAAAGCTGAGAACGTGGCTGAAGCAATTAAAGTTTTAAATAAGAATATTGATTCAGACAATCCTTTGCCAATAGATTTTTGTTTTGATTATGACGAATTTAATATTGGAATGATTTCTGATGTTACATCATTGGAGAATTGTTATGGTACAGGAATTAAAGAGCCTTTATTTGTCATTAATAATATAGTTTTGGAGCATAGCCAAGGCGTTATCATGGGTAAAAATGAAGATACATGGAAGTTTATTACTGACGATAATATCGCAATTATCAAGTTCTGTAATCCTAGTGACGATAAAGTATTAGACTTTTTGAATGGATATGATGATGAAATGTGCATTAACGCACTCTGCCAGCTCAATGTATCTGAGTATAAGGGTGTAATTACCCCTCAGATAGTTATTTTAAAATACAAGGAGGCTGAAAATGTATAGTTCTTTGCATGACCATACAATGTACTCGTTACTGGACGGCTATGGTACACCAAAAGAAATGCTAGAGCAATGTCGAAAAGTTGGCATTAAAGCATATGCAGTTACGGAACATGGCAACCAATATTCATGGATATATTTCGATCAACTATCTAAAGAATATCCTGATATTAAGCTGATATATGGCGTAGAGCTGTATGAGTGCTTCGATACTGCCATAAAAGATAAAAACAATAAGTATTTCCATCTTATCGCTCTCGCAAAAAATGAGAACGGCAGAAAGGCTTTAAATAAAATTATCACTAAGTCAAATCTTGAAAATTTTTATTTTAAGCCTAGAGTACAGATTTCAGATATTGCTCCGTATGCAGAAGATTTAATTATTTGTTCTGCTTGTTTGGCTTCAAAATTAGCTAAAGAAAGTGATTTTAATATTTGTGTTAAGTATATCGAAGAATACAAATCGGCATTTCCTAATTTCTATTTGGAAATGCAATCTCACAAATCAGAGGAGCAGGCTAATTACAATAAAAAGATTTTGAAACTATCTGAGGTAACAAACACTCCATACATAATTACTACAGATAGCCATGCAGCCACAAAGGAAGATTTATATTATCAGGGTAGGCACGTTCAGATAGCTCACGACACTGAAACAATGTCTGAAAGCTACGAAGGTTGTTATCTGCAAAGTGAAGAAGAAATTCATACAACCATGGATAAACAAATTGGGGTAAATAATGTTACAAAAGGTTTAAATCAGACTAATATTTTGGCTGATATGATAGAAGAAGTACATATGCCTTTTCAAGACCCACAGTTGCCAACATACCCCCTACCAAGTGGATATGACTCTAATAATGAATTTCTTTTACATCTTATTGACGAGGGGTGGGAAACTAGAAATTTTGACAAGCTTTCTAAAGAAGAACAGAAGATAATGAAAGATCGACTAGACTATGAAATGAACATTATTCATCAAATGAATTTTGACGGTTATTTCATTATTGTATGGGACTTTATAAATTATGCGAAAACTCATGGGGTTAAAATAGGTTCAGGACGTGGCTCTGGAGCAGGAAGCCTTGTGTGTTATACAATAGGTATAACTGACCTAAACCCTATTAAATATGGATTGATCTTTGAAAGATTTTTAAACCCTGAGAGAGTTTCAATGCCAGATTGATTTTCGGTCGAGCATATGGGAAACCATATGCGTTAAGTGTGGTGAACCTATAAAATATAGGGTGTTAATTAAACAATTATTATAATTGTAACCGCAGGAAATGGCGGTGTGTTAATTAGCTAACAGGGAATATCTAAGTCGTTCTGTCTGACGATATGACAATCCTGTGCGAAGTTGTATTTTATGATTTAATATTGTTTTCCGTTGTAGAAAACAAAGGAGACAATATGCTAAAAGAAATTGAAAACTATAAAGATTATTATGTAAATGAGTTGGGAGAAATTTATTCCTCAAAGTCGGGCGAACTAAAAAGAATAAAGCCATGGGCTGACTCGCAAGGTAAATATTTAATGGTGCAATTAAAGAATGAAATAGATAATAAATTCCATAAATTATTAGTACATAGAATAGTTGCTCAGGCGTTTCTTCCTAACTGCAATCATTTGCCACAGATTAATCATTTAGATTGCAATACTAAAAATAATAATGTTGATAACTTAGAATGGTGTACCGCAAAAGAAAATATACATTACAGTTATCGCACAATGTCGCAAATAAGAAATTATGTAATTTGTGATTTATATAAAGATAACGAATTTCTAGGGCATTTCCAATCTATTTTAGATGCGGCAAAATATGCAAATGAACATTACGGTGCTAGTTTATCGGGTATTGTAAGAAATTATAAATCAAAAGGAATAACACTTATTAAATCATAAATACAAAACGTCAAACGACTAGCTCAAGGGAGCGTAGGGTTAAGTGAAATTCTTGACTCGAAGTGCCACACACCTAAACGTATTGCTACAAGTGCAGTACGCATGGTGAAGATATAGTCTATTCATTGCAGAAATGTAATGTAGTAAAGTTGGACATCGATGTTTCAGACAGACCTACAGTAATAAATTATCTCATTGATAAATATGGTGAAAATCGTGTTTGTCAGATTATAAACTTCTCGTATATAACACCTGTTGTAGCCATAAAAGATGTTGGTAAAATACTAGGTTTCAAATATAATGAAAGGGATAAACTATCCAAAAAGTTTTCGTACAATACATTCCAAGAGTGTATTGACAACAACATAAACTACCTATCTGAACACCCTGAGTACAGTGAGTTACTTGACATAGCAGGCAAATTAAGTGGTAGGGTTAAAACGGTTAGCTGTCATGCAGGCGGTGTCGGTATTGTTGATACCGATATTAGCGATTATATGGCAATGAAACTAGGCTCTGACGGTGAACACGTTATTCAAGTTGATAAAAGGCTTGTTGAACAAATAGGTATCATTAAATTTGACATTTTGGGTGTACAAACTTTAAAAATGGTACAGGAAATTCAAAATGACTTGCACTTATCTGAGTACGATATAAATATCAACAACCCCAAATTTGAAAATGACAGAAGTCCATTTGAACTATTAAGCAAAGCATTGACGAATGGTGTGTTTCAGGTGGAAAGTGCAGGTATGAAAGACTTACTGCTCAGACTACAAGCAACTAACATGGAAGATTTGTCGGCTGTTTTGGCATTGTATAGACCTGATTCAATGGGAGCTTTGGAGGAGTTTATTAAATGTAAACATGATCCTTCACTTGTCACCTATATACACCCTGACATGAAGCCTATTTTGGAAAGCACTTACGGTCAGTGTATTTATCAGGAACAAATCATGGAAATAGTGCGTGTTTTTGGTGGTAGAAGTTATGGTGGTAGCGACAAGTACCGCAAAGCTATCGGTAAAAAGATGCCTGAATTAGTTAAAGAAGAGTCTAAAAAACTATATCAAGAAATTATTGATAACGGATATGATGAAAATATAGCAAAAGCTATTAGTGAAGAACTTGCTGCCAAGGGTGGGTATTGCTTCAACAAATCACATAGTTATAGCTACGCTGTTCTATGCTTTCAAACTGCTTATTTAAAAATAAATTACCCTGTTCATTTTTTCAAAGCCTTGTTCAATTTGAATAAGGATAAGGCAGGTATGGTGAATAAATACATTGTAGACTCTAAACAGTTTGGAGTAACTGTTTTACCACCTCATATCAATAAATCGCTAGTCGATTTTTCTATTTACAATAACAATGTGCTGTTTGGTTTTTCTGCAATTACAGGCATTGGTGAACGAATAGCCCAAGAGATTGTTACTGAACGTGAGAAGAACGGCAAGTATAAAAACCTTCAAGACTTGTTGTCAAGAACAAGACTGACAAAAACTCAGATTATTAACTTAATTAAGTCAGGTGCGATACCTACGAAAGATAAAAAGAGTTGTTTGTTAAAGTATTTGAAGTCATTGTATAAACCATTAGAGTATAAAGAATTGTCTAAGTTACCAACGTATAGCAAGCTTATTATTGACTATGATATTGATATTGAAAAATATCGTATTGGTGACGGCAAGTATGACTATGACAAAGACACATTATTAACTCTTGCAAATCAGAAAAAGAAAGAAAAGTTTGATCTACAGCAAGAAGATAGGTTGAAACAATTTCTTTCAACCAATAACAAATATCTTGAAAGCGCTGATTTTTGGGAGTTTGAGGCATTACAGATATTTATATACAATAACCCATTTGAAGAAGCACTTCCCTATTTAACAACAGCATTTGAAGCCGTTGAGAATGATAATGATTGCGTTATTGTAGGTGTTATTTCCAGAGTACAAAAGAAAAAGAACAGAAATAAAAAACCATTTGCCTTTGTAAATATTTACTCCACTTTCGGTATTATAGAGGGAGTTCTTTGGAATAGTCAACTTGTACAGTATGAAGATTTGGTTAAGAAAGGCTCTCAGGTTGCTATTAAATGCAGGAAAACAGACGAAGATAAAGTTACAATACAGGCTATGCGACCATATGTTGAATGGCTTTCAGAAAGGAAGAAAAGACATGACAGAAAAAACATTTAAGTTTAAAATCGTTCCCCAACAGGAGCGATTTTATAACGAAAATAGTAATTGGGGAGTGTACACATTCACAACAACTTCTGATGATATTCCATATTTTTATGATTGTTATGATGATCCCTTTGGTGACAATCCAAAGCAGTTAAAAGGTAGCACATTGGCAGGTAAAATGCAACGCTTGACAATCGGTGTCGAATACAATGCCGAAGTCACTTGTTCTTTTAATAGCAAATATAACTCGTATCAGTATACACCAATTTCAATTACTGCAAATGTGCCTAAGACAGAAGAACAACAAATAGCATATTTGAAAACTCAGGTCACAGAACTGCAAGCAAAAAACATTTTAGCTGTTTACCCAAATGTAATTGATGATGTTGTTCATAATAGAGAAATTGATTTTACGAAAATCAAGGGTATAGGCGAAAGGAGTTGGAATAGGATAAAAGACAATATATTGAATAACTATGTTATTTCAGATATTCTTATTATGCTTCAGCCGTTGGGTGTAACATATGCCATGATAAGTAAATTGATCTCTAATGAACCTAACCCTCAATTATTGAAGGAAAAGTTACTTGACAATCCTTACATCATGACAGAAATTCGTGGTTTGGGTTTTAAGAGAGTCGATGATTTGGCGTTGAAGTTAAATCCAGATATCAGGATATCAACCAAAAGAGTTGTGGCATTTATCAAGTATTATCTTGAGTGTATTGGAACTAATGACGGTCATTCATATGTGCTAGAGTCAGTATTGGATAATGCGGTAAGAGATAACATAAACGATTGTTATGAAATGTACGAGAGCTTTAAATCCACACAAAAGCAACATGAGATATTTCTACATTTTGAAGAAAACAAGGTAGGACTATTACGCCAATATAAAACTGAAATATCTATTTTGGATATTCTAAAAAATCTCAATGAACAAGAAACAGGCTATAAGATTAACATTGAAAAGGGTATCTCAGAAGCAGAAAGAGAACAAGGTTTTTGCTATACAGGCGAACAAAAACAAGAGATATATAAGGCTTGTGGCAGTTCTGTAGTGCTTATAACAGGTAGAGCAGGAACAGGTAAAAGCTCAATTTTAAGAGGACTCACAAAGATATATAAAAGCTATTCTATATCAGCTTGTGCTTTATCTGCTAAAGCTGCGATCAGGATAACTGAGGCAACAGGTTTGTTCGCAAGTACAATTCATAGGTTGCTTGGTTTTAACAAGACAGGTTTTGTTTATAACTCTGATAACAGATTGTCTAGTGATATTATCGTACTTGATGAAGCTTCAATGGTTAATTCATCATTATTTTATAGCTTGGTTTCTGCTATAAAAGAGGGTGCAAAAGTAATTATTGTAGGTGATGACGGTCAGTTACCACCAATAGGCTGTGGCAATATCTTTCATGATTTACTTAATTGCAATGTGTTTACTTGTTGTAAACTGACTAAGATTTTAAGACAGGCTCAAAAGTCAGGCATTATTTCGGACTCAGTTAAAATTAGAAATGGAGAAAACCCATTGCCTGAACCAAAACTGAAAGTTGTTACTGGCGAACTACAAGACATGACCTATATGTTTAGAGAGAGCCGTGAAGGTATGCGTGAATTGGCTATTAAATTGTATACAATGACAGCTAAGAAAGACGGCTATGATGAAACGATTATTTTGACACCTTGTAAAAAGGACAGGATAAATAGCTCTTTTGAAATTAACTCTATCTTGCAAGATATGATAATTCCACCTAATACCGCACCTGAAATCAGGTATGGCAACAAGATATTTCGTGTTGGGTCGAAAGTTATTCAAAGAACAAATGACTATGATAGGAATGTTTTCAATGGAGAAATGGGTTATATTACAAAAATTGAACAGACAATTAAAGACGGCAAGAAGCAGAATGTTGTTACAATTAAATTTGCCGACAAGGAAATTGATTTCCTGCAAAATGATTTAAGTAGTATTGAGTTGGCTTATTGCCTGACGTGCCATTTAACGCAAGGTAGCGGTTTCAAGAATGTTATTGTACTGATCGACAATACCCATTATAAACTGCTTGACCGCTGTATGCTTTATACTGCGATTACCAGAGCTAAGACCAAATGTGCGTTGATTGCCGAGCCTAGTGCTTTTCAGAGGTGTTTGAAAATACAGGCTTCACAAAGAAATACTTGGTTAAGCTTATTGGGCGGTTAATATATAATTAACAAGTTTATCTAGCAAACTTTGTATACTTTGCCATATTGACAACTATTAATTAGTGCATTATAATATGAGTATACCATTAAACGATATACCTATTATTAATTAAGTGTGTTTTATATGCACTCACTATCATTCGAGTACGCTTGTTAGAGATAGAGAGGGTGATGATATTGGCACAAAAGATAAAAGCTTTGTTTTTTAAGATAAAGAATTTTATAAAGTATAAGAGATAGGAGAAAATACTATGAAAGAAATGATATATAAAAATCATATAGAGAAAGGGTAAAATATGAACTTAATAGATGTATATTTGACAGGTGGTAAATCTATATTCGGTGGAAAAGAAAGTCCATTGGAAGCTCATGAAATTTATTGTGACAACTGTGATAACTGTTCTTTATATAAGAATAAGCAATGTTTAAATCATTGCACACCTTTTGCTTTACCACATTGTAAATTGGGAAGTGTTATAAATACTAAAGGTTATACTAGCAGAGCTAAGAAATATAGTGATTTTAAAAGTAAATACACTTCTAATGATAAATATAATTGTCTAACTTATCCGAATACTAACAATTTAGCTATTATAGGTGACACAGTTTTTATTTATTTAACATACGCTAAAGTAGCATTAAACAAAGAAACAAATAATTACTATACAATTAGGTCTAATTATATTTTTGAAAGTGACTATGTGCCTATGAATAAATTTAATACAGACCTTATTTATAACATCGCTACATTTAAGCCTAGAGCGTTACTAGGTGGAGTTATTACAGATTATAACGATAAAATAATTCCTGATTTTCTACTATCTTTAAGTAAGTTAATGCCTGCTATCTATAATGAATTTATTATTAAATATCCTGAATGGAATTTAGCTCCTAATTATATAGGAAAGGTAGCTTATGTTAATTCACTAAAATCAGGTACTAAATTTATTGAACATAATACAGAATGGCTTTACGATGGAGAATATGTAATAGCGGAGAATATGGATTTAGGATTGTCATCCCCTTGGTGGCAACATAATAATGATTCGGAAAACATTGTTAAAATAAAAGTAAATGATAAAATGACTATAACAATAACTGATAATTCCATTGTAGATGAAAATACTAAATTTAAATAATAATTATGCTTAAATAGATGAATTATGATATTTTCAATATGACACATGACATTACTGTTACAACTTTCCAGAATAATGGTTGTATTAAAGGTTACTGTTTATTCTTCGGAAATATTTGAGAAAGTTAAGGACGTTATAGAGCAACTTATAAAAAGTTGATTTTATACACGTTCCCTATGGGAAAGAAGAACATTGATAACAAGATAAGAAAGGAAGTGTACAACAAGTGGGAATGCTACGAATTAGAAGCACGGTTATGATTAGTGAAATGTATTTTCGTAACAGGACTTATAGTTCACGAAGTGAATATCTTAACGATCAATTTTATAAAAATGCCATCGGGATAGTAATTAAAAAGGACTTCTATTTGGGTTGCCTTGTTAAATTTAGGGATTCTGAAAAATGTCCTACTCGTTGGATTAACGATAAATATCTTTATTGTATTGACGAACCATATAAAAAGGAAAAATTTATACTATCACATACGAATACTGATTATTGTGTGATTAATTCATTGCTCCTGCCCACTCATTGTTTTATTAAATTTGAGAATAACTTAAATGAGGTAATTGAGTTTATTGGCACTTGTAATGATTACTATGAATCTTCTATTTCTGGTTTCTTTACTCCTGTTCCTGCTTTTATGATAAATGATATAGATAAAAACAAAACAAAACTTATTGTATATTTACGTATTCTTACTAAAACTGTAAATATTACAGAGGGTGACTTTGTTGTTTTCAATTTTGAAACACTCGATTTAAGTGTTTATCCTGAAAAAACATTTTACACACTTTTCACACCTTATGATAAAGATACTAAATTTAATACAAAAGAGGAGGATATAGAATGGCTGAACAGAAATTTAAAATAGGTGACAGAGTAAAAATTATAGATTTTACAGGAACAATTGTTGGCACTAAGCTTGTAGATAATTCTGTTAAATATCATGTAAAAATTGACCAGAATCGAATTTATACTTGGGTATCTCAAAGTTCACTTGAACGCATGGTCTCAGATGTTGATAATTTTAAGCAGACAATTACTGTTGAAACCGAAAGAAAGACTGGCGAAACTATCATAAGAATATCCAATCCAAAATTTACAACCGATGAGCCTACAGTAAGAGGTACAATCGTTGGTGATGTGATAAATAAACCAAGCGAACCAAAAATAACAGATGAACAGAGAACTGTTTTGGAAGGACTTTATTTGTTGGGTTATAGATATTTAGCTTGTGACGATATTCGTAATGCTTTAGTAGCTTACGAAACACGCCCCTGCAAAGCAGAAGCAATATGGTATGGTGGAATACATTCAATTAGTGTCAACAACATAACAAAGGTATTAAACAATCTTTGTTCTTGGGAAGACAAAAAGCCGACCTCGATTGAGTGGTTACTAGGCAAAAAAGATAAGAATGAGTAATATAAAAGTTTTCTTTTATTGAGGTGAATATGAAATGCTTATAATATCACAAGATAGAACTCAAATAATAAATACAAATACATTGATATCAATATGGATAGAACCTTTTGTAAAGCGCGAAACGGTTGTTATTCGAGGTATTATAGACTATGATGCAGATTCATTTGGAATAAATATGGGAGAATATGTGAGAGAAAAAGCTGAATTAATTATGGTTAAAATTATGAAAGCTGTTGATGAAGGAAAAAATCTATATTTCATGCCAGAGGGAGATGATAATAATACTAGAAATAAATAATATATACAATATGGATTGCATGGAAGCACTTAGGCAAATGGATAGTAATTCTGTTGATATGTTCTTTGTAGATTTGCCTTATGGGGTTACTGCTAGTAATAAATGGGACAATATTATCCCAATAGAGCCTATGTGGGAACAAGTGTTAAGAATAGCTAAACCTACTACACCGATTTTATTTTTTGGACAAGATAAATTTACAGCTAAAATGATGTTATCTCAACCTAAATTACATAGATACAATATTATATGGGAGAAAACAACTCCTACAGGACACTTAAATGCAAAGAAAATGCCTTTAAGAATACATGAAGATATAATGGTGTTTTATCAAAAACTTCCTACCTATAATCCACAAAAGACAACAGGACATAAACGTAAAGTAAGTACCGCAGAAAATAAAATAAATTGTATTAAAACATCTAATTATGGCGATTTTGGTCTTACAACTTATGATAGTACAGAACGTTATCCAACAAGTATTTGGAAATTTGCCACAGATAAACAACAAATATCTCTTCACCCTACACAAAAACCTTTAGACTTATGCAGGTATGCTATTCGTACTTATTCTAATGAAGGAGATTTAGTGGTTGACTTTTGCTGTGGATCAGGAACTATCCCTAAAGCTGCTCAAATAGAACATAGAAATTACATAGGTGTAGATAATGGTATCTGTGATAGAAAATGTGAATTTGAAGGTTGGTATTGGGCAGATATAGCTAAATATAGACTTAAAAACATGAATAAGTAATACATAAAAATGTTATTTTGAAGGAGTGATTATAAAATGCTTATAATGTCACAAAACGGAGAAAATCTTATAAGTGTTTATACATTAACTGAGATTTGGATAGATACAGATAGTCCTTCTTATGCTGGAAAGGCAATTATTAAAGCTCTTACTAATGATTATATAGCAGCACATACTCTTGTTAAATGTGGAGTGACAATAGGTGTGTATAGTTCTAAAGATGAAGCAAAGAAAGTTTTAGTAAAACTTATGAAGGCTGCCGAGGAAGGTGGTAAGGTTTTTTATATGCCAAATACCAGATAAGTTAGAAAGGCGAATAAAAATTTAGTTTTATTTATAGAAAGAGGTAGAATATGATAACGAAAGAGGAGATTTTGGAAGCAGCAAAGCACTGCGTAGAAACAGGAGGTATTTGTGAGAATTGTCCGTTTCGTATTAATAAAACAAATTGTGAACTTAGCTTCGCCAATTACATAAAAGAAAATGAGTCTAAACCTGTAATAAAAAATATATCTTCGGCAGAAAGCAACACTAACACTATTTATGAAAACGCTAAAATAACTGATGTATCACTGGAAATAGGCGACCATTGTTGCCTTACCTTTTCTATAGCACTTAAAGGCTTAGGCTGGGGAGCTAGTTTTGGCGGTTATAACTTAGCTTTTTTCAACGGAACATCGTTTGAAGGTTCTGAAAAGGGACTTGAAGCACTTACAAGAATTATGGACGTTGTGGGCGTTGCAAAATGGGAAGATATAAAAGGTCATTATGTTAGAGTAAAACAGGAAGATAGATTAGTTGTCGGAATAGGAAATATCATTAAAGATAAATGGTTTGAACCGAGAGAATTTTTCAAAGGAGATTGAAAATGAGTAAAAAAAATTATACATGACTTACCAACACGATGTATAGACCCTGTGATGAAGTGTTGTCAGGATTGCGCTTGGGGATATCGTAAATATGGCGATGACGTGGAATGCTCTGCCAATCTAGCAGGCTGTTGCTTTGAAAGTGGTTGTACACTCGGTTTTGACAAAGGCAGACCTAAGGACGCGCCAACAGATGAAGAACTGCAAAAGTTTGATGAATGGATGGACAAAATGTACGATAAGAGAAAATAACAATTGCAGGAATAGGAGGTTAAAGAATTAAATGAAACTAAAAATAAGACAGAATGTTTTTGAAACCAACAGCAGCTCGGTTCATTCGTTTACATTTTGTACAGATTCAGAATTTGAACAGTGGAAGCGTGGAAAACTTATATTTGATGGTTGGGAGAATAAGTTAATTCCTATTTCTGACATGAAACATGATTGTGACGAAGATAGATATTATACTTATAATCAATTTTTTGAAGGCTATGCTTTCGAGTATGAAACATTCTGGGATAACTGTACAACACCATCTGGAGATAAAGTTGTTGCTTTTGGCTATTATGGACATGATTAAATAAAAGGAGAATAAAATGAAATTACTGGGTGCTTATAAAAATGGTAACTATGCCACTATGATTTTTGACGATGGTACAAAGGTTCGCAAGACAGACGATGATGTTTTTATTCCAGATCATGCAGAAAACATGGATATAAAAATTACAAATTATTGTGATATAGGTTGTCCGTTCTGTCATGAAGGAAGTGCGCTTAATGGCTGTCATGCAGATATTCTTAATCAGAAATTTATTGATACACTTCATGAATATCAAGAAGTTGCAATTGGTGGTGGGGATGCTACAAGTCACCCAGATTTAATTCCATTCCTCCGCAAGCTTAAAGACAAAAAGGTTATCGCTAATATAACAGTTAATCAGAAACACTTTGAGCAAAAGCAGGAGTTGATTAAATATTTAGTTGACGAAAAGCTGATTTATGGTTTAGGGGTTAGCCTTGTAAATCCGACAACAGAATTTATTGAAATGGTCAAACGTTATCCCAATGCTGTAATTCATGTTATCAACGGAATACTTACAGAAGATGATGTTGCTATGTTGCAGAATAATAATCTAAAAATGCTTATACTTGGTTATAAAGAACTTCGTAGAGGTAATGAGTATCTAACTCAGAAATATGCAACTGTTAAATATAATCAGCTATGGCTTTATAATAATCTTGATGTATTGTTTACAAAGTTCAATACAGTAAGTTTTGATAATCTTGCTATTGAGCAGCTTGAAGTAAAAAGACTAATGTCTGAGTCTGAATGGGAACAATTCTACATGGGTGATGATGGTTCATCAACTTTTTACATTGATATGGTCAATCACCAATTTGCTAGAAGCTCAACTGCTCCAATGAATAAGAGGTATGATCTTCTTACTTCTGTTGACAATATGTTCAAAATAATTTTAACTGAGAAAACAGGTGAAAAAAGTGAGTCATAATCTACTGTAAGATATTCCTCAGAAAGAAAGAGATCGAATTGTCGATGCCTTTAGTGCTATTCCAAGTGTCTACCATGTGTCAAATGAGGATATGAAGAATGCATTAGAAAAGGCAGACAAGGCAGATGAGAAACTGCAAGAGTTTAAGAAGGCGTTTGAAAGTTACTGGAAGGAGAATAGCAAATGTCAAGATATATTGACGCAGAAAAATTAACAGACAGCATATTTGATTGGGATATGACCATAGAAGACCTTTATTATAGCCTGTGCAAACTGGTTGATGATGTACCTACCGCAGACGTGCAGGAGGTCAAGCGTGGATATTGGATATTTCACGAACACACAAAACTTGTACCGACTAACAAACTTGGCATAAAAGAAGAGTACACTAATGGTCATGATTGTACTGTCGTAGACAATACAAATGTCAACAAGAAAATCATGATTATGAAGAAACGTATTACAGTAAGAGTGCCTGTGTGTTCGGTCTGCGGTTGGTACGGGCATGATGAATGCGATGCAACGCCATACTGCCCTAACTGCGGAGCAAGAATGCGTGGTGACAGCTTGTGAAAATAACAAGGTTGTCGGAAAATCAGAGGTTTGTTTTCAGATGGTGGACGGCAATAAGATTTTTGAGGGGGACATTGTTTGGAGCAATTATGAGGAAGAACGAGGTATTGTACAGTGGGATAATGATACTGCTAGATTTATCATAACCTGTTCAACATTCACAGTTAATTCCGACAACACTTGTGGCGAAGAACTAGAAATTGTCGGTAACATTTATGACAATCCTGAGATGATGGAAAAGATTGAGGAGAATTACGAATGACTAAAAGAGATTTGAGTGTATGGTTTAAAGAGACAGCTAAAAATGTAATAAATGATATTTCAACTGATTATTTATTCATAAAGAGAGATGATTCATGACAAATGAAGAATACATAATATCAAAAATCTCAGAACGTAGTTTAGCCGATATGTTTAATACTGGCAATTGCTATTATGATAATTTAAATGATAGAATTTATAAGGCTTTTCAGTATTGGAAAGAGTCGTATCGGTATAAGCGTTCTGGCAGACTCTTATTTCAGCTATGGCTTACATTCCAATATAACTCAGAAGAATGGGATTTAGCCAGACGAATAATTCATGAAGAACACCCATCTTGGGTTATAAAATGCGAAACATAAATGGAGAGTATAACAGTAGTTGGAGCAAAGGACACGTCTATATATAAGGAAAGGCAAAAAAGAAAGCATAAAGCAATTAATTTAAAAATGCAAATTAATGAAAATACGCTACTTTGGCATATCCCAAAACAGCGTAAATACGCACTTTTAGACACTTAAAATCTGAATAAAAGAGAAATTTTATTTAGGAGATGATACTGATAAAGCAAGAATACATAAAATCGCCACTCAATTATGTAGGTGGCAAATACAAGCTTCTACCGCAGATATTACCATTGTTTCCGAAAAATATTGACACTTTTATTGACTTGTTTGGCGGTGGGTTTAATGTTGGAATTAATGTTCCTGCGAAAGAGGTTGTTTATAATGATTTGAATTTGCCTGTAGTCCAAATACTCGAATACATACATAGAAATAGAACCGATAAAAGTCTTGACGAAATAGATGAGATAATCAAGCAATATGACCTATCAAAGATTAATAGGAATGGGTATTTGAGACTCCGCAGCTATTTTAACGAGTCGGAATCTAAACAGTCCGTTATTTTATATGTGTTAATTTGTTACGCCTTTAACAATCAGATGCGTTTTAATTCAAAAGGTGAATTTAATATGCCGTTTGGAGAAAGATATTTTAACCCTACATTAAGAGAAAGGTTTATAGAATTTTCGGAAGCAATCAGCAATAAAGGCTGCAAGTTCACCAATGCTGATTTTCGTGAGTTCATCGGCGTAGCGTTTGGCGAAAATGATTTTCTGTATTGCGATCCACCGTATTTTAATTCAACGGCAACCTATAATGAAAATGGCGGTTGGACTAATGCCGATGAGAAAGATTTAAGAGATATGCTTGCGACTTCAAATGTAAAATGGGCGTTATCAAATAACCTAAAAACAAACCTAACGTTAAAGGATTGGGCGGAAGGTCATGGATATAAAACCCACTATTTAAACACTACTTATGGAAACTGTAATTATCAGAAAAAAGACAAGACAAAAGATATAGAGGTCTTGATTACAAACTATTGAGGAGGACAACATTAAATGAAAACACTTACGGGGACAAGCCTAGCTGGAATGTCTCCTACAAGAGAAAGAGTGACTAATGATTTTTATGCAACACCATTCAATGCGACAGAAGCCATTTTAAAAAGAGAAAAATTATTTGGTAGTATACTCGAACCTGCTGCTGGACAAGGGCATATATCAAAAGTCCTCAAAGAATTTTATCCATATTCAGAAATTGTATCTACTGATTTGGTTAGTAGAGATAGTCCTTTTGGAATTGATATTACTCCAAACGTTGATTTTCTTACATATAATTATAAACGCAAATTTGATAACATTATTACCAATCCACCGTTCAAATTTGCAAAAGAATTTATTCTTCGATCATTGGAATTAGCAAATAAAAAAGTTATTATGTTTGCAAAAATCCAACTTCTTGAAGGGCAAGATAGATTGAAAATGTGGGAAAACACTCCTATAAAAACAATTTATGTGTTTTCTAAAAGGGTAAACCCAATGCGTAATGGTAGTGAGGTAGATGAAAAGGGGAAACCTTGGGCAAGCACTATGTGCTTTGCATGGTTTGTTTGGGAACATAATTACGAAGGCTTACCAATAATAGAGTGGATTTAATTTTATTTGTATGGGCATATTCATAATGGGAGAGATACAAGACCTCTTGAAACATATGTCAAACAAATGAGGGAACGTGGTTTTCCTTATAAATGTGCAAATGTAGGTTGTATGCTCCACAACTACACACCTGTAACACTTGATGATTTAGGATTGAGGTAAAATAAATGATTTCAAAGAAAATTCTTAACGCTCTTACGAAAGAGCAACTAATATTCCTAATAAATCAATATCAGCATATGGAATTTATTATCTCGGAAATCTGTGTCAACGAGAGTAAGCAGCATATTCCGTCTGAGCAGGCGGTAGAAAAGATAAGAAAAGAACTTCACAACTGTAATTTTCCCTTTTGTACTTCTACAGAAGAATTTATATCACTTTTAGATTATAAAATGGGCAAAATTACACTTGATGAATACAAAGAAAGAATTGGAATTGGTTGAAAGGAGACAGAATGAAACTTCTGGAAAGTATAAAACTTGCATTGCAAGTTTTCCCAAATAGCTTTATTAATCGAAATAACGAGGTTATTCTTATTCCAAAATTCAATGTCTATATTCAGCTTGACGATGTGAAAACAAATGAAGATTTCAAGGTAAAACTTTGTGAGTGGCTAAGTCGAGATTGCTCTTGTGCGTTAAGATATTCACAAGACAAAAGGCTTATAAGATATTGGCAAGACAATACTAATGCTTTTAATAAAATTTGTGGAACTAATTTTACAATGGAGCAAATGAGTTATATCTATACATATTTGGGTAATGGCATAAAACATGATCTTACAAAACAATTCGTAAGAAACGGATTTGACCTTTTTGTTATAGAAAAATATGCTCAAAAGGGCAATAAAGAGGTTTATTGATGAAAGAAATTAAAGTAGTGAAATATTCTAAACAATGGTGCAAAACACGAATGACAATATATACTATTATTTGTATTATTTCTTTTTGTGCTTTTATTTTAACAATGCCAATTATGGCACATTTCTATGACGAATACGGCTTACATCATACCAAAACTATAGTAAGTGTAATGGTGGTTTTAACCTTTTTTGTGGTATGGTTATATTGCTATGCAAAGGCTATACAATTTGAGCATTATGAGAACTATATATACAGCCGTATCAAGAAGATTAAGCGTAAACAAGATAGAAAATATAGAAAGTGGTTGATGTAAAAGTTGGGAGACAAACAAAATGGATTGTAATATTCAAAATATAAAATGTGAAATCTGCGGTCGAGTGTTTCACAAAGTCTGTCACGCAGAGCCATATGAGAAGGTGTGTGGTAGTAGCGAATGTTTCCATAAAAAGTTCTGGCTTGAAATTATAAAAGAAAAGGACGAACACGTTATTATTAATGGCATTTGTTATTACTTAGACAAAGCTCACCCAATGAGTGATAGTCCTTTTAGGGGATATGGCGGTAGAGAATTTAAAATTAAATTACATACAGGTGAAATTATCGTAACAAATAATTTATGGCACAATGGTGAAGTACCTAAAGAATTTCGAGATAGATTACCTGATAATGCAGAGTTTATAAAGTAATACACTAAAATACATATAAAAAAATACATATAAATCAAACCAACATTTTATTAAGAAAAATAAGAGATAAAACAAAACGGAACGCTCAGATTAGCTACCTGAGTGAACATGATAATTGCAATTATCTTCCAATAAAGGACAAATTGGAGGATTTACAAATAGTGAAAACGGAAAAAATAACAGTAAACGAATTATTTAGTGGTATAGGCGCACAAGTTTCAGCATTAGAAAGGCTTGGAATACCTCGTGAAATTAAACACACCTCAGATATAGACCATAATGCTGTACTTTCTTATGCTTCTATTCATTGTGGACTTACGGAAGAACTAATAAATACATATACTGAATACCCTACAAGAGAAGAAATGGCTAGACAGCTTACAGAAATTAATTTTGGATATGATTTTCAGAAAAGCAAGCCTTATAACTGGTACAGATTTGTAAATAGTAAATCAAAAGAGCTTGAAAAATATTGGCTTGCTAATAAGCTTTCAAAAAATTTAGGCGACATTAGTAAACTCGAATATCTTGATTATGCTGATTTTTGGACATATTCATTTCCTTGTACCGATATTTCTGTGGCAGGTAAACAAGAGGGAATAAAACATGGTAAAACACGTTCAGGTTTACTATATGAAGTACAAAGACTTCTTGAAAGAGCCAACAAAATGTTGGCTTTACCAAAATATCTAATGCTCGAAAATGTCAAAAACCTTGTGGGTAAAAAGTTTAAACCACAGTTTGATGAATGGGTGGCTTGGCTTGATGAACTTGGTTACAATACATATTGGAAAGTTTTAAATGCTAAAGATTATGGTGTTCCTCAAAATAGAGAAAGAGTCTTTGCAATAAGTATTCGCAAAGATATTGACAATGGTAAATTTGAATTTCCGCAACCTTTTGATAACGGAGTTAGACTTAAAGATGTACTTGAAGATAATGTAGACGAAAAGTATTATCTAAGTGAAGATATACAAAATAGACTTATACTTACTGACGAAACATTAACAAAAAACATTATTGGCACTACTAAGCCAGAATATAGAAGTATCGGACAACGTGATTTGGTTTACTCTGAAAATTCTATTATGGGTACTTTAGTTGCAACAGATTATAAACAGCCTAAACAAATTTTAGAAACCAATCGTTGTGTTAAAGTTGGAGACTTAAATTATTATCCATATGAAACATCGAACAGAATTTATTCAAAAGAGGGAATAAGTCCAACATTGACTACAATGCAGGGTGGCAATACTGAACCTAAAATAGCAGACCCAATAGCCGCTGTAATTGAACCCGATGTCAAAAGCTTTAGAGTTCGTAAATTGACTCCTAAAGAATGCTATAGGCTTATGGGATTTGCTGATGAACAATTCGATAGATCACAAGCTTTTAATTCTGACAGCCAACTTTATAAACAGGCAGGTAACTCTATTGTGGTTGATGTACTTTATTACATATTTGAAAAACTGTTTGAGGTTGATACTGGAACTAGAAAGGAAACAGAATGTTAAATAATGTTTGGAATACTCTCTTGAAATGCACATGGGTAGCTTGCTTTGATACTCATAATTTTCAGGAAGGGAAAGTATACGAAGTAAAAAATGGCAGACTAATAGACGGTCATGGCAGAAAAAGTTGTAATACATATGACAATGTTTACGATATTAATGACAGCTTTTATGCCAGATTCACAGAAGTAAAGGAGTGAATAAAAACATGGCAAGTGAGATACGAAATGATTGTGTGGGTTGTACTGCTCTTGGACTTCCCTGCCGTCATTGTTACATGGGTCGAGATTATCGTGTTTTAATATGTGACAAGTGTGGAACTGAGGTTGATATGCTTTATATTATTGACAATGACTCGGAAGAACTTTGCAGCGAATGTGCCAGAGAAAAAGCTATTGAATATTTGTCAAATCATAATGTAAATGTTGATGATTTGTGCGAATACAACGATATTCCTTGCGAAAAAATGAACGGAGAAGATTATTATAACAAATATTGCTATTGTGACGATGAGGAATAAATACATATGAACAAAAAGAAAGACGAGACAACAAAACAAATAATACAGCTTATAGTTGCTGTTTGCATAATAGTTATCGGTTTTGGAGTTGTAAAAGTTATTGGGATTAACGAAGATTACAAGCACAATTTTGAAAGAAACAAAGCCGAAAATTCAACAGTTAATACGATTACCACTACCACAAGCACTATAACTAAAAATGCAAAAACTAGATCGGTAGAAAATAAAAAAAATACAGTAAAAACAAATACTAAATCTACTACAACCACCAAAGAAACAAGAGCTACAAAGCCGTATAGCCATAAAGTAACCGAAACTACAACGATAGTTACTAAGTCTGAAGCAGAGCCAGAAATAGAACTTGTTTCTTACGATATTCCAACAGGTGATACTTCATTTCACGGCTATATGGATTATGCCTGTATTACGGACATCAATTCTCTGCAATATCAGTTGCAACTGAATTGTTGGACGGATAGCCAAGGAATACGCAGACAAGGTGATGATGTTTGTATTGCTTTAGGAAGTTATTACGGTACAGAAATAGGTACACGCTATCTAATCACAACCGACATGGGTAACTCATTCACCGCTGTTTTAGCCGATTGTAAAGCTGATATTCATACTGACTATAATAATCAGTATCGAGATACAGGCAATGGTTTTAAGAATGTGGTTGAATTTATAGTTGATACATATTCACTTGACCCTGATGTTATGAGCAGTGGCAACATTGGTACTTATGACAATTATTCTGGTAATATTGTATCAATTCAGAAAATTAATTAGAAAAGAGGTGAATTTAAAAATTGGCATACGACAAGAAAGCAGGAAAAAGAAAGCGTTTAGCTAGAGAGGAGGAAAACAGACAGCTAAAACGCTACAAGTCAGAGTGTAGAGAACTAGATACATATTTTATGAGTGAGGACGAACTCATTCAAGCCAAAGAAAGACAGAAGATAACAAAAGCTAGAAATAAAGCAATCGTGCAAAGAGCTTATATGATTGCTATGGCAACAAATTAAACAAGCGAGAAAGGACAGATAAAAATGGTAACGGAGTATACAGCATATAAAATTAGATTTACTACGGTAAAAGAGGTACAGCAGTTTATCAGACTTGCGAACATGGTTGACTATACTATAGACCTGAAGCAGAGCCATTATTGCGTAAATGCAAGTAGTATAGTGGGCATATTTGCACTTGACCTTGAAAACGAGGTAATAATGTTTGTGCCAACAGAACACGAAAAGAACGCAGAAAAAATGTTTGCAAAATTTATTATAAGGTAGAGGAAAAGATGATGAAAGTAACAATACTTGAATATCCAACTACTGAAGATTGGATTGCAGTAAAACAAAGAGCCTTGGTGACAGTAGGGCTAAAGGCTAAAACACCACCGACAGACGAGTGGAAATATAAAATATTAAAAGCAAGACATTCACCGATACGCAGACTAAGATTTTCGGTACTGTTTGAAGATATCCCTAATTGGGTAGCGGTACATCTTGTGAGACACATTCACGCACAACCTTACGTTAAATCTCAGAGAAACGATAGGCAATCTGATTATGATAGGACTAAAGCCCCACAGGACACTCCTGTAAACATGATATGGGATTTCAATGGCGAAGAACTAATGAGCATTGCTAATAAGAGATTGTGCAATCAGGCTGCTAAAGAAACAAGAGAAGTTATAAAAGAAATGTGCGATAAAATTATTGAACTTGATGATATTTGGAAAGATTTTTTAGTTCCCATGTGCAAGTACGTTGGAGAGTGCAAAGAAATGTTCCCATGTTATTTAAAGGAGAATAAAAATGACTAAACCACTATTTTGTATTCTTGGAGCTTCGGCAAGTGGTAAATCAACACTTGTAAAAATGCTTGAAAATGAATTTAAGATGAAACAAATACCCTCTTATACAACACGTTCTCCTAGATTTAAAGAAGAAGAAGGACATACATTTGTTTCAGAAAAAGAATTTAAGGCACTTAATGACATCGTGGCATATAACTACTATCTTAACAATCATTATGGAGTGACGGCAAGTCAGATTGACGATGATACATATAACCTTTATGTTGTAGACCAAACAGGGCTTAATGAATTACATAAAAAATATAAAGGTAACAGAGAGATTTATTCTATCTTTATAGATTGCCTGCCGATTACTAGGCATGATCGCCTGTTTAGACGTTATTATAAAATGTATAAGAATATTGATAAAGCATTTAAAGAAGCTAGAAAACGTTTTGAGCAAGACGAGATAGAATTTAAAAACTGCAAATCATCTGTTGATTACGTTATTAATAATGACGAAAACATAAACACAGCTTATGAAAATCTAAAAAATTATGTGAAAAGAATTATAGCCAAGCAGGAGGGAGATAATGATACCAGAACCGAACATAATTAACAGAGAACATTATAACAGTGTTATTTATTTATCTCACCCATATGGTGGCAAGCAAGAAAATTTAAGTAAAATAAATGAGTGCCAAAAACTATTAACCATAATGCACCCTGAGAATTTGTATCTCAATCCTATTGCAATGTTTGGTAGCCTTTACGATTGTACCACTTATGAGCAAGGGTTGAACATGACTCTGTTGTTACTTGAAGAACTTGCAGATGAAATGCTTGTTTGTTCAAATGATTGGCAATTCTCCAAAGGTTGCTGTACGGAGATTAAATATTGTGACAACAGACATATACCGTATAAAATTTGTACTTTGGAGCAAATTAGAAATGAATACGAAAAATACAGAAAGGAACATGATAAAAATGGCTAATTTTATTATTGGTGCTTTGGTTGGGCTTGTACTTGGTTTTCTAATAGCCTATAGAACAGTGACCGAAATGCTTAATGAATTAGATGAGAATGATAAAGAGGAAAATGCCAATGGAACTGAAAGCAATGGTAAGGAGCAATAAAATGTGCAAAATAGTAATTAAAAGAGATGGAACTAAAGTAAAATTTGAAAGGGCAAAGATAGGTAAAGCAATTTTGAAAGCGTATAATGAAGTTTATTCTGATACATCGGATATAAATGCCGAACTTGCAAGCGATATATGTTCTGATGTGTGCGGAAAGCTTAAAACTATGTTAGAAATTTCAGTAGAAGATATTCAGGACATAGTTGAAACAACGCTTATGGATTATGACAGAAATGTAGCGAAAGCCTATATTAAATACAGGTACAAAAGAGCTATGGTAAGAAACGAATACAAGGAACTAATGGAAGCCATAAAAGAAAAGGTATCAGCCGAAAACGTTCAAAATCAAAATGCCAATGTTGATGAACATTCATTTGGTGGTAGAATTGGCGAGACGGCAGATCTTGTCATGAAAAGATATGCTCTTGAATATTGTATGTCTGACATGGCAAGAAATAATCATATTAATAACGAAATTTATATTCATGACTTATCCCATTATGCCGTGGGAGATCATAATTGTTTGACAATTCCGTTTGACGATTTACTTGCAAATGGCTTTAATACAAGGCAAACGGATGTAAGACCTGCACAATCAGTAAGTACAGCGTTCCAACTTGTGGCGGTTATTTTTCAGCTTCAATCCCTACAACAGTTTGGCGGTGTTTCGGCTAGTCACCTAGATTGGACTATGATACCATATGTTAGAAAAAGCTTTTCAAAGCATTTTAAAGATGGACTTAAATATTGCTGTGAGTCATCAGAAGATTATATAAATAGAGTGCCAAATGAATTGTCTTTTGACGATATTGAAGCAAACGATAAACGTAATGAAAAAGCCTATCAATATGCAATGGATATGACTACCAAAGAAGTTTATCAAGCTGTCGAGGGTATGTATCATAATCTTAATACACTTCAAAGCCGTTCAGGAAATCAACTTCCTTTTACTAGCATCAATTATGGTACTTGTACACTACCAGAGGGCAGGCTTATAATAAAAGCTTTGCTTGAAGTTTCCATTAATGGCATTGGCAAGTTACATAAAACCTCTATTTTCCCTTGTGGTATCTTTCAATGTATGAAAGGAGTAAATCGTAGAGAGGGAGAGCCTAATTATGACTTATTTAAACTTGCATTGAAATCGACAGCACAAAGATTATATCCAAACTATGCTAATTGTGATTGGAGTGGTAACAAAGGTTACGATAAAAATGATCCTAAAACTTTATTCAGTACAATGGGGTGCAGGACGGCAAACGGATATGATATAAATGGCTTCGGACAGCTTAAAGACGGACGTGGCAATATTTGTCCTGTAACAATTATTATGCCAACCCTTGCTATGAAATGTAAAACAGATTATGACATGGATGTCAAGGAGCATCATTCTTTTGATGATACAAACATTCTTATAAGCAGATTTATGTATCTTCTCGATGCAAAAATTCAAGAAGCTGCGGTGATGTTACTTGAAAGATTTGATTGGATTTGTTCCCAGAATCCCAAGTCAGCAAAGTTTATGTATGAAAATAATGTAATGGCTGGGTACGATGGAAAAGATATTCGCAGTGCATTAAAACACGGAACACTTGCCATCGGTCAGCTTGGTCTTGCAGAAACACTTCAAATTCTTATTGGTAAAGACCATACAACCGAAGAAGGTATGAAGCTTGCTAAAAGAATAGAAAAGCTATTTAAGGATAGATGTGCTAAATTCAAAGAACAATATAAACTTAACTTCGGTGTCTATTTTACTCCTGCGGAAAATCTTTGTTATACAGCCATGCAGAAATTCAAAGATAAATATGGTGTAATTCCCAATGTTTCAGACAAGGACTTTTTTACAAATTCTATCCATGTTCCTGTTTGGACTAATATGACACCATTTGAAAAGATTGACATTGAATCACAACTTACAGGATATTCAAACGCAGGCTGTATTACCTATGTTGAGCTTGAAGGCACAGTAAAGAATAATCTTGAGTCGCTTGAAACAATAGTAAACTATGCTATGGATAAAGACATACCATACTTTGCTATCAATGTGCCAAATGATATGTGTACAAATTGTGGATATACGGACGAAATTAATGATAAATGTCCTATGTGTAATTGCCCTGACATTCGTAGGCTTCGTAGAGTAACAGGATATCTAACAGGCGACTACAAATCTGCTTTTAACAAAGGCAAACAACAGGAAGTAGAATTGAGGGTAAGACACGCATGAATTATCTAAAAATAGACAAATGTTCCACTTCTAATGGAACTGGTTGCAGAGTTGTCCTTTGGGTATCAGGCTGTAGTCACCGTTGTCAAAACTGTCAAAACCCACAAACTTGGGACAAAAACAATGGTATACCATTTGATTTAGATACTTTCTTTGAAATATGTGATTATTTAGACAAACCATATATTTCAGGTATCACATTTTCGGGCGGTGATCCTTTACTACCAGATAATCGTGAAATCATACAAGCAATATCTACATTGGTTAAATTTTATCATCCTACAAAAACTCAATGGCTGTATACAGGTTATAAGTGGGAAGAAATTAAAGATTTGCCTATTATGGAGTATCTTGATGTAATCATTGACGGTCAATACGAAGATAGTAAACGTGACATAACATTAAAATGGCGAGGGTCAAGCAATCAGAGAGTTATTGATGTGCAGAAAAGCCTAAAACAAAACCAAGTAGTATTGTGGTGCGATTAATAACAAAAAAATAAAGGGCTTGCATACAAACAAACCCTTAAACAAGTCATTAGCCACCATAGAAATTATAATGTGTTCAATATTATGTTTTCTGAATGGTGGCGACTAATGACTCTATTAATTATAACATAAAGCAAAAGAAAAGTAAAGGAGATAAAATGATAACGACAGTAAAATTTGCAAAGACAAAACCAAACGCAATTATACCAACCAAAAGACTAGAAGATGCAGGCTATGACGTTTATCCTTGTTTTGATGAAGATTACATAATAATAAAACCACATACTACGGTTATAATACCGACAGGCATAGCTTCAGCTTGTGATACAGATTACTGTTTCGTATTGCACGAGAGAAGTTCAACAGGCACTAAGGGCATGGCACAGAGGTGTGGAATAATCGACAGTGGCTATCGTGGCGAATGGGGTGTTCCAATTACTAATACAAATGACGTACCGATAGTTATTTGCAAGAAAGAGTTTATTGCTACCTTTAGCGATTTTGCTAGTGTTTTGTTGCTCCCATATGGAAAAGCTAATTACATTTTATATCCATATGAAAAAGCCATCTGTCAGGCTCTTATAATTCCTGTTCCAGAAGTTGAGATAGAAGAATATACATACGAGGAGCTTAAAGCCATTCCGTCAGAAAGGGGTACAGGTCGCCTTGGCAGTAGCGGAAAGTAAGATTGTGAGTAAAAAATGAAAAAAAGCAAAACAGCTCTGGTAACAAAGGGCAAAAAGAAAATACCAATAAATATCATTATACATAATCCAAACAACATGGATAAATTCAATAATTATTATTCATCTGTCATTATTGATACAATAAAAAAAATAGCATAAATATAAAGGTGTCCGACAATATTTGTCATTGTCGGACACCTTTATATGTAGGTTTGTCAATCATATTGGACACTATTATTAAGAAATTCGATAGGCGAAAA